TCTACCTCTAAAGTAACTTTAGCAGCCCTAAAACCAGTAATACCGTCAGATTTTAGATCAATTTTGCCTCTCTTTACTGCTTCAGCTTCACTGTCAAAAAGATCCCATTCATAATTATTTAGAGCCTCCGTGACAGATTCATGATTTCCAACTACAAAATACTTTTCAATTTTTTCTGTCTTTTTCATTAGAACCCCCAATCAATTTTGTTTGTTTTATTTTTAAGTTCTGTAAAAGGTGTAATTTCCTTTTCAATTTCAAAAGTAATTTTCATTATTCTAAAACCATGAGCTGTAAGTCCTGATGAACATTTCAATAAATCTGCTATATTCTTTTTAACACTTTCTTCGTTCTTGTCTAATTGATTATTCGGCATGGCCTCAGAAATAGATTCATTGTCTAATACTGACATAAACATCACTCTCTTTTCCGTTTCTTTTTTCATTTAAATCTCCTTATATGCTTTTTGATCTAATTTACTTTCTGCCCATTTATCTGAAGCCACAATAAACTTATCTAACATATCTTTCATTCCTACTGCGTCTTCGTATCGAAGGAGCCAACAATCAAAATGCCCCCACTTTGTTTTACCGCCAAAAACATACTTAACAGCTACCCAAATTCTTTGAAAAATATTTCTATATGACTTTAGATAGAACTCTGCCCACAATTCGGGGTTGTCCCCAAATTCTGATTCGGTGTCTAATCCAAAGACTAGTCTATGTTCAGGAGAATGACACTCACATTCAAAATATTCATAATTCATTTACATCTCCTCATAATTTCTTGCCTGATTCTATCTACTTCGTTCCAATCTTTTTTAATTCCAGCTATTGTTAGCTGTTCATGAAGGTTCTGTAGTGTTTCTATTCGTTTATTTGTACGATTATAGAAAAATACAAAAATCCCAAAACCTATTAGCGATGTCCCGAGCATAAACAATAGTATTGTATTTGTTGTCATAATTGTTCAGTATCCTCCAATTCTTTTAGTGTTAAAGATTCAATTTTTTCTACTACTTTCATTCTTCGATTATCCTCACATTTTTCCCACTCTTTTCCGGGTAATCTGTAATATAAGAACGTCATTCCAAAATGTAGTCCTCCTACTTGATCTGGACCACGCACATTGGAGGTACTTGTTAGTTCTACGATAATACCATCTTTTGTTTTAATATTATAGATCATAGTTGCCCCGTACTTTCCAGTTCTATTAGAATTGTTACTCTATCTTCGAGACTCGTGTTGATTTTAATTTGATTAAATATTGTATCTCGGGATGAATAAGCGTCCGGGGCTAAATTTAATGATTCTGGACCAGGATTTTTAGAAAACACTTTAATCTGGTCTATAGTCTTTCCACGTTTAAGCATTTCGAGAATTATTGCTTTGAATAATTTTAGAGTAACATCTTTTTGACTAATTTTATTTTTAACGCTCTCTTTTGATGGTTGAAAAGTAGCCATTAATATTTAACCTTTTTATAGAGTTTAATATTGCCACCACATTTTTTCATTGCTTTTAGTGTTGCGACGGTATCAAATTCCCATTTATAATTGTGTTGTAAATCTCTAATATCGTCCTCTTTGACGCTTTTTTCCTTCTTCCGTTTCCAGCTGAACCTTTTTACCAAATTTAACAGATTTATCAAACTCATCTACTTTCACCCCATTTTCAGTCAAACACCACAGAATAGGTGCTTTTGACTTCTTTAACTTCAGATCAAAGTATCCATCCGTAAGAATAATACCTGCATCTAAATGATTCTTATCAAGCGCATCAATCCATGGTTGGGCGCAAGTACCTCCACCTCCATAAAATCTTTGAGCTTGTTTTTGATCAAACTTCTTTTTAAGCTTATAGGTTCTATGCACAGAAGCATCAGCTTCCATAACCGTAACATCAGCGATTCCTGTCTCAAAGATACGATTAATCTCACCGGCAAACAAAGCCAGTTCTTCCGGCCCGATAGAACCAGAAGTATCAACAACTACTCCTAAATTAAGTTTATACTCTGATTTCTGACCGGGGAATGCAATACCGTACCTGCGAGAAGGTCTTTTACGAGACTTTTCTCGATATACTTGCGTAGCTACCTGGACAAATGCCCTAAGCCGTGACTTCCAATTAACTTTACTTTGTAGAAGTTCCATAATAGCACGTTGCAGTTCAGACGGCAACATACCAAACGACTTCTGTGATTTATCCATTGCATCACGAATCATTCTTTTAAGTTCTTCGTCAATAATCTCAGGGGTAGAACCATCCATTTCATCCCATTTATCGTGACTACCAGCAGAAATTTCAACACGAACTTTACCGTTCTTGATATCTTCCTTAAGCTTATCAAGCTCTTCTTTAGACATTCCCCTAAGATTAATAGTCTTTTGACCAAACTTCTTAACTAATTCTTTGTTGGCGAGAATCTTTTCGTAATAATATTCACCTGTTTTTTCTCGCTCTAAACCGTGTTGTTCAGGAAGCAAACAATCACAACACTTACCGTCCTTATCTGCTGGCGGTAATTGTTTCTCTGCCTCTTCTTTAGGCATACCCAACTTAACAAGTTCTTTAATCGTTTCTTCCCTATTAGAACGCGGAAGATTAGGAATATATTGATTAATAGCCATATCTGAAGCAACATTCCACAATTTAGGCTGTTTGTCAACCATTCTCTTCAAATGCTCATTAAGTAGGTGAAATACTTCATGTTTTAGAATAGCTACATCTTCGTCCAACGAAAGACTATTAAAAAATAAAGGATTAACCGTCAAAGCATATTTATTATCTTTAACAGACACGCACGCCGTGGGAATTTCATCGCTAATCTGTCTTGTCAATTGCTGGATTAAGTGGCCGACAAACGGCTGATCATCCAACAATTTAAAAACAGACTTCTCTAATCTACTATTTGCTTCCGGAATAGCTTCTTCTACCATTTTTTTATACTTCTCAATGTCTTCCTTTGTTGGAATAGGAATTACGGCTTTAGGTTCTTCTTTTTTCTGTCTTGCCATTATTTCTTTCCTTTCAACCGTTTAAGTTCACCAATTACGTCTATTTCTAAATTTTCTATTTCTATTGGGTATTTAATTCTTTCTATAGAATTACCGCTTACGAAGCTTCTTTCTCTCACATAACATATGTCTCCCATATCTCTGAGTATATTCTTACCTATATAAGATATTTTACATTCTCTAAAAGGATAATCATATTCTCCCCTTAAAACAAATAAAATATTGGCCGTACCCGGCTTCTTTTTAATTCTAACAGGTGTTCCTATTTTAAACATCGTCTTTTTATGTTTTTTAGTTGTCCGATCGTGTCTAATTTAATAGTATTAATGCCCGCGTAAATTATGCTAGAATATTTTCTTTCTGTAGTGGCTCTTATTATTGCTGTTTCTGAATTTTCCTTCATTATTTTTAGAAAGATTCCCCGTTTATATCCTGGTCCAGTAGCGGAAGTATTAGTTCTGTAATACAGAATTCTATCGCCTCGTTTAAAGTTCATTTTTTGTTTTTTAATCTTTTAAGTTCAGCAACAATATCTGCTAATTCCAATTCGTTATCTAACACGTTTTTATAATATGCTGTTGGTGAGTTAAGTTCTAATTTTAGTAATTTATGAACAGCCATAACCATTTTATTGCCTATAGGATAATCTTTAGTTAAAGTTCTAATAATTTTATATTTATCTCTACTCTTATCGTCTTTTATTCTAACTATTTGTCCAACTTCGAAGTTCATATTAAGCCCAATACGTGGCCCCCAACCAACTACGCCCGTACTGCGAAGTGCCCTATTTAGAGTACGCCTCCGCCAATTCGCACTTCTTACCCGTATATTATTTACAATTTATGCGTCATCGAGGCTGATCATTTTTTGGTACAACTTAACAGCCTCTTCATCATCTTCAGTCGTAGCGATCTTATTAACCAACTTCGTATACTTCTCCGTAATCGTTCTAATACCAGTATACGCCACATCTGCTGCAATATCATTAAAGAATTGCATCAAATTGTGGAACTTCTTCTTGCTCTTTACAATCTCCTCTTCTTTGAAGTCTTTTGACGTCAACAAATCGTCAATAGCTTCCTTTTGAACGTCTAAACGTCCTTCTTTCACCATTGCTTCCACATCTTTACGGATCTTATCGTAACTATCCAAGATCATTGCCGCATCAATACGCTTAAACTTATTCTTACGATAAGCAGTAAATACCCCAGCAGCTTCCGCACCAACTAGACCAGATCCAACTTCAATAATATACTCATCCAACACATTCATACTTTCCAGCGCATAAATCATCTTAGAGTACATTTCCCAACTACGCGGATTAGGCTTAACATTCTCGATCCTAACATCTTCGTGCGAATTACCCAACATCTTCTTATTATCCGCAATAAACGACCTAACTTCATCTCGCATTTTAGCAGTTCTAGCAAACTGCAACCATTCATCAGTTGTAGGCGTCAACTTAACGTGACAGAACCTACCCAACAATGCCGGATCAACGTCAGTTACTTGATAATCACTATCACCAGGATTAGCCGCAACTACAATACTCCAACCTTCCGGCAACTTATAATGCTTGCCAATCCTTCGATCTAACGCTAACTGAAACACACATTGCATAACATCTTGCCGCGCTCTATTCAATTCATCAAGAAAGAGAATACCTCCTTTCGTATCATTTTGATCTGGCAAAAGAGGACTATCCGCAAAGTGCATTTTAGCGTCTTCCGGGGAAATATAGGGTAATCCCATATAATCCCCAGCTTCCGTAAGTGCCGCACGAATGTCAATACATGCTATATTATAACTATTGGCTACCTGTCTAACTAAATCAGATTTACCGTTACCGTGAGCGCCCCAAATCCAAACCGGAACTTTGGCTCGTCTTCCAGCCTCAATGATAATCTTTGCGGTTTTAATTGATGACAATTTATTTCTCCTTTGCTTTGTTTGTTACTTCTCTTCTTTTTCTAGACTCTATAAGAACTTTTCTAATCTCGATCATCTCATTAAACGACAAATAAAAACTCTTAATTGTATTACATGCTGTACAACAAGGTACGACATTCTCTAATAGGTATCCTTTCTCGTTATTGATTCTATCAAGCCCTATTCCACATTCAGGTAAATTTCCGTAACAGTAGAAACATTTTTCCTTAATCAGATCATAATAATCTATTTTAGATATTAGAAATTCCTTGTTTCTTTCTTTTGCTGCTCTTTTAGCTTGATTGTATCTTTCCGTAGTACGACTAGCCTTTTTCTGTCTCTCGTTTCGTATTTTCTTTACTTCTGGTTTATCTCTCCATTTTTTGTTACAAGTTTTGCATGTATCACAGTACCCATCTTTTTCGGATTTATTACGACTAAAATTAGATATCGGCTGTGGATTTATTTCTGGGCAATTTCCATAGCAACATTTCTTTTTATTTGGCACTTAGAACCTTCTTTGCATAAGCATGATTTGTTTTTGCATATCCAGAATTATAGTGAAGAAGAGCTAATTCCAGATTATTATTATAAATCTTGAGTAAATGAGTCATATATAAGGTTCCACAGGCTATATTTTTAGAAGGTTCCATAGCTTCTTTTTTAGTAAGACGACACAAATTTTTGTATATAATTGGTGTGAGTTGCATTAATCCGCAAGCTCCGGAACTTTTATTATAAGCATTAGGATTACCACCACTTTCTACTTGAATAATAGCTTTAAGAATATCAAACGGTGGCGATATTTCTTCAATCTGCTTTTGCTGCATCTTTTCTAGCTTACTTAACATTCCTACACGGGCAACTAAACTAGCAGTCACGCCCAAATTTAATGTCGCAACTACTAACAACAGTTTTATTTGCCTTTCGTGTTTACTAAGCAAGCTGTTCTCCAATACGTTTTATGATCTCCTGTTTAACTCTTAAAATATCCTTATCGGAAGCTTTATTTGAGTAATTTTCTGGATATATATGATTATTTTTCGGAAAATTACTTTTTATATATGAAAAAACTTTCCTATCTGTTACAGGAATATCCAATTTCAAAACAAAATATAAATCTCCAGCATTGTACATATTCTCTGGAATCTTGTTTAGTTCGTAAAATTTATCAAATCCATGTTTCTCCCAGGCTCTTTTAGCTTTAATCTTAGGTTTTTGTACTTTCACTCCGTCATATAGTTGAGACGATTTCTCTGGATCAATTGTGAAAATATCCTTAATCTTAAAGGAAGAACGTTTACCAGTATCCACGTAAGTGCAAAAGATACTATCTTTCATTTTTGCGAGAAACTGTTGAGCAGAAGCCATAACTTCGGGTGATGCTTTACCAGAATTCGCAGCGGCCAACAAACCAGTACCATCAGCCCTAATACTACTGCCGTAAACGTATTGATTCCCCTTAATCTTCTTATTAAAGTTAGAATCGAACATATAACCGCCAAGTTTAGCAATGGCTATCTCAGCGAATGTTTTAGGTGTAGTAACTTGTGTACCAGCCCACTGATTTTTAGCTACCGTGGGATCTTTTCTTTGCATTTCAAAAGAAACTTCAACCCTACGACCAGAACGAGTACAATAGGCAAAATTATTTACTAAGTCCTGCGAACGAGCCATCATTTTATCCCGAATCGAAGGACCAAGATTATTCCTATTATCTTCAGCTTTAATCGTCAACCAACGGCTTTTCAAAGCAGATATGTCTTTCTTCGAAGAATTATAGATAGACTCAAAGTTACTTTTTATAACTTTAATCTTCTTTTGAATCTTTTCCCGTACCGGCCATTCATTAAGATATCCAGAAGCGTCTTTAACAGCATACTTCTTTACAAATCGATGAAGTACGTTTTCTTCCCTAGTTGTATATTGATTTTTTTCTTTCCATTTCTTATATTCTTCCGGGGATAGCGAAAGGAATTTTAACCCGTTTTCAATACATTTTCCTGAAATGTAATGATAACCATTATATCCGTCTAAATCTTTAAGCATTTCTAGTTTTAGATGAGCATTATCTCTCGTCTTTTCTAGTTCAGCTATACGCTTATAGATTTCTCTACGAGTTGGTTTCTTTCTCGGCATTATTTAATCCTCTTTGATTTAATTGTTCCGTCTTCTCTAAACACTCTATAATTCTTATGAGGCCGACCATTCATCATGTTTTCAATTACAATACTCGTACCGCTCGCCGGAACAGCTGGTTTAAGAGAAGATAAACTAAAACGACAATCTTTAGGATTCTTCTGCTTAAAAGTAATATTTCTTTTCAATTTTGGTGATCTAAATCTCAAGCATGACCCCAATTTCCACTATCATCAGGAGTATTCTTAAGAGTATCATCGTACATTTTTTCTTTGGCTTCCTTCATGAGTTTAAGCATCGCGTCTTCAATAGATTTGGCTGTATCATCAGCCTGTTGCATCTTCTTCTCAAACAATTGCTCAATATCATATTTACTCATTATCTGAGCCTTACAAAGAAGCTCCGACAATACCTGAATCATGATCTCGTTTTTAATAAGAGCCGTAGCAGTTAGTTCACTCATTCTATCTGTACGTTCTTTACTTTTGAACTTTGACATTCTTTCCCTCCTGTTCTTCAATTTTGGTAATATTTTCAATCAGAAGTTTTTTGAATTCCATATTATCTGTTTGAATAACTACAAACTTATCTTTAAGTTCTAGAATATTCTTAATCTTAAAACTTCTTTCTACTCCGTCTTTTCGGGTATAATTAATATGCGTACCTTCTTTAAGACCCTTAGAAAGTTTAAGTTTATTCATTACAAATGTTTTACTAGATTCTTTTTCTTTAGGTTCTTGAAGCATATCATTAATATTAGGATTATTAGCCCGCATTCTTCTCTCCTTTAATAGGGAAATGGATACCAATACCTTTTGGTGGATTAATGCACAATTTACATTTAACACACGCACCAGCTAAAGCTAATTTACCAGTTAATTGTGGACAAGTGACCCACTTTTTAACATAGACCATCTTTTTAGCGTCTTCTAATGATCCTAAGAATGACGGTAGAACTCTAAAGAATCTAAATTCTTTGTGCTTCTCATAATTATCTTTATCGAAAGAAGCAATCACTTGTAGATTTTCTGGTATAGCACCAAAGAAGAATCTATCAAACGATCTTGTATAGATCCAAAACTTAATTTCAGGCAATAGAATAGCAACCAAAGCTATTGTAGTTGCATACTCTTTGCTAAATACATCACCAGATATATTCCAACGAAAGTATCCAGACTTGTTATTCTTTTTAATCTGTTCGACTAATTGACGAGCACAAAAACCAACGCCGCCAGTAATCAAACAAAACTTAATATAATCGTAGTTGTCTTGGTACATTTCTTTTGCATAAGGCATAGCCATAAACGAACGGTTTGCATAGCAAATACTTTTACAAGTTTCTGTTGCGCCTGGACAAGTGGTATAATATGGGAGGCCGATTGAGTTCTTTTCTCCCTTAACGCCCATAACTTTTCTGTCTTGGCTAAGCTTTAACATGTTTTAATCTTTTGAGTGTTTCAATGGTGTGAAGTTTAAATAAATCTATGAATGTTTCTTGTGTAACAGTATATTGTTTATAATAAACGTGACCATCATCTTTACAGGGTTTGAGTATGTTAAGAACAACCAAATTCTCTTCATTATTCATTACAACATATTCGTCAACGACCCACAAACAACCACAATCTTCTTTGTATACTTTAATATCTTTTTTATTCATGTTATAGTTGAAGAAGGGTGGCACAACTACCCGTTATTATACAGTAATTAAGGCCCCCTGTCAAGGTGTTTCAATGTCCCACATACGATTTATAATGACGCGAGAAGTCATTTTTCTTCCAGCCACGATATATCAAAATCATTTTCACTTTGTTTCCTTTTATGCATCTTTAATATCTCTTGCGTAGAAACTAATACTAATTTCTTTTTATACGCTCTGATAAATGTCTTTTCATTAAAACAATATTCAGCGTCATTTGTCGCTTTATATGCAGAGCTACTTGCGCATTTATGACGAGAACACGGTTTACTAAAAACATACTGGATATAATCGTCGCAATTAAACGAACCGTGTCTATATTCTACCAACTTATATTTACACCTACAATAAGCAGGTACACAGACCGCAATCTCTTGCGGTAGCAAAAGTTTAGCCATTTTTAAGAGTCTTTAAATAATCCAAAACGTTTAATTTTATGCGCCTGTGCAAAATATCATTAAGATAACTCCCAAAACTTATTTTATAAGTTTCTGTAGGATCTGCACATTGCTCTGAATGCTTTATTATTTCATAAACGCCAAAGTGACGATTTTTAGTTTTTTCCTTTCTCAAGAATTTACACTTACACCCACATCCCAATGTTATATAGGGATAGAATCTCATTTAATTATACTGATTCGGATCGTATTCTGGAGAATTCAATAGGATTTTAATCATCTCATAATTCTCAACAAAGAGAGAATCACGAGCGATTTTAAGTACGGCATCTCTATCAAGATTAGCATTAATCCAACGAAGAGTATTACCGATCTTATCTTCGTTACTTGTTGGCTCTTTAGATAGATTCTCTTTCTTTTCAATGTAAGTCGAAAGCATTTGATCTAAATTTTCAAGTATGTCTTTAGTTCTAATCTTAGCTTCGTTCATTTATTCTCCTTTATAGTGAATAGAATTACCGTTTATAATGGCATCTTTGCTAAGAACCATTACTTTTAACGCCGGATGATTCACTTCATAGTTCTTATCTTCTGTATGAAGCATAGTTGGGAATTCAGAATCATAAGAAAAAGACAACCATCCAACTAATCCTTCTGCTATTGGCTTTTCTTTCTTAATTTTTTTCTTTTTCTTAGACACGTCGTTCCATTTCTTCAATCATATCGTAGATTTCGTTATAGGCGCCGTATAAATCTTTCTTATCTAAGATATTAATTGATCCGCTCATTTTCTTAAATTTATGCTGTTTCTGAGCAGCAATCTCGTAGTCTATCTTAATGTTTACTTTTACTTTGTTTGCCATAAATTCCTAATGTTTTGTTCGACACATCAATAATAGGATTATTTGTATCTAATTTCTTAAAGAAAGCATCTGAATCATTAATCTCTACCTGTAAATCTGGGTGAACAATCTTATAGTCCGTAAATTTCCAATCCTCTTTGCTATTGTAAACGCGAAAATAAACTTCATCCCTATCAAAAATCAGTATCCCAACTGTTCCATTAGCATTACTCTCTTCTTCGTCTACCAATCCCTCATATTTCTTGCAAACCAATTCACAATCCCTAATATTCCAGCCGAACGAAGATTTATCTCCGTTATGTTTAACTCTATATTGTTTCTTTGGTTTATTAACCGAAGTAATTACCCACTTACAACCACAACTCGGTTCAATAATAATGTCATCCTTTTTGAATTTTGGCTTTAGCATTTAATACCTTTCTCCATTTTAGCGTTTCGACAACATCGATGGATATTAATTTATGTTTTAAACTATATTCTATTTTACTTCTTAAATAAGGTTCTTTATCTGGCGCCGAACAATTTTCATTTTTTTTCACCATTATAACTTCCTGATTATCCCATCTAACCCGGCAACCACAATCTCTAACCTTAAACACATACGCTTTTAGGTTTTTCATAGTTCAGATTACCTTCCCACGTATAAATAACAGCTTTATAATCATTATTACCAGCGTATTTCATTTCGTAGGGATACCAGGCTTTCTCTGCCTTGTTATAATCGGTATATATTCCCACTAACGTACTAGGACGTCTACATTCTATACAACCGATTATTTGCACAACGTAGTATTTCATTTAACAACCTGGGTAATCTGCTGCTTTATAAATCTTTAATATTCCGCAGATACAACACATAAGTATGTGCTTAAATTCTGTTCCGACTTGAACTTTATCGTTGTTACAAATATTAGTCTCCGCTAATTTTACACGTACCCAATCATGTTTCTCAAACCATTTATGATCTCTAAAATGAATAGCTTTAGACACTAATATTCTCCTTTGTCACATTGAAGGCAGATTAAACCAATACTACGCCAATAATTAACCATCTTACTCCTATCATCAATAGCAAAACTAACATCATAAGTAGGTTCAATCTCATTCTTATAGATTTCTCCCTTTACTTCTGTATCAGGAGCAAATGGTTTATCGTCTGGCCGCATATACAACTTATAATCAATCGTATGCTTGAAATAACCAAACACATCATCCAACCACTTTGTTGTAATCTCTCTATACTTTTCTGGGCGACCAGTAACAAATAGAATATCTGCCCCACGCATAAACATTGCACTAACTAAATCAACACACCATTTATTAGGCGTATCATCGCCCATAGCTTGGTAAAAACTTTCAAAGTCTTTGCTTTTACCGTTTTGTCCATTAATATGATATAAACGATGTCCACAATCAGCTAATGTGCCGTCAATATCAAATATTACCGCTTTTTTCATTTTTCTCCTTCAGAAGCTTTAATCTACTAGCAATGTTTAAATCTAATATGCTTCTTTCGTCAACGTATGTTTCATTGTATTTTTCGGTTAGTTTTGATTTAAATCCACAAACATAAACAATACCTCCGAAATGCTCGTGAAAAGACAGTATTTTTACCCATTTATTCGCATAGACCAGATTCCTGTCTTTCGATCCATTTTTTAATGTTTGTTGTCTAAGTTTAAGCATTCTTATTTTAACTATATCCCCAACGTAATATTTATTTTTTTGCATAATCATTTTAAAGATTTTAAATATTTTAGTTGATTAATAGTATCAAATTCTAGTTGTGTTTCCCCAAAATTTCCAACAAAATCATGTTTGAAATTTTTATCTTTATAACGCACTTTGTACTTATGATTAAATTTTATACGTAAAAGCATATCAGAAAATTCGCCTCTTTCAATTATTATACCTTTTCCACAAAGATTACCTTTTGAAAGATTAAATTTAACTCTATCGTTTACGTTAAACTTATACATAAATTAATGGTGCCCCAGATCAGATTCGAACTGATACTTTACAGATTTTAAGTCTGTTGCCTCTGCCGTTGGGCTACTGGGGCACATATTATTTCTTACCTTTTTCTTTTTCCCATTTCAATGTTTCAATAGGTTCTTCTTTAAAAGAAGAAATTCTTACACCCTCGTCTTTATGTTCCCATTTAGAATGACAAGCAACACACACTTTAACTGGTGTAAATCTAAATTGCAGCTTTGTTTCCTTTGTTTTCTCAAACAAACACGTACATTTCTTTTTCTTTTTGTATTTGAGAGAATATAACATGTTATTTCTTAGTCTTTTTATCGTAATTATCTTTAATCAATTGCATTAACTGAGGATCACGATACCCAAACCGATCAGGAATATCTAAATTAACAATAGGTTTCTTTGTCATTCCCATTAGGATATCTTGCTGTTCGAGGCTCATACAAACGATCTCATCCGCCCAAGACAAAAGGACGTCATCGACCTGAACTAACGCCATATCGTCGTTTAACCCCGCACAACGCGTGTTATAATCATATGGCGACTGAGACAATACGAGCGCAGCTGTAGGCGACCTTAACAATCCAGCAGAACAAACACATAGCACCCTTTTATACTTATCAAAGTCCTGAAATTGATTCTGTGCATTAGCTAATCTATTCATTGTTACTTTCGGCATTTTATCACCTTTCATATTGTTATATACTTTACTTCTCTCTTCATCTAATTGTTCAATAGTCAATTCTCCTGAATGATACTTGTTGAGAAGCTTATTTACTTCCAATATGTACTCACTCAGCATCTTTTTCCTTGTTATTCCATAGTGCTATGGGCCACAAAGTAATTGTAAGAAATATTCCCTTTAATATAGCCCAAGAAGAATATTTATTCATAAAGTATATTGTTTTATACTTTACCGCTGTTAATGCTAGATAAACCCCAAATCCAATTAGTAAATAATTAGATAGCATCTCTCTCCTCAATTTCTTTTACAATATTAACAATCATTTTAACAATATTCTTAGGGGACACATATCTTACGTTCTGACTATGCCCCTTACTAATATCATTATGCCAATCAATCAATAACTCTTTATATTGAAAATTAGGTTTATGATCGAGTGGTGTATCTTTGAATGCGCGAATAGCAAATCTATCCCCATAATATTGAATATCATCAGATACGATACCTGTTGGGTTCTCTTCGCACTTACCCGCAGACTTTAGTATACCACCGATACATTTAACAGCTTCTTTAAGATCAGACTGTAATTTATATTGTCCTCTCATTTTATCTCCTATTTATTAATAGATTTTATATTTATGAACTTGCTGTAAGTGTCCCCGTTAATAAGTTCTACTTGTTGCAATACGTTTTGAATTTCCATGTTAGTTACATAAGAAGAAGCAAATAATATTAAATCGTTTGGTTTTGCTATTTTTCTAGCGTTTTTTAAATCCATTGTATATTCTATTACATCTTTACCCTTTTTTACTTCATAAGTAGAAATAATAGACAAAGGCATTAGAGAATTTATTCTTTTTACTACGATATATCTGGGTACATTTGCCATTTTATCCTCCAATAGAGGCAACTAATTGCTTAATTGCCTCAATGAATTATAAATTACCTTCTATTATCGATAAATACGCTCAATAACCAGTGGAAAAACAAACAATACCACAAACTTGCTATTGCCCAATGCCATGGCGTACTATCTTTAATGGCTATGTAAGTATTAAATGGAACCATAATAATGGACATAGTGTAGAAGAAAAGATTTATCATTTATTACCCCTTTGTCCTAATTCAGTTAAAATAATATCACCAAACAAACGTTTCTTTGCTAACTCTCTATCATCTGCTTCTACCGGCCCACGAATACAAGTACAAAATGGGGATTCATATGCTTCTTCTATATCTCTTTGATCAAAATATCTTTTAACATGCATTGTTCCACTAATATGAATATATCCCCAAAATTTTATAGGACTAAACACTACTTATTACCTCTTCGTTGATAAGATAAAGTCTTTGCTCTTTCTTCTTTATCTAGTAGTTCTCTAAGAGAAATTTGTCCTCGTAAGTAATTCTCTACAAGAGTTCTTATTTCTTGTAAACATTCGTGATCAAATACTCTAATCTCTCTTTTGTTATCGGGCATTATTCCCCTTCCAATTAGCAAATATGTCTTTCATTTTATCAAACGAATGCAAATTAGTTTCATAAGAAGAGATACCATATTGTTTCTTGACTAAATCAACGTAACAAGAGTGTATCCCTTCTTTTGTTTTATAAAGTTTTTCACTAATCTTTGTTTTAGCCAACTCCTTAGAATAGTCATTAGCAAATTTTGTATCAATACTTACGCTAACACTTGGATATTTCTTTAGAATAGTAAATACATTCTTATGGTGGTACAGTATTATATTAGCGTTCTTCCCGCGACCAATACCTTTATATCCCAACAATAAGATTGTACCATAGTTAATTTTGCTTAGAATTCTTTCTAAATTATCTAATGAATACATGTCGGGAATATAATGTATTACTTTTTTATAACTCGGAAAATTTATTTTTGAAATCTGCTCTAAATCTTTTTCCGAAGATATAGAAATACCAACAGCACCTTCTCCACAAAAATTATGGAAACCACTATAGTTTCTTGTAGAGAAGTTAGCCATTATTTTTTTTTGCTTGAATATCTCTAATATCTGCCCAAACTCAGGATGTTTTGTTGGTTCACCTCCACCGATTGCTACTTCTAATACTTTATATTTCTTACAGGCCATTGCAAAGTCAACAATATCGCCTAAATCTGCATGTTTACCTTTCGTTGTAGAAGATTGATAACAAAAGGCACAACCTGAATCACAATAATCAGTGATCTTTACATCAATCAACTCTGGATATTCTGGTTCATATCCTTTTACAATCGGGCTACTTTTACTGAAATCTAAATACATTTTAGTACCAGATGCAGGATTGTAGTATCTCCAAATCTTATTTGTAACTCTGCTTACAACTTTATCGTGTGGGTAAGAATATTGTTGCACCCATTTCCAATCATCGCTTTCAACTCCTTCATTACCCTCACTATTATCGTTACCACCGGCTATTTCAACAGTATTATCGTTAGCGATAGCTTCTGTTAATTCCTTATAAAACTCTAATGCTATCTTACGATTCTCATAACTAACCGGCGGTATAAAACAAGAATTATGATCAACAAAACCTAATGGAGCATAACTATTATGTCCGAACAATTCATCACAAACGATACTAGCAATCTGCAAACCAAATTCATATCTAAGTTGACTATGTAACATTTGTGACAAATAGGCTCTTTTTTCATCCGGCGTACTTAAAAGAAAGTTCTCCCAACCATATTCATGGGGGATATTATTTCTCTTACTACAATTGCTAGTTCCAGCTTTAACAATAGAATGCGAACTAGAACTATTTGTAGCGTGTCCTAATCTTAGTTCAATTATATTCATTTATTTCCTTTTACCATATCTGAAAACGTCCTTGGGACATCAGCTTTATATTCCGGAAAGTTATTAAGAAAATCATCAACAATCTGTTGAAAGTTTCTTTTCGTTTTAATTGTTAGATTCTTTTTATATCGTGTGTGTTCTTCTTCTTTCTCACACTTTTGATTAGGTTCGTGACAAATACGTAATGTATTGTCTTCCATAATCATTCTAAGCCTACAACCACACTCTGCTTTAAAACATATAGTATTCATTTGATTCCTATTGTACAAAAGCCAACCAAAGCCAACCAACAATCATTCCTAAAGCAAAGAACGGAAGAGCCACAACAAGAAATATAAAGACCATATCTTCCCAAAATATTTGTGCATCAGAATATCTCTGTTCTCCATTACTTGACGGTTTTAATGGAGCTGGCCTATTAACAATAACATATTTATCGTCTTTGTTACTCATTTAATCCTCCTATAAAGGCAACCAATTTCTTGATTGCCCTTAAGAATTATCAAACTACCTTATATTTAATATCAGAACACTTCCTTCCAATATCTACACCAAATCCCCACTTAACCTTCTCAACAGCATTATCTTTACTAATAGCTTCCACTTTCTTTGTAATTACTGACGTAGCCATTACATCAACTGTATACGTTTTCATTTACTTTCCCTTCGACCTTTTATGCTGCAATGTACGCTGTTTCTGTCCAACCTTATTCATACGCCTATTCTTTCTCTTCAGTTTATCACGCATCCTCTCATAACACAACGACTGATACGATTGTTCTTCAACATACTCAGTTTCTTCTTCCGTATCATTCTCTTCCGAAATACTTTCAATATCAGCCGTTTTAACTTCTTCAACTGGATCACCAACAATAGGAATTTCGACTTTCTTTTCTTCCACAGGTGCATCAACAATCTCAGTTTTAACTATATCCACAATTCCCATCTTATCTTTACCAAATTCCAATTCTTCTGCTATTTTAGTTTCTACTGGAACGTAGTTTTCGTTATCCCAATTCATATTATTTTCTGCTTGTTCTTTATTATTCATTTATTTACTCCTAGATTTTATTACCGATTACTTCGAAAGTAAATCCTAGTTTTTTAAGGATTTCGATATTTTTTCTGCTGAGAGTTTTTTGTCCAGTCAATTGCTGCAATTCACCGATATAATTCAAGGGATAAATGCGTTCGCAACCATATACAGTTATAATTTTTACTTTAATGATTTGCGCTGGTCTTTCCATTTCGTTTTGCATATTATTCCACTCTCTTTCAGTCATATTAATCTTCTTCTTCAAGTTCTTCGTAATTATCTAATCGTTCTTTTTCCCACAAATCATCGTCTTCATCTTCAGAAGAATTCGTACTAAATTCTTTAAGCATTTTGGCTGCAAAACAAGCCCCAACATCTTTTAGTTCTTTTGGGAGATTATCTGAAGTCATCAAAGTAACCCATTTTTGATGACCTTTTTCGGCTTCTTCTTTTGTATTATAGTTTTCTACAATAACAATCTTATCATTATTGTACAATGGATGTTGTACGGCTGTCTCAAACGGATAATCAGAATCTGTAACTTTTGCCGTACTAACCATCAATCCTGTTTTTTCGTTTTCGTATTTACCAACCTTACGCTTTTCGTAATCATTCATCATATCAATAAAACCAAATAGATTATTCATTTGTTCTCCTACCAAAATTTCTTAATAAAATGTACGATAACATAAGCGATTAACGCCCAAAACATAACAACCAAGCTAGCAAATAGTCCCCAAATAAACAAAATCTTTTTCATTTATGCTCCTTAATGGTTTTGAAAGTTGTTATAATTACAAAAATAAACAACAATATCGAAAATGCCCACCAACTTGTGACAGGCTTGAAACCAAAACAAACTAAAGCTAACCAACAACCTAAGAATGCTGATAACATTTTACCTCCTATTTAAGAATCATTCCGATAATGAAACCGCACAAACCACAAATAATACAACACAAAACAATAACTAATCCCTCCATATTAGTTCACCAAACAGTAAACGCTCGCAACAATCACATACAATGCCATACAAGCGTAAATAACCACCAAAGAACAAACACAAGCATTCTTAATGCTTTCCATTAGTTCATCTCTTCTTTCTTTTTAGGGAATTCCCAATTGGTTTCTTCGAGTGAATCAAGAATAGAATTAATGTATTCTTTCTTGCCAATAATCATTCCAACCATATCATCTTCGTCTGGTTGTTTTGGCAAAGCAATACTCCAATCTAATTTGTCGAGAATCTGAATCAAATCATCAATCAATTTCTCTTGTTCGTCCATATTAAATGTCCTCCTTATTAATTCCACCTTCTACCAAACTCGGTTTAGCTGGCCGACTACCACAATTACTTACACAAAACGGATCATGGCAGATATCTTCCAGCCAAATATCACAAATTTCACAATAGACGCTATCAAACTCACTACAATACATCTGTTGATGATTTGCGTCTTTACAAAGGTTCTTTGTAAGCTGTTTCATTTCACTCTCCTATTTTTGTACTTTGGCTTTTTAACGCCGCGTTTACCTTTATGCCCGCTGCTATATTTATTATCTCCACTATGCGGCGCACAAATATTACAAGGCAAACATAACTTACGCTTATACACCTTCTTAAACGTAGCTGAATCAGTAAGCAAACTATACTTAGATTCTCTCATTTGTTTTACTTTTTGTTGAAATACATATTTTTTATATTTAATTGTGATACTATTTCATTAGCGTGTATAATTTCTTTTTGAGTTAAATCTTTAATCGCCCGAATAGGCACAAACAAATCATAACCGTTATCATCTTCTGGATGTTTAATACTTTCAGCAAAGTATTGCCCGAACTTCATTCTAACATACCAGAATTCCTCACCTGTCCAAATCGCAACATAGGCATTTCTACATTTGCCTACATACTGGCTTCCTGTTATTAAATCTTTCTTAGCAATCATAAAATTCTTTCGTCTATGTATCGTAACATTTCATAATATCTTATCTCGAACTCGTACCAATCAATCCAATGTAAGTTAAGGTTATCTATCCAACTTCTCCACGTTTTTAGTTGTTCTTCATTTTTACAACTAAGCATAACTTTGTTGATATAATTAAAGTTTTTGTTCATTTATTTCCTTTATTTTCCTTTAATCTTTTGAGATAAGTAATTGGTTCTAGCACAATTTCCTCTTCTTTTAATGGGAAATTTGTGTATCTTCCCTTTATTTTTATCATCCAATAAATATTGTCTGGGTGTTTCTTTACAATAGTACCGCTTAAACCTTCAAGTCTTTCATCTTTACAAAACTCAGAGGTTTTAATATTAACTTTATCTCCTACTTTGAACACTTTAATCCTTTTAATGTTCCGATAACGTCTAATCTTATGTCATTGGAAAGGAACCAAACTGAATACGGATAAGAAAACATTGCTACAAGAAATATTTTATTAGTATAGTTAGCATTCACTATTATTCCTTTTTCTCCTAGATAGCCACTTTTTTGGCTATTAACAACAACTTTGTCTTTTATTTTGAACATTTCAAATCCTTTAATTTCTGTATAATGTCTAATCTTACCTCGTTGAAATCAAACCAAACCGTATAACGGTGACGATGCATCTTTACTTTATATCCCTTAGATGGTTTATTGATCTCAATTACTGTTCCTTTTTCTCTTAAATATCCTGTTACTGGGCTATAAACAATTATTTTATCCCCTACTTTGAACATTTTAGATTCTTTAGTTTTTGTATAACATCTAATTGTAATTCATCTTCTTTACAAGACATTTCCCCACGACCAGTTAAATATATTCTGTAAGTTTTGATCCAACCAAGTTTATCAATAATAATTCCTTTATATCTACCGCCGGATAAACCATCCTTCCAAATTATAGGATCTTTATTCTTAAACTTTCTTGTCATGTTTATTTCTTTGGTGTAATATCAACCACTAACTCATTAGTGCATTGATTACACTTATAAATAATTAGTTTTATTTCCTTGTAAATACTTTCTGTTCTAATCATTTCACCGCCACAAAGCAATGAACGACACCACGTTTTCTTATTTATTAACATTTATTAAGTCTCCATTTCAGTCCACTACTTATGTAATGAGCTGAATAAAAACTTAGCTTTCGCTATGTTTAATCGTGGACAGAACAGAGATAGGATTATCAATCTCCTCTCTGGTAAGATTTTCCAGAACGTGAATCGTCACATTCAGCTCTTTCTCTTTTGCTTCTTTCACAAGTCTTTCGATCTTTTTATCGAGTTCACAATCAACACAATTGTCTTCACATTCACAATCTTTAAGCATTTTGTTTCTCCTTTTTCTTCATATTCTCTTGGAACTTAGCCCAACTAATCTTTTTTTCAACTAACAGCTTTTTAACCTGTACAAAGTGTCGCCCACAAAGATTACCAGAATGAAAACCAATACATTCACAATTCTTCACAATACACTTAACATTCTTTCTATTATTGGCCCATTCTTTCAGCCCTTCTTTAGTAAACACACGTTCAATTTTAACGGGCTTATTTTCAGGCTGTTTATCGAGCAATTCACAATCCAATACATATGCATCATTATCCAGATACATTCTGTCATCACTAATACGAGAATAAAACGACGGATTATCAAGAAACACATCTTTCTCAACAATTTCGTTATTCTCTGCTACTAATGCTCTCACTCTAAACATTATATAACTCCTTTTTTCTCTTCGCCCAAAAATCTCTAGCCAACTTTTTCGTACCAAAACATTTTCGCAAATCGCGGTTTTAACATAAAAAATTTAATAGATTTTACTTTCCCCGATTTTATGTTGGCGTAACGTAGTGTAGTGTATGGTCACATATGGTAACGTATGGTCACGGGTATTCCCTGTATATATATACAGACCTATACCCCGTATATATATACAGGAGCTACTCAGTATATATCGTTCTGTATATATTCCTTGACTCACGATTATATGATACAGGAAACGCATTAAAACGCTAGTTGTAACGCGTTATAAGACATTATGAGCGACGAAAAAACTTTTGGCAAGGGTTCGGGTTCCTCGTAAAATATCGTCGTTTATAGGGGATTATACGGCTTAATACGAGGTATATATGCTCAGTATATAGTTTGTGCCTGTGCGAGCGGGAGAATCTACTCAGTATATATTTATGACGCAAAAAGTGCAAGCAAGATTCGTGCCAATTTTGGCCCGGACAATATACTCAGTATATACCCACACTATCCTATACTCAGTATATAAATGATCCAGCAGACGTATATTCAGTATATATTTACAATAGGAAACAAACCGGGATTTCTCCCGGTTTATTCCCTGATTCCCTAAGAAATTAAATCAAGCAAATCGGCGTCCGAATAAACGTCGATCTTTTCCTTCGATTGCTTGGGATACATTCCCGAAAACTTTGCCAGCGCAAGGCTCGCAACTTTGTTTCCCTTACGGGAATCGACATACAGCTTGCGTCCGACCCGCTCAACAATCGAACTTTCCGACGTTTCGCCCGAAAGCACTGACTTGATTTCTTGAGATGTAACAGCTTTTCCACGCGCCATTTTATACGCTCCTTTTGAATTGTTAAAGATCATTACTGACTAACAATTAAGACTCTACAGAAACCGGGAGAAGAAGTCAAAAAGAGAAGAGAATATATAACCGGATAAATACCTGAAACCATTACGTTTTTCGGCCTATTCAAAATAATTCTAACTTGTTGAAATCATTGACAAAATAGTTTATCGGGACTATCTCCAGTATATAGCCCCCGGACGAGCATAAATATGCCCCATCTATATAGAGCGTGTATACTCCCTGTAGATATATCATGTATATAGGGTTGGTATGTATATTACGTCTATATAGCTCGTACTTATATCGTGTATATAAGTATAGTGTTTATAGTTTGTATATACCGGATTGCTAACGATACTCCATCTATCTAGTCTATATCTCATGTAAATACGTTCAGTATATAGCTTATAACGCATATATCGTATATAAACTCAGTATATAGGCTCTATCCTACATATTGTCAGTATATATTTTTTCAGTTTTGTCGGGTTTTAGTTAATATATGTTCAGTCTATACGGCCTGTCCATACACTCAGTATATAGTATATTCAGTATATATTGTGTTTTTAGTCCCCAGAAAATATATACTGTAATATCAAGTACTTAGTACCGATTACTGTATATAGGGGAAACACTTTATATTCTGTATACAGAGATGAGCGGAAGAGTGTGCTATATCTACAGTATATGCTTGCATAGGAAGTAAGCTATAAGTACAGTATATACCTGTAGAAGAGTATAATTAAGAGCATATACCCCGTATATGCCTGTTCTTACAAGGGAAATAGCTCTTTACTGGCTATTTCCCGCGTTGTTGTATAGATGAGAGAGAAGATATACGGTATACTTCTAGAACAGGGCGGATTTGCGGAGAGGTAAGTTTAGACCCCTGTTTCAGTCACACTATATCCTGTATATACCTGTCCGGGCTAAAAAAGGGGAGCCGAGGAAACCAATATCCCCGACTCCCCTCCCACCCACAGGAACTAAACGAACAATTCCAATTGCACAGGCCGCACGGCTTCCTTGGCTGCCTGGTGTGCCTTCACAGGATTCATTCCCTTGCGAAGGTAGTAGAAAAACCATTGTAACGTGGCAGGTGTATATTTATTCATTTAGAAAACCTCCATCCCCATTGTGTCGAGTTGTTTGAGTTGAGAGCGCGTCAACGGCTTCGGCAGGTACGTGTCCCGCTTGTAGTCAACCTTGCGGAGTACCTGACCACAGGAACAAGTCAAGGACCGATCTAGAAAAGCCTGTGTAGCGTTATAGAATCCCTTGCCGCACCCGTAAGCCTTCCCCTTGTACGTCTTAGGACAAGTAAAGTACGTCATTGTATTAGCTCCTATCGGGTTATCAATGATCTAGTGCCGGGACAGGGCGGCATATCGGCCTAAGCCTTCCTACATAGCGAGGAGCTACGCCCCGCCCCGACAATTAAGACTCTACACGATCTAGAATTGTAGTCAAGCGGAAAAAAGCTAGTAGCTGAGAGCTATCAAGCACCAAATCTCTAGCCCTTATATCTTGTATATAAACATTTTCAGGTTCCTCGGGTTTTAGTAGAATATGCTCAGTCTATACGCTCTGTATATATGGCCACATAGGGTTAGTATATGTCATGTATGGTATATACCCTGTATATAGGGCAACATATGGTCAGTATATATATGGTAACGTATTGTCAGTATATATAGGGTCAGTATATATCTTCAGTATATAGATTTGTTCCTCCGACCGCTAGAAAAGGGAATACTGTATATAGCGTAACTGGTTAAATCCTATAGTAGCTTTGAAACAAAGCATATACAGAATATATATACCAGCAATAGAAAAGGGGCTATATACTGAATAGCCCCTAATCTATATACAAGCTAGAGGTGTGCGTTCAGCCCCCACGTTAGGGGCCTCTGCCATCCATAGCCTAGCATCGTGGGAACCGTGACAGGCATTGCGGGGCGGTATAGCGCGCCCCAGTTCGCGCCGTAGGTCGGCAGCAGGAAGCGGAGCGGGCGGAAGTGACGGGCGGATTCAAGGCGAACAACAGCAGCCTTGGCGGAAGTGATTGAATGAGAGCGAAGATCGATAGTGTGTAACATGATATCCTCCTATAGACAGAAGAAGATTACTGTCATAATCCAAAGGACTGGGAGAACAGCGGCAGCAATCAAGATATTTTTGATTGTGAAAACTTCCCTGAGAGTCAAAGGATTGTTAACCATGAAAAGATACTAACAAAAAAAGAGATAGAATCAACAACTATTTTTGACGCACTTGCTAAGGTATATATGCTCTGTATATACCCCGCCGAACTACCCTAAATATACCCTGTATATACCCAATAGACGTCACATACATATAGAGAAATGACATAACTCTACCGGATAGGGTCAGTATATAGATCTTTTCACATTCCTGCGGTTTTATATATCTCTAGCCAGTATATATGTTCAGTATATATTTTCAGGTTCGTTCGGTTTTAGGAGAATATATACCGTATATATATACAGTCGCGTTATCCGCTGACGCACTGCGTTATTAACCCGGTTAACTATTAACCTAGGAAACTATTAACTTGGTTAACTAATTCCCGCTTGCAAGAAACGTGCCAAAACCGGCGATCGGAAAACTTAACCTAGTTAACTATTACTCAAGTTAAGTATTTACCGTGACGCATTGCGTAACAACTATTTGCGTACCTGGCCGACGAAATAGGTATAAAAGTACCTTAATACTGATTCAACGCGTCAAATTAGCAATTCAGTATTACATATCCGAATTGCTGAATACCCCGCAAAGTTTGCATAGTAAAATAAATCTCAAAACTGGCATAAACCTTGCTTGTCGGCCTATTAGGTAAGCTATTGAATTCATTGAAGAATACGCGAAGCGATAAACGCCAATATGAGCCACGATCTCATATAGGCCGGTAGGGTAGGACGGCAGGCATAAATATATAATAATATCGCATAGTTAGAATGTTAGTTTCCCCGATAGTATCCCCGATAGAATGACGCATAGCACAAAAAATAGTTCAGAATAATATTTGACAGTCTATATTGCTTCCTGTAGATTCAATAGTGACAGTAGGAATAACCACTACAGGAAAGGGAAACGAAATGAAAAAACAGAGCAAAAAAACGGTGAAAGATACGCGCGGACGTAGCAGGGAAACGGGCGCATTGGATGGATCGGCCAGTAAACCTAAGATGTTTCCTGTTACTTGTGCAGACGGATTATGGCAATGTCGCTACCGGGAAACGGAAAAGGCTGAACTGGAAAAGCGGGCGGATAGCGCCCGCGTACCTATGGCGGCGTTATTCACCATTGATAACGTACCCTTCAAAAATCAGACGCGGCAGGAATTGAAAGTAGCGGCGCGGAAACTGGGATATCTCAGTCTCGCGCATTACGTTCAGGAAAAGATCCTGAATCAGAAGTAAACTACCGAATAAGGGGAGACTAAAAATCTCCCCTTTTTTCGTGATCCGAAATGACACGGTGCGTCAATAATCCGGGCTAAAATTGGGAAAGCATATATTATGCCAGTTTCGGGGACTAAAATATATTTATTCACACAAACAAAGTTGGCATATACCTTGCTTGCATGATGCGGCGCGTTACAGAGTGACCATAAGTGACCATACATTACCATACCATACATTACATAAGGGGTACGGTCCTATATTGTGGGACTCCGACGCCGCCACTGGTTACCAACTCCATAAAAATTTAATATTATCTCTATGAATATTTCTTCAGGGGTATAGGTTATATTCTCCTATGTAAGGGACTCCTACTCGTATTGAATTTTAATTTTTTCCCAGATCAATGAACAATTGTTACTATAAATATGTTATAATTATTGCATAGTATTAGGCATGAATTAAAATATTTTCATAATATCAATGAACAATTGTTATTGTTAATTATAAATACTATAATAATCCATGGGTTATATGAGGCTTGTATTTTATGCAAGCATGGGTTATATGAGGAGTAAGTTTTATTTAATTCTTTCAAGGAGTTATAAATTGTTAAAGACTTACTTATTTAGGATACTTGACGGTATCTGTTTTGGGGCCGGATTTACGGTAGCGGCCTGGGCGCTTAAAGCGTTGTTAAAAATAGAAATATTCTAAGCGCAAAGAGACTACTCTGGCCAGAGAAAGTCAGAAAGGAATAAATGGAAGATTTTACAGTTCAGTTATTTCCGGACCCAGTAGTTTGTACCGATAATGAAGATTTTGTTAATAAGATGTTATTTAGAATTACGGGTAAAGAAAAGACATTTATTCCGCAAAAACCGGATATGATAGACCTGGAAGATTTAGCGGAGGCGGAAGCGGCTGCGTTACAAGAAAATGCGGCTTTCGTTGTCCCGTCTGTTATATCTTCAAATTCGACGTATAACACAGACCGTATTAAACCATATATTATAGTAATGTCCATGGATAAGAAAATGTACCTATTTCCCTATAACGGGGAGGTCTTTTCGGATATGGGCAGAAAAGGACAGAGGACGGAAACATAAGGAGAAACCGCGACGGACGTAAGTTCGTCGTATGCAATTCCTCCCAGTATTGGTCTCTTCGGGGACCAATAACTTCCTCCTCGTCTGTGGGGCAGGGGCTTTGGCCTCTGCCCTGCAGATTTATCAAAGGAACTATGAAAACTCCATTAGCAAAACAATCTAATATTTTACACGAAGGACCGGCTAAGTATTCTTATCCTAAAAAGAAAGAAGGCCCCGAGAAGTTAATGGATTATGATAAATGGGGGCCTCCAGAAAGAGTTCCGAATAAAGTAAAAATACACATAAATAACTTTGACGAAGGTCGCTTTCCACCAGAATCTGTTGTACAGAATTTTAGAAAGTATGACGAAAAAGGGAATTATAAGAGAAAGTATCAACCACATAGTAAGACGACACACGATGATAGTAAAGGTGGGGGAGCCTACGCTATTATGAAATCAATGTCGTTATCTAATCCAAATAGGAGTTCAGGTCGTGCCGCCAGAGCAAGAAAAGGGAAATAATGTAATAGGGATTAATCCCGAAATAAGTCATAAAATGGATCTTAAAAAGAAAGTGGACGCTTTAGGCAAGGGACGATGGAATCCTGTACAAGAAATGCTTATTGAGATACAAGCTTTAGATGAAATTGAGAGAATGTTAGATGAGAACAAGAAGCCAGTATTAACCAAACAAATCGAAGTACTCAAGAGGAAGTTAGAAGAGGACTATGCAGATCAGCCGGAACAGCTCGTCTTAATGCTAGAGAGTGTTCCTAGTTATAATAGTATTCGTAAATGGGTTATAACAGATGCGTGGAAAGATGCGGTAATGAATCGTATTCGTACCACGAAGATATTTAATATCGATAGTAAGACAAAGGTTTACGAAGCTATTTTTAAAAAGGCAGCTATTAACGGAGACATGAAGGCCGCTGAACTATATTTCAAATTATCAGGAGAACTAGGAAGTTCCCCAAAAGAACCTCAAGATAAACTTTCTAAAGAAGAAAAAGAGTACACAGAATTTAATAAAATTCTTCATAGAAGGTAGTTATGATAGAATATGGGCAACCGCTCAAAATAAACGAACTCAACATTCGTGAGCTGGTGGATAATTTTACCCAGAGAGGCTATCGAACCACTACTTCCAAGATTCAGCCGTTTCACCCCAAGCAGATAGAAATCTGCGAAGATCCGGCTAGATTTAAAGTAGTTGCTTGTGGTCGTAGGTTCGGGAAATCCATTCTTTGTACGCTCATTGCGGCTGCAGTTGCTATGCAGCCTGGACGAAAGATATGGATTGTCTCGGACACTTACGAACTTACGGATAGAGTTTTTAATGAACTCTTTCATATATTTGTTACAGAGTTAAAGTGGGCCGTTCATCCCAAAGGAGCAGCGTCACGCAGAGATAGATATATTCGTTTACCCAATGGTAGTACGATTCAGGGAAAGTCTTGTGAGAATAGAGAGTCCTTGGTCGGAGAAGCTATCGATTTGTTGATCTGGGACGAATGTGCGTTGACAACGGGAGGAAAGGATATTTGGCACCAAGAATTACGTCCTTGCTTAATGGACCGTAAAGGTTCGGCTATATTTATTTCTACTCCTCGTGGTAAGAATCATTTTTATGATTTCTTTTTGTGGGGGGAAATGGCTAAGAAATTAAGAGAAGAAGAGAAATTAGGTACAATTTTATCTGATGAACAGAAGATTATTACAGAATGGTCATCATTTCAATTCTCTTCTTATTCCAATACAAAGCCAGATGGTGGGTATCTAGATAAAGCGGAAATAGACGCAATTAGGTTATCTACTCCAAGAACGAAGTTTAATCAAGAGTGTATGGCTGACTTTGAGGCCGTTGCCGATAGATCCTTCGTAGAGTTTGATCAGATTCGGCAATTAACAGATGATTATTATGATAGAAAACATGGTCCGGCTTATGCAGCCATGGATTTCAATTATAGCACTCCTTGTACTACGTTGTTTGCTCAAATGGATCAGTTCATGAATATTTTAATATTCGATGAATATCATCCTATGGAAGCACATACAACAGTACACGTACAAGCAAAACAATTATTAGATATTGATAAAAAGATAGGTAATGCTCTTACAGTAGTGGTCGCAGATATTGCTGGTAAGCAGAAGGATTTAAATGGTAGAAGTGCTTGGGACGATTTAGAACAATGGGGAATTTATCCGAAGGGTAGAAAGCAGCCCATAGAAACCGGCGCAGATTTAATTAGATTGTGGTGCGCTTATCCAGCATTAGACGAACACGGGATGCTTATTTTTGAAGAAGATGGTATTACTCCAGTTACTTATCCAAGATTATTTATTAATAGACGGTGTGTACATTTAATTCGTGCGTTAGAAGTTGCAAGAGCCCCAGATTCAAAAGCAGGCGGATTAAAAGAAGGTTACAGAAAAGATGGAGACACAGATGGTCCTTTAGACGCTCTTCGATATTTGTTGGTTTATTTATTGCACGATTCGGGTTACGTAGGACCAATAGATACTACTATGAGTATATAACAGCCTAGATTAGTAAAGGAAGAACAATGTTAGATAGTCACATTGATAATAGAAAAAGTATACGACCACGCGTAGATAATACTGCGCTGCATCGATCTACCACATTAGACGAAACAACGACCTCTCAAACATTAAATTTGGACGTTGTATCTAGTAAAATTTCAGTTAGTGTTCCCAGTACATTAACAGTAACGATTGAAGGATCTATTGATGGGAGTAATTTCTTTTCGATAGGAACTGCAATTACAGATGATACTATATCCTATAGTTCAAATCTAGTTAAGAAAGTACGTTTAACTAGAACGGCTGGTACAGGAGCAGTAACGGTAGTTGGTATTCCTGGCGGCGGCGGTGGAGACACTCTTTCTGGAAATGTTTTAGATTTTCCAATTACTGGAAGAATGTACAATAAAAATACTTTAGGCGTAACGGATCCGCTAATAATTTTTGAGAAGCCCGTAGGTACTTCTGGTGTTATCCGAGAAATGCAGCTTATTTTTGAAAAATCTATTGGAGACTTAACAAGCGCCTACTTAAATATTAAGTATGATGGGCAATCTACGCCTGCTGTATCTGTTTCTTTATCTGGACTGGCCGGTATAGAAGAACAATCTACTTTACTAGTATCGGAATATGAAACAGCGATGTGGGATTTACAGAGTAGAGATGGAGAAGCAGAATCTGCTCTTATTTTACGTTACCCCATACCCTATACGAACGGTATTGTTGTTTATTTAACTGGAACAGCTGGTGGAAATTGGTGCAACGTTCTTTATCAGGATAGTTTACCTAGTTCTTGGAACAAGAATTTAAGATTTTATGCCAAAGCGACATCTTCATCTGTAGCAGCTATTTCTTCTGGTGCAGGCACAATAACTGTAACCGGTACTGCTGTTTTGGGTTCAGGAACAAATTTTAGCGCAGCAATGGTGGGTAAATATCTAGTTTTAGGAGTAGGAGGAGGTAACAACGAGGCTCTTATTACTGCCGTAACTGATACGACACATATGACAATAGCTTCTGATGATGCCATGACGGAGGCTGGAGGAACAGCTTATAGTATTGGAGAAAGACATGTAGTTTTGGAACGACCTGCTGGTAGTAAGGGATATTTTATTACGGCGGTAGCAGCGTTAGGGGCAGACAATGTTGCATTTTTAGAGGCAGATCCTAGGATATTTGTTGATCAAGAAATCGAACCATCCTTACAGTGGTCTGGAACAGAAGATTTTTTTGATCAATCATTTTATTTTGCTGGTCCTTTACAGAGAACATATGGCGGGGTTACCAGCCTAAAAACCACTGATCCTTCTGGCGTGGGAGCTTATAAGATATTTAGTAAAAATCCTATTCCTTATAATAACGGGATTGAAGTGGTATATCCCAATATAATCGATCACGTATTAATAAATAACTGGATCACGGTATATTATGAAGAGCCTATTTTTATACCTGAAACTATTCTATCAGAAACTCTTTCTGTATCAGAGACAGTTACAAAAGTAAGAGTATAAAGGACCAATATGTCAGATACCAGAATTAGGCCGCGTTTTGATCCTACAGCTCTACACAAAAGTGGAGTAGTGGACACAAATAATACGACCAGCATCGTTAAATTAGATATAGTCGCTAGTAAAGTAACAATTATTGTTCCTGACGCTCTTGTAGTCGATATAGAAGGATCTATTGATGGATCGAATTATTTTACGATACAAGACGGTGCAAGTAGCGATTCTTATAGCTATGGATCTTATAGTACGGATAATTTAGTAAAATACATAAAAATAACTTATATTGACGGTTCTGGATACGTAACGATAGCAGCAACTCAGTAAATATGTTCAAAGTGATAAAAACAGATGATTCCTAAGTTGATCACATATTGGGGCGGTAAGTTTCGCCTTATCAAAGAAAATCTCCCGGAGAGTATTCGGTATGACGGTGGATTACACAATAAAGTGCTAATTTTGCTGGCTCACAAATACTCCTACTACAATTGGGGGGACATGCTGCCGTCAGAACGGTTGGATGAAATGAACCAATATATTTATGAACTTCTAGAAGAATATTTTAAATAGAGGGTAAAATGGCAAGTATATTATCAAAGAGAATTTCTTCAGCCGCTGGTTCTCCCAAAGCAACTAAGGGATTAAAAGTTTCTGGAGTATCCAAAAAGTCACAAGGACATGTACAGAGTCATGATTGGAAAGCTGATCGACGTGAGAAGAATTTTGATACGCGAGATCGTGGTGTCGGTTCTGCTTTTGCTATGGCTTTAGTACGTGACCAAGCCGAACGTGTAAAGGCTGAGAGAAAAGTGCCTGGTGCCTTGGGCTATAAGGAATCAGTGGACATTTCTAATATTACACATAGAACAATTATCAAAGGTTCTAAAAAGAAGTAGATATGGGGTCAAAAGTCAAAAAGACAGACTTGATTGATTCCACCTTCTATGAAGATAGTCAGGGGAAAAAAGAATTCTTTAGGGATGCTTTTTCTCCTGTTGGTCATAATATTGTCAAAAACTTGATAAAAATCAAGTCAATAGCCAAGAAAAAGAAAGGCGAGTAAAATGGGTTCAGCTTACAGACTAATCCAAAAACGCCACAAACTCAAAGACGATGTAAAAGATAGGGCGAGCCGTCAGATAGGTGATAAAGATAAGCCTACTCAGGTTCTGACCGATGCTCCTGGTGCATTCAATATATTTAGGGGTGTCCAGCGTCGTCAAGATGCCGATTTTTCCAAAGATACCTTAAATCGTAAAAAGGATCTTGTTTGGTATAGAACAGTAGCAATCGCTAGAGTAGATTTTGGTTCTTCAGATAATGGTCTTAGAATGACATTTCCAGCAACAACGGAAGTTGTTGGGGAAGGTTTACAATTGGGCGACGAAATTAAAATTATCGATAAGGGATCTGCTCTATCCGGGAAGAAATATGTTGTAACTACGCAAACTCTTAATAACACAAATGTTTCGGCGGGATATGCTAGAAAAGTTAGCACGACCGTTGTTAGGTTACCAGATGACGCAGCATGGAGTGATGAAACTGGTATTAGAGTGCGTATAGCTATCGGTGCGGGCGTTCGTAGTAAAACAGATCGTAAAAATGCTGAAGGAAAATCGTTAAGAGACGCTGGCTTTGTAAGTGAAACAGTAACAAAAGCAATAGTGTCCGCGTAATAAACTAATATATTAGGAGATAACAAATGGAATGGAAATCAAATGCTAAGGACGCCTCCAAATCGGGAGCTTCGCTAAAGAGTCGTGGTAAAAAGTTACCCGAGCGTATGTCTATCGGTGTACCAGAGGGTCTTGATGCTAGCGCAGGTTCTACTTCGTTAAAGAAGAGTTTCAAAGGCAAAAAGTCAGAGTAAATATTGAGAATAGGGGGAGGTTAAATGCCTCCCCCATTCTTATTTAAGATTAGAATAGAAGAGGAATAATAAATGTCTTTTAACTTAGGCGTACAGAATTATCCTGGTGGATATTTAGGTGGATTTGGTTTTGGTACCGTTGGTATCTACCTTTATGAGGATATTTATTATCGTCAGTGGATTACAGAAATTGCATTAGCGTTTTATGAAGGACGTCAAGACGAATTCGTGTGGTTGGATTTACTAAAGCAGTTCAGGAATCCGGAGAAGCAGCAGATCCTCCCATTGAATCTAACTAAAGAAATTATTGACGAAACCTCAATTCTTTACCGCGAATCACCAATATATCGAGTAAAAGATAAAGAGACAGGCGAATTCTTAGAGAAGGATCAGAAACTCTGGGAAGGGATCATGAAAAACTGTCGTTATCTACAAACGATGGATCGTATTGATCGTTGGTGTAAATTACTCGGAACAGTTCTTGTTAAGGTTTGTTTTATTGATCAAACCACTGGTGTTTTAGTTAAAAAAACAGAGAAAGGTTCTGTACAACTTGATGTCCTACATGGTGGTGTATATGATATCAAGTATACTGATAGCCCTTATTATATTTCAGAACTATTGATTGGGTTTAGTCAAAGTTTCCAGGGATTTAATAAAGGTTCTGGAGGCATGGGGCTAAATCGTAGTGGTACTTATGGTAATTTAACTGGTATAGGAGCGGGTGCGGTTGGACAAGCTGGTAATTCAATGCATGGCCAAATGTCTACGATTTATTGGTCACCAACACAACATAGAGTACAAGACGCTGAGGGAAACAATCTTCATGAGGGTGAAAATCCCTATGGTATGATTCCCGCCGTTCCTTTCTTTAATTCTGATCCAGCACATTATTATTTCTTACCGATCAACGAACCTCTTGTTTATGCGAATCATGCTATAAACATGAGAATAACCGATTTGAATCATATCGCCAAGTTCCAATCATTCGGCGTACCTGTTCTGTCAGGTGTGGAACGTGGTACTTCGATTAGGCGCGGTCGCCCAGTAGACGACTTCAATTTCTTCCGTGGTGGGTCTGCATCACGTAGTCAAGTGGGTGCTATGGCTCGTTTTGGTCAAGGTGCCCAATTTAGAACGTTTGACAATAGTATGGGTTTCTTCGCGGACGGCAACGCTGATGCCAATGCTGTGGGTATGAGTATAGGCCCAGATACAGCAATTTCCGTTGGAGAGAAGGGCGACTTTAAGTTTGCCCACCCACAATCAGACATTACGGGATTATCTAAAGTTATTCAGCAAATCCAAGATTGGGTACGAATAAATCACGGTCTTCAACCAAAAGGTGCTTCTGACGCCCCAGGCGCTGGCGATGCTTCTGGTTTTAGTAAGATGTTATCCAAAATTGGAGTTATCGAAGAGAATATACGTAGACAGAAATTGTTCCGGGAGAGAGAACAACAGTTATTCCAAACCATCAAGAAGTTATGGAATATTCACTATGCCGATGATGGTGCGATGCAATTTAGCGAAGATGCCGAATTAGATATCGTTTATGTTGATCCTCAGTTCCCGCTAGACCCACTAACAAAAGTTAATATGATTGAGGCCGAATTAGCCATCATAGAAACTGGAGACAAGCGGGCTATTAAAGCAATGTACAAGTGGATGGATGATCGGCAGGTTGATGAGTTAATCGAAAAGCATCAAGAGGATAGAGTAGCTCAGGCAAAACGTAATGCTGAAATAATGAAGATCGATGCGGCAGCTAACGTTGCTGTAGGTTTAGGTCCGGATGGTAAGCCAAAAAAACCAGAACCACTTAGTGGTACTAAAGCTAAGGGAGCTGATAAAGCCGTATCTAAACAAGACAATAAGTTTAAGCATTCTGTAGATAGTTCCAAGCAAAAGGGGAAGAACTTGGATACGCGGAAACAACAGAAGGAGAAGAGGGCAGAAAAGCCTCAAGGGAAGATTAAGAAGTAGGGGAGGATTGATATGGTAACAACGTGTGCTTTAGTTTTAGATACCACCATAAATACTTTTAGTTTAATGACTGGCACAATGGAAGAGATCATTAAAGAGCACAAAAAGTGGGTTCTTAAATTAAAAAAACAAGAATGGATAACGATACCGGAAGTTTTACCAGTAGTACTAAACAGACAGGCTATTTTGGCAATTCGTGTTGTAGAAATACCATCACAAGCTGAAGGAGCATACAGGACTCTTTCGAATCCTAGAATGAGAGCTTATGCTAGTAATTTTTTGAATAAATCAGAACAATTAGCCGGTAAGATTGAAGAACAACCGGGAATCGATATATTAGATCAAGGTTTCAAACAATAGTCCAGAAAGATTCTGGCAGGGGTTAATTTTAACCGTGGGTAGATCCCAGGAGATAATATGACAGATTTAATTAATAAGCTCGGCAAAAAGCCAGCAGAAAATGTAGTAGATGGGGTAAAAAATAAAGCAGCTGATGTAACGGATTTAACAGCAAAAGGTAGAATAGTTCGCCCGGCGGAAGCGTCGGATCTAATCACCAATGCTGGTACTTCTGATCCAGCAGCCACAGCAGACGATAAAGTTGTTGATCCGGATGCGACAGACGAAGGTCTAGCAGGTGATCCTGCCGAAAATGAAGATATCAAAGACTTTCAAGATTGGACTCCAGGTCAATTTGCCAAAGCTTTAAAGGAAGCCCGCAAAGAAGCAGCAGAGCGAAGAGTAGCAGCGAAGGACTTAGAAAAGCGAGTACGAACGGAGTATGATGAGCGAATTAAACAAATTGAAGAGAAATTTACCCCGTTAGTTAAAAAGGCAGAACAACTAGATAAGCTAAAGTCTGAAGAAGCGGATAAGAAACGTAGCCTAGAAGAGAAACTCTCCCACAGAGAACAGGTTATTGCTGAAAAAGAAAAGGAACTGTTAGCTGTAAAAGAGGAAGAACAGGCTGAAAAGCATCGTCTGCAAGATGAGTTACACAAGGCCAAGACTGCTTTGGAAGCTCATGAAACTTTTTACAAGGAACAACTAGATCGTGAGATCGCAGAAGTTCCTAAGAAATTTCAAAAAATAGTTGAGACTATGGTTAAAGGTGCTTCTAATACACAGGAAGCTCTTGATCTAGTCCGAGAAGCTAAGAAAGAAAACCTTTTTGGGAATAAAAAAGTAACAGTATTTAATGCTACCCCTGGTGCTGGAGACGGTGCTAGAGTAAATGGGGACAGCACAAAAAAGGCTGCTGCTGCCGGTATGAAATCTTCTGAGAAGATTCGTGCAGGACTAAAGGGACTTGTGACCCAAGTAAAGGATACTAGAAACAAGTTCGGAATTTAATAGGAGAGTAACTAAATGGCTACACAAGTAGTTTCACTAGCCGAAGCTGCAAAACTCTCGAATAACCTTCTCGTCGAAGGTATTATCGAAGATATTATCACGGTTGATGAGTGGTATAAGTATTTACCTTTCGTAGTTTTCGAAGGTCTATCTTATACGTTCACCCGTGAAGCAACGCTCGCTAAAGCGGATTTTGCAACAGTAGGCACAAGTTTAGACGCGACCAAGTATCAGACTGGCGCAACATTTACAAACGTCAACGTTAACCTCGCGGCTATCATTGGCGATATTATTTTGGATGGACAAGTAGAAGATCAGCTTTCTGAACATAATGATCAGCTACAGGTTCAGATCTCTTCGAAGGCGAAGCAGATCGCGCGTATTTACATGAACGCAATTGTTAACCTCGTTCGTAGTTCTTCTCTAAGTTCTTCGAACAACGGTTATATCGGAATCAGTGGCAAGTTCAATGGTATGAAGTCTATTCTTGATGCAGAGTCGGGAAATACTGATGACGTCAACCATCCGTTTTACAATGCGGGCGCGGCCACACAGACTCTATCTCTAACTGAAGATGATCCTTCTTCTCCACGTAATGGATATACGGGTCGGGTAATGACTCTTGAAGATCTAGATAACGTTATCGACCGAGTTACTGTTGGGAAGCCAGACTTCCTCATGATGAATGCTCGGGAAATTCGTACTCTCCGCGTATTGCTACGTAACACTGGCGGTGGAACGGATGCCTACATGTTACAACAGCCTGGGCTAGGTAATATGAAACCCATGCTTTATTACCAGGACATTCCAGTATTCCGTAACGATTTCGTTTCTATTACGGACGGAGTCAATCTAGTAGATAGTGGTACGGTGGCGGCTACTGGTGCTACTTCTATTACCACAGCTGAAAATTATTCTGGTGGTGTACCTGCTGATCTTACTGCTGGTATTACTGCTGGTACTGCAACAGTTCATATGCGCAGCACGACTGGTTATATGTATAAGTGGCTTATTACTAGTGCGACCGCTGCAAATCCTTCAGTTTTAACTGTTACCGCAACGGGTTATTTTAAAGATGTTGAAACAAACCAGCTCGTAGCAGTTGTTGCTCCTAACGTTGGTGGGACAGATAGCACATTTACAGCAATGACTTATTACATTTATGAACGTAATGATGGTTCTGCCGTGTATTGCGGTAAGTGGGGCGAATACGAAGGTATTTGTGGGTTTACATCAGCAAATAACGCCGGTCTCAAACTAGAGTATGTCGGACCTCGTGAAGATCATAACGCATATCAGTATCGTCTAAAATGGTATTGTGGGTTTGAGTTGTACAATAGATTAGCTCTTGCTCGGATTACTGATATTCTACCTCTAGGTTCATAAGCAATAAAAATTAGTTAAATTTAAGGGAAGGGGGATCTTTATGGTCCCCCTTCTTGTATACATTGTGGGAGTGAGGAATCGCATGTATTATTCAAAAAGAGGAAAAAGTAATAACAATTATGTTGTTATTAAACATCCACTTCGGCAGTTTGGGAATATGAGTATCTTTGGGGTAAAGTTTTGCGCGGGGCTTGGTGTAGTTGTAAAAAATAGTAAGGCTTATTTCCAAGTTACAAAATCCCTTGTAATGAAGGGGTGGAAAGAATTCCCACTCTCATTTTTAAAGACTGCTGGTTTTAGAACACTAGATGTTCGCTTAATCTATGGTTCAGATATATATTACCATTATCTGGATTCGATTAAGCTCCTACCTAAAAAAGACGAACCTAAAATCACATCACCAGAGGTTCAACAAGCTTTGTCCGACGAAATAAAAGAAAATGTGAAGGACGCTCAAAATGAACCAGCCTTGGTGGAAGACACTAGAAAAGCAATAGAAGACCTATCAGTAGAAGATACTATCGAGGCACATAAGTGTCTAAATCGTTGTACTTACGTATTGTCTAATGGTCAAGTTTGTAGTAATGAATCTTCATCAGGTAGCCCGAGTGGGTATTGTTTCGGTCATATAAAATACGATGAGAAACGCAAGAGGGGGCGTCCACCATCAAACAAAGGGAAGGAAGACAATGGCATTTCTAAGACTTAATGAAAATAACATGGTGTTGGATATTGTAGTGGGGGTTAATGAAGAATACAAACCAACGGATAAAAATAAAGAATTATCAGATAAGGTAGAATCTCTTCGGGCTAAGATGGCGGATTGGAAAAAAAAAGAAGAAGAATTCTTATTAAATCAAGTTAATCCGGTATTAGTAGAACTTCGGAATGAAATTACAAGTATTAATGAAACTACTTATCCAGAACTAAAAGCTAAGAGAGAAGCCAGAGAAGCAGAAACAAAGAGGTAATCAGTGGCAGAATCTAAAGGCCCAACAGGGGCTGGAATGCAATATACAGGAAAGGGTCCGGTACAGGGAATAGTTCTTCTCGGTTCCGATGGTAGACCCTTTGATGTCGTCGTTGATAATACCGGTAAACATCGATTAGCTGTCGATTCTTCTTTAACATTAGAAGGTAATATAACAGTAGATTTAAGTTCTAATACTGATAGTGTGGCTATAGGTAATGGAACAGGATCAGATCTTTTGTTTGTTGAGAGTGACGGTAGTATTAGTACTAGGATGTTAGATGGTTCTGGTAATGCTCTTTCGTCCGATTCGAGAGGATCAACTAGAGCCCTAGCTGTAGAACTTGTTGATGCTTCTGGAAACCAAATAACGACTTTTGGCGGCGGTACAGAATATGATGAGGGAGATAGTGCTGCATCCGTAACCGGTTCTGTAATAATGGTTCGTGATTCTTTAGATCAAATGACCCCTTGGAAAACAGGGTCAGGAGACATATATCCTGGTGTAGAAATAACAAACACAACAATAGATGTTTCTGGCACAATCGCTATTGATCAAACCACAGATGGCACAACAAATGGTGTATCTATTACCAATCCTACTATAGAAAAGACAGTAGGTGCTGCTGCTGGTACATTAGTTCTCGCCGTAGGCGGAACCGATGGCACAAATGCCAGAATGTTAAAAACAGATACAGATGGTAATGCACAAGTAGACGTTCTTACTATGCCTACTGTTACTGTTCAAGATGGTGGCGGTGCTATTACGGTAGATGGAGCAGTAACGGTTTCTCAAGGTACAGCGACAAATCTTAAGACTCAAGCAGAATGTTATCAAGGTGGCGCTGCTGTTGCTACGGGAAATGCGTTGTTTGTTCAACCGGGCACAGCTGCTTCATTTCTGACTACCGACGCAGCTACAACGGCTATTAACAATAAGATGGTATCTGGCACAGATATTGGTGATGTAACTATTAATAATGCTAATGGTATTAACGCCGTAAATATACAAGACGGTGGAAATACAATCACTGTAGATGGTACAGTTGTTGTGACTCAAGCTACAGCCGCTAACTTAAATTGTACAGAAGCTAGTGCCTCTGCTATTAAAACGGCTGTAGAAACAATTGATAATATAGTATCTGGTTCTGGGGCGAACATTTCACAAATAAATGGTGTTACGCCTTTAATGGGTTCTGGAGCTACGGGTACTGGATCATTGAGAGTAACAGCTGCTACAGATTCTCCAGAAGTTACTTCGTTAGCGGTAATGGACGATTGGGACGAATCTGATAGATGTAAAGTTAGCCTACCAGCATTATCTATTTCTCGCAATATTGATATTGATGAGAGTGGAGATAACCAAGTAAATACGACCTGTAAATTATATGGATGGTACATTCATAACAAGAATGCTGCTATTCTTTATTTAAAATTGTATAACGTATCAGGTGCGCCTACGGTAGGAACAACAACCCCAGTAATGACTATTCCAATTCCTCCGGGGGCTGCTGCTAACGTAAGTTTTCCTAACGGCATAACTTTTGGTACTGGTTTAGGGGTAGGAGCTACAACGGGGGTAGCAGACAATGATACAGGTGCTCCTGGGGCTAACGATTTAGTTGGTAACTTCTTTTATATTTAATGAGGAATAAATGGCAGTAACTTGGCTTACAAGACCGGCCGCAACAACAGCGTCTGTAGGAAGATCTTTTAAGGTATCTGGCGGAAACGACATATATGGTGATTCTCGTTGGTTTTCTAGTTATGATTTGAGTGGTTATGCTGGTGCTAGCGCAAACTATTATGCTAATACGGCTGGTGGCACTATTATTCGGACAGATACTATTCCTTCTGGTACACCTCCAGATCCGGTAAATCCATAATGGCCGTTACAGCAACATTACGAGCGTACGTAAATTCTGTTGTTACTGGGACTACTGTTCGACTTCGTTCTGCTATGTCTGGAGATTCTAATTGGGGAACGGCTCTCGACGGAGATCAAACAGAATGGGATAGTACGGCGGCGCATATAGAAGATGAGCGAGCAATTTCTAGTACTGGCTGGAAAGCTTTTTCTTTAAATCCGGATAATTTATCTTTGGGAACAGGTACAACTTGGTTTAGGCATTCGGATATTTATGAACATGATGGGCTTACTAGAAACGTTATATTTAGAACAGAAGACTATACAGGGACAGGATCAGACCCATACATTGAAATAGTAGTAACAGCGGATAGTGTTAATCATTTTCTAGCATCAATGGGGGTAGGAGGATGAAAAATATTATAAAACAATACGAAATAATCGAACATGGCGAGTTTGTGTCAAAAGACTTTCCAGGATGTGAGTTATTAGATTGGAAAATAGTGTGTACCGGAATAGGTAAAACAAAGAAAGATGCGTTGGGGGACGCATACGCTGTCTTAGATGAACAAGGGTGGGATGTAGAAAATAGCAAAGAATTACGCGATAAATATGAAAAGATGGATACTAAAGAAGCTTCTAAAGATAAATTTTATGTAATTTCAATACAAGCAAGATAGTGAGAAAAATTATGTGGAAAATTGGGATTGTATTTATGCTTCTTATTGGGGCATGTGGGTACGAACAAGAAGCTAAAGATTTCGATAAGAGTGTGGAAATAGGGCGATGTCCAATAATGATGGACGCTGGGGGAGAGAGAATGGGATTATATCCGTTTTGGTACATGAAGGGATCACGGCCAGACGTTACAAAGAGCGTCTCGGATAATATTTATGCTTCGTGCATAGCATTTCCCGAATTTCAAATGTATCATTATGGTTATCCAGCTTACGGTACTTCCGAATCTAATGTAGTAGCTCAATGGTTATTTGATGAGTCTTCGGGAAATATCATCGACGAGGTAGGTGGGATGACGTTGATTGTCCAACCATCCGGGACTGGTCTGACTTACGGTACGGTAGCAACGGGGGTCTATGCAGGACTGACTCCGGGGATCGAATTCTACGATTCAAGCTACACCAACGGTGGGATGTTTGAGTCTACCAATCCAGAGCAACTAAACTTTGGGTTGAATGATTTCGTCGTGGAATCGTGGTTTTCGGTGGGGGCCAATCCAGGAATCGAAGAACAGCCAGCGGTTCTTTTTCTGGCCTTGGGGTTTAGTGTTCCGGTCCACGCGGTTTCTTTGTATCTCGACTTCTTCACGATGACGGCCACGGTAGGACTGCTTCCTGGAAACCTTACGGCTGTTGGAACGATTCCCGACATCCGAGGAGACGGAAAGCTTCACAAGCTTCGTGCTTCGGGGGTCCGAAACGGAAACATGACGTTGGAGTTGGATGATGACGAGATTGCTGCAGTGGACATCTCTTCTTTGGCTGCAACAAGCCTTGCCTTCGGTACCCAGGCTATCGTGGGCCAGAATCACGTTGGGGGGATCAACGAACTCCGCATCACCGTGGGCAACGCCACCAACAACTCGACGCCTATATGGTATCCATAAAATGTATGAAAATTATAAGTGCGGTACAAAATAGAATATCATCAGAGGAACGAGGAAGTATAAAACGAGGTTTAAGACGGCTCAAAAATAAACAAGTATCATACGCTAGATTAAATCTTATTGTAAGCCTAATAAATCTTGGAATACTGGGGTATGTGATATGGCTATTACAAAAACTTTAATAAAGAGAATGAGTAATCCTGGATCAGTTAGACCAGATCAGCATAGACAACATGAAAGACTAATACAAATGATACAAGATACTACATTAGAAAAAATAGAGAATGATCTTGAAGGCTTGAAAATAGCAGCCCCCGTAGAGGAAAAGATAGAGGTAGAAGTGAGAGGTATAGATAATATTGAATTTAAATTAGATGAAATATTAGATGCCATTAGCATATTAAATAGTAAATACGAAAATATTAAAATTAATATGGAAGTAATTTTGGCGGACCTTCAAGATTTGGGTATGCAAGTAGAGGGATTAAAAATACAAAGAGTAGAGCAGCCAATAGAACAGCCAAGTTTCTTAAAGAGGTTTCTTAAATGGCGATAAATTATACTCCACAGGTCATTAGCTTTACCTCCGCAGGTAATCCACCTAACAATATTGTAGGATTCAATATTGAACGAAGTGTTCGTTCAGCTGCAGGGGATATTACAAATATTAATTCCACTACTGGTGTATTAGACGTAACTTTTACAAGTACGCCTCCAGCAGACGATGCTCTAATTGGAGATCAGTTAATGGTAGAGGGAGATTATCTATTTACAATTATAGATAATACTTCTTCTACGATTACCATATCCCAAGAATCCAACTTTGATAATATAACTACTGAATCTTTCGTAGTTATTAACGATTTAGCCGAGTTTAGTACGTTTGAGATCGTGGGCAGTATTACCCCCGAATTACCTTTTAAAGCAACCTATCTACACCAATATGTAGATTCTACTGGTACGATGTTTGACTTTTATCAAATTAAGTCAATAGACTCCGGTGGAACAGTTTCTGCGTCTGCTTTAACATCACCATTTAGACCCGGACAGGTAGTTAATCTAGCTATCGATACGCCACGTAACACACCTCAAGATAGTCTATTGGGGGCTATTGGCGGTAGTATTACATTTGAAGTAACGTGTATTTTGGGTGGTAGACGACAAGATCCGTCAGGTCATTTAGTACAGGCTTCTATTATGATGCCCAGCTATTTAGCTCCTAACGGTGTTTTAACTACTCTAGATACTATAGATATGGTCCGTACTGGTTTAGGACAATATAGAGCTACTTGGAGTATTCCTACAAGTATAAATATAGGTAATAGTGCCGTTACTCTATATCCTTCAGATGATTATATAGTATCCTATAAGGCTAATTTTTTTGGTATGATAAATAGTGCAGAAAACGCTATGCAAGAGTTTGCTAGCGAGTTCTTTACTATTATGGCTTTTGATGGACCTGTTTTTGGTCGTTTCCCGGCTTACGCAACAATTGACGATCTACGTAAAACATTTTTTGAGATAGATGCTTATTTGCCAGAAGCATTTAGACAGACCGACGTAGAGAGTAGAAACACAATTTTACAATATCATTTAGAAACGGCCTCAGACAAACTACGCGAAGAATTGAACATGCACCAAGTTAGAAGCATGTCTTCAGATCGTAAAGAATATGTTTGTGCTAGAGCCATTTACACAATATTTATGGCTTCTCGCGGGCAGAACGCAGCGGCCATATCCAACGAACTATTAACAATGTGGAAAGAAAGAGCTGAATACATACTAGCTCAACTCAAACGAGAAGGTATAGCACAGGGGATCCCAATGGGTCGTGGATAGTGGCGGTCAATAGAAATTTTCAACTTATTGTAGAAGGGGACGTAGAAACCACTAGGTTTTTGGAAGAAATTAAAAAACAACTTTATCCAAAAATGAAGAAAGGTTTTGCGGATTACGTAACTAAGTATTTAATACCTCGGATAAAAAAACGGTTAGGAAATGCAGAAAGACCACATCAGCGTACTCCAGGGCCGAGTGGCATTATAAATAAAGCTGGAGGTTACGGGGTTCCAAAAAACAACGAACAATACGCTGAATGGAAATCCTCTAGAACAAATCTTCCTATGGTAGGGGACGAACCAGCTAGAACATTAATAGCCACCGGGTATCTATTAGATTCTGTGAATCTGTTGAGTTTGAAAGACACCGCAGAGGGTTGGGTAGCAAGTGTTGGTTCTTTAAATATGTTACGTCCTTCTGCTGAACCCTTTTCTGGATCTCCCGGTAGTGGTACAGCAATAGTAGATAAAAGACAGATTAGAAATTTAGAGTTATGGCAAATATTAGAAGAAAAGAAGTATAAGGTTTGGGCGGTAGAATTTGAAGATGTTAGATTGGACGCTGAAGTTTTAGCGTTAAGATTAATTGTGAAAACAATAGAAGAATTGGCTAATGAGTTTGCGAGGAAAGCAAAATAATGTCTAATGACGTTAAAGGTGTACGTGTTTTAGATGACGTAGAAGAGGCCATTAGCCGAGAAGTTCGTCGGCTAACTTATCTAGGTCCGAGAACACGTACCGAAACGATCTTCAAAGAGATGTTTAATCCTCTTACGGGGGAAATGGTTCGTAAACCCATAGAGGCGCAATATTTTGATGATGCGGCTCAACCAGGACAAATTATAAGTCCTAGATTCAATGTAGCTCTATTAAAAATATATGAAGATAAAAAATCACGCAGGCTGCTTCCGGCAATAGGTAACGAAGATATAGAAATGGTGGATTCTCCACAGGCTTATGAGGTTTTGTTCGGCGGGGATGAAGCATTAATTGATGGTGGTACAGGAAACTCTTTAATAGTAAATAGTACAAAAATACGACAGGTTAGTGCAGATTATCAATTACGCTTAGTTTCTGGTAATAATCAAGGTACTTACAAAATAGAATCGATAACACTAATTAACAATGGCCCACATCTAATAACATTAAGTCACGAACTTCTTTCTGATTTACCGGCTTTTTCTTATAATAAATCAGCTGGAATGGTCACTTTTAATAGTTTTATAGATTTAGCAGCGGTAAAGGCTGGAGATAATTTTATAGACAAGAACTCCTCTACTTTTACTATATTAGCCGTTGATACGGAAAATTTTAGCATCGCGGTGGCCGCAGGTAGTGCTATCGTTAATGGTGCCGGAGCATCTGTTACTAGAACGGGGGATGTTCTACAAATAGCGGAAACAGCGGCTGTAAGTTATTTAATATTTGATCCCACTAGACCTTTAAACAAAAGCACGAAGTATCGTGCGCGTAGTTGGCCAATACCTTACACATTTTTGTATTATATTAAAGTTGTATCTAACGAACGTGATGATCATTTGGCAGTAGCCAATAGAATGATGCAAGTTATGAATCCTCCCCGGGGGGCGATTCTAACAATCGTTAGATCCGACAAGTCGGCAGAAACGACGGCAATTAAAGATGTAGAAAGTGGTAGTACAACAATATTTGTAGATGACGCCACTTATTTTTACGTGAATGACCACATACAATTATTTAGTGACATAAGTGTGGGAGAAGAACTTACAATTACGAGTGTTAATAATGCTAGTAATTCAATAACGGTAACTACTCCTGTAGTAAATGATTATTTATATAACGATCACGCTAAGATAGTTAGCAACTGTGAAGTAAAGGCATTTGAGAGAGACTTTCAGAATCATATGACAGAAGATGTTCCAGAGAAACAGTTCTGGGTACATCGTTTTACCTATCATATAGAGGCTTGGATAGATTCTCGCATTCCTCCTCTTGAAACTGAACAAACGTTTGAAGAAATTGGGGATGTTAATTTTATTAGCGGTACATTGGAGGGAATCGATGAGTTGGTTTAAAGTAGATCTCGACGATGCATTTCCTGCTCCAACAGTATTACCTCCAACGGATACAACATATCATTATGGATATCCAGCATATGGTCGTTATGAGCCTGGTGTAGTGGCTCAATGGCTTTTAGAAGAAACTTCCGGCGGTATTGTAGATGAAGTCAATGGACTTACGCTTTCACCAACGGGGGATCCTACATATAGTGTTAGTGCTACTGGTCAGTGGGTAAATGTTAGCCCCGGGATAACAAATAACATAAATAGCTATTTTTCAATAACAATTGATTAAACTAATAGATTAAACTAAAGGAAATAAAATGAAAAAAGAAACAGCAAGAATTCGCGGATTTTTGCGCGGTCAGATAGTTGATTCTGACACTAAGAAGGTAGTTGGGGATAGTGGTTGGGTAGAAAATACAGTTACTAATTACGGGTTAACCGCACTAGCGGCTTTCGCAGCTGGGGTAGCTGGAAGCGTAGTTCCTACTCGTGCATGTCTTGCAACTCAGACAGCAGCCATGAACGTAACACAGGCAGCCCTAGTCGGTTCTGGTAACTCTTATGCCACTTTCGGCACCAAGGGTACTTCTGGAACAGGCGCGGCCAGCTTTACGTGTTCTTTTGCGGGCGCAGATGGTTCATTGAACGTTGGGGCAGCTGGACTTTATACGTCTAACTCAGCTACCGCTCTTTGGGCCGGTCAGACTTTCGCAACAAGCGCGATGGCCACTAACCAGAACTTCAACTTGACTTATCAGTTCCAGTTCGCAACAGCGTAACATAAAATCACATGAGGAGGAAGTGTGAGGAATAAAGTAAATAAAGATATATTTAAGAAAGCGGGTATACGCTTAGATATTGGTTCTGGAGAAGCCCCTCAAGAGGGGTTTGTTACGATGGATATTAGACCGCTTAGGGGCGTAGATATTGTTCATGATGCACAAGTATTCCCTTATCCTATTCCAGACAATAGCTGTGTTCAGATTTTGCTTAGTCATCTTTGGGAACATATTGAACCAAAGTATCGAATAGATTTAATAAATGAACTTTGGCGTATTATGCAGCCAGGCGGACAACTTTTAATTTCAACGCCTTATGCAGGGTCTATGGGAGCTAATCAAGATCCGACACATTATCCGTGTCCAAACGAAGCCACATTTACATATTTTGATCCAAAGTATCATTTATGGGGTATTTATCAACCTAAACCGTGGAAACTTAGATCTAATGTGTATAGTTTAGTGGGTAATTTAGAAGTAATAATGGAAGCAGTTAAAGATAATAAAAAAACCAAGAAATAAGTACGATATGCCACACAAAGATTTACAAAGACACAGAGAATATCAAAAAGTGTATCAAGAAAAGTGGCGCAAAGAACATCCATTAGAGTGGAAAACTATCCTAAGAAAAAGTAATAAAAAACGATATGGTACATTACATACAAAGGCTATTGCTCGTTCAGCGCATCAAAGAAAGTTAATTAGGTGTAAAATAAAAGTTTTTGAGATGTACGGAAAAGAGTGCTCTTGGTGTAAAGAAAATCGCTTTGAACTATTGTGTTTAGATCATATTAATAATGATGGTAAAGAACACAGAAAAACTTTAAAGGGATGGAATATATATGAGTGGCTTGTAAAACAGCCATGTCAAAAAGATAAATTTCAAGTTTTGTGTTTTAATTGTAACGCGGCAAAAGAATATTATAGTTTAAAACCGGGAGAAATAGACTATATGCCGTGGGAATATTGGGAAGAGATTTCTAAGAGGAGGAATCGATGTCACGAAGAGTTTTAATAACCGGAGGTTGTGGATTTATTGGAAGTCACTTTGTCGAGCATTTTATTAAGAATACAGATGATGTTATTATATCACTCGACCGTTTAGATACGTCAGGAAATCCAAATCGTTTAGCACAAGTTGTACCAGCCGAATTATTTGGAAAGAGATTTAAGTCGTTATACTGGGATCTACGTTCGCCAGTATCACAACAAATGATTGAATGGATTGGACCTGTAGATTGGGTTCTACATTTAGCTGCCGCAACTCATGTAGATCGTTCTATTGAAGATCCTATGAGTTTCGTAATGGATAACGTAGTGGGTACAACAAACGTATTGGAGTTTGCTCGTAAGGTAGGGGCAAAGATGCTTTACTTCTCTACGGACGAAGTGTTTGGACCGGCCCCCAATACAGTAAAATACGCCGAATTAGATCGTTACAATTCAGGTAATCCTTACGCTGCTTCAAAGGCCGGGGCAGAAGAAATGTGCGTAGCTTATGGTAATACCTATAAGTTACCCGTAATGATTACACACTGCATGAATGTTTTTGGTGAGAGACAACACCCAGAGAAGTACATTCCAATGGTTATTAAGAAGGTACTTAATGGGGAAACTATCACCATTCATTCAGATAGAACAAAGACAACTCCAGGTTCTAGATTTTATATTCACGCCCGTAACGTAGCCGCAGCTGTTTTATTCTTAATGACGGAAGGAACAACAGGCCAGAAATATAATATTGTCGGTGAAAAAGAAGTTAATAATTTAGAGATAGCCCAAGTTATTGCTAAGGTACTTGATAAGCCACTTTTGTATGAACTAACTGATTTTCATTCTAGTCGTCCAGGTCACGATCTTCGTTATGCTTTAGATGGTACAAAAATGGATGCTATGGGATGGAAAATTCCGTTAACGTTTGAACAAAGTATAACTAAAACTGTGCTATGGACAGTAGAACATAAGGAGTGGCTCTGTGGCTAAATCAAAAGTAACTGAAATCAAGTTGTTTCAAAAAAATACAGATAAGACACCAATTAGAAATCGTATACTTGTTGCTACTCCAACGTTAGGAAATATTAGAATGGAGTGGGCAGCAGCTCGGTGGGGTCAGGTAATACCTTGTAATTGGAGTGCTGCTTTTGCTCAAGTGGGAGTTCAACAGCAATTTCCTATGGGGTATCTTGTCGCAGAGGCACAAAACATCGCTGTACAATCAGCCGTACAAAATAATTTTGAGTGGTTATTGTTACACGAAGACGATGTTATTTTACCTCCAGATGCTTTTTATCTTATAAATCAGTACATGCATGATGTGAAATATCCAATAGTAAGTGGTTTATATTATCTAAAGGGCGAACCAACAGAACCTATCGCTTATCGTGGTCGTGGAAATGGGGCCTTTGATAAATTTAAGTTAGGAGAAAAGGTCTGGGTAGATGGGGTACCAACGGGATGTTTATTGATACATGAATCTATATTTAAACTCATGTGGAAAGAAAGCCCCGAATATGAAGCAGCTAGAGGAACAGTAGTAAGGAAAGTTTTTGAAACACCGGCTAAAGTGTGGAAAGATCCAGAAACTGGCTTTTATCGTTCTGCTTGTGGTACATCTGATTTATATTGGTGTGATCGTATTATAAAAGAGAATGTATTAAAAAGAGCCGGTTGGCCAGAATTAGCTAAAAAGAAGTATCCATTTTTGCTAGACACAAAAATATTTTGTAAACATATTGACTTTGCTTCGGGGACACAATATCCGAAAGGGATGTAAATGGCTATAGCCTCGGTAGGAACTTTCCTATCTGCCCAAAGTAAATTAGAAGAAAGCACAAGTTCTTTTGCAACAAGTGCTGATCTTGCTGCTGGTCACGTCGGGATTATTATTATCGCTATCGATAATATAACAACAACCGATGTTGAATCGACAGATATATCTCTGGTGGACTTGGGCGGGAACGAGGTTATAAAGTTTGGTGAAATAACGAACGGAAATGGTGCTGCTGGGGCTGGGGCAACTTGCTGGGTAGGTGTAGTTAAAGCTTATTCTACTATACCTGCTGGATCATATCTTTCAATGCAATTTAGTGCCCCAGTAACAGCTAAGGCGGTATCTGGTTGGGCTTTCTCGGTTGGTTCTGGAATGACCTTGAGTGCCCGAGATAACGTTAATGATTGGGTAGGTTGGTACGAAGACGCTAACTACATATCTTCGTGGGCACTAAGCGGTCTAGAAAACATAGAACATTTAAATTGTAGAATGTTTGCTTGCGAGAGTGCTTCTAGTTATACAAAGACGGCAGCCTACACAGCTTTTACTGCGATAGCGACTACAGGTACCCCCGCTGATACAAACGTAATGGCTTGTGGTGAGTGGGAGATAAAAACAGGCACAACAAGTAGTGCTTCTAACCCCTCATGTAACGTTGCTGTTGATTCAGCTCAGTGGTTTATTGCTTTCCAAGAAGTAGGTGTTCCTGGGGATAGTTCTAAAACCGTAACAGATAGTGTACCTATATCAGAGATTGTTACAAAAGCTGTTACTCCTCTCGTGCGAAGTGTCTCAGATAGTGTTAGTGGTTCCGATTCTGTTCTTATTTTTGATGCTTCTAAAGTAATTAAGTCTTTAACAGATAGTATTGTTTGCTCTGAAAATGTTACTAGTTTCATGCCTATTTTGGCAAGATCTTTATCTGATATAGTAACGGGACATGATAGTAAAACACTGAATGATGGTACTTCTAACGGTACTATTACGTTAGGCGGTGTAAATTATGAGATAAATGATCATCCTCGTATTTGGTTAACTCCAGCAAGAGAAGCGGCTCTATCGGGGAAAAGAACGCCTGCTGGAGGTTATACTAACGGGGCATGGGCTAGAGTAAGTCAACGAGCCACGGCAGCCATAGCTGTAGGTTATACCTGGAATGTTTATACTACTATTCCAGATATGTGTAATTGTGCTATATACTGGAAAGCAACCGGTAATACAACGGCCAGAGATTGGGCAATAGCAGCACTAACGGATATTCCTAATAATTATGAAGTTACTCCTATATGTTATATGAATGGGAGTACTCCGACTTATGGTACTGATAATGCTGACTATGGTTCTATAAGTGAGCAATATTTTGCTTTTGCCTACAGTATTTTACATGATGTATTATCTGAATCTCAGAGACAAGCATTTAGAGATTGGATGTTTGGGCCTTTTCAAGCATGTGTTTGGTCACACATGTATTCCAATAGAGGAGATTATGCTCCTGATCCTGCTGGATTTTATGAAGATCCAGGATTCAATCTTACCATAACAAAATGCTTTGGTGAATTAATTTGGGGTCTAGCTTGCTGTGATGAAGATTCTCGTGGTGCTGAATATGTAACTTATCAATATGGTTATTATGTTAATAGCATACGAGATAATTTCTTAGCTTCACTTCGGGGTGGGCATACTTATAGTGGAACGCAGTACGGGCAACAGCGTATAATCCCCTACTTTGTTCATATGATGGAAGCTTTGGAGAATACCTTACAAGGCTTTACTGGGTATGAAACAATAGCGGGAGATATACTAAAATACTTTTTGCATCATGCATTGCCAGATATTTGGATGATTCATTCCGAGTGGCAGAATGGTGGAGCTAACTATAGCAACGGAAGAGCTATGGTCGCACATGCTCCATTAATTGAAAAGTACATGAATGACAGCACTTATGGGAATGATGCTAAATATTTACATAAGTTCTTTAGAGATCATTTAAAGCCAAGCATTACTTCTGGGTCAGCAGGATATTTAGATTATCAGTTTCCAGCAGAAATATTTACTATATGGGATCCAGATGCAGCGACATTAGATTACAGCACTACTAATTTAGCGTACGCTGTTGAAAATGCTTCAGAATGGGATGGAACAGGTACTTTCTTTAGTCGAGATGCGTGGTCAGATCTTGTTTCAAACCAAGATGCTGTGTGGTGTCATTTTAACTGCGGAGCTTTTTGGGGGGACCATCAAAATTTAACAACTGGTTCATATAAGATATTCCGTGACGAAGATTATATCGTTATGGAAAATTATATGAACTATGCTGCTCAATCTGCGGCCAATGCCAACGTAATATATGTTGGAAGTAGTTCAGTAAAATATAACGGCACCCAAGCTATGATGAAAAACGCGGTTACAAATCAACCGACGTTTTCGTATGCAATGGGAGTAATGGATGGGGCTTTTGTAAATCCTGTCAATTACGCTCGTCGTCGCTTTTGTCATTTAAGACCAATAAATGGATCAAACACATACATAGCGATTCTCGATACAGTAAGTTCGACCACTTCACAAACGAAGTCGCTTTATATACATGTTCCTATAGCTCCTTCTGTTTCTGGGGATGATGTAACAGTAACACGCACAAACTCAAGAGGTATTTTTAGAAAGATCCTTCCTGTAGCTGGTACTGTTTCTGCGTCGTCTGCGGGTAATAATACAACAGGAACAACTATTCCGGGTGAATCCACTGATAATCCGTATAGAATCGTAGTTAGTGCCGCTGCTGGAATAGCGGAAACATTATTACATATTTGGGCGGTTGGTGATACTTCTATTACAATGCCCACTACGACAGCCTTATCTTCTACAACACCATCTGGTTCACTGATAGGTGTTTTAATAGATGATCAGGATATGTCTAGAGCGTTCTTGGGATCTAATACAAACGCTACCGTAAGTGCAACAAATATAGTGATACCAGTATCATACACTAGCCCCAACGGCTGTGAACTTATTGTAGCAGATTTAACCCCAAGTACTGGATATAGCGTATCATATGCCGGTTCTACTTTTACTCTGACTGTCGATGCTGGATCTCCTTATACTGTAGATTCTAAGGGGGTATTTAACTATCTTCTTACAGGAGCACAATCAGACATAGTTAGAAATCTTGTAGACCACGTTTCTGTTTCCGAGAGTGTCTCGACTTTTACGGATAGTAAAACTAAAAGCGTAGTAGACAACATAGGAATAGTAGACTCTGTTTCTAAACTATTGAACTTAGGGTCATCTGTTCAAAGCAATATCGTAGTCTCAGAGAATGTCTCTAAAATAATTACCTTTGTCGATAAGAGTTTATTGGATAGCATAATTATTTCTGATTCATTATCCCCAATAGTTTTTACTGCGGGGAGTTTAGTAAGGATATTAAGCGACACTGTTGTAATGTGGGATACGCGACAGGTGAGTGTCGGTTCTCCTTTTACCCCGAATAATTTGATCGATGATGTCTCTGTAATTGACACTATAACAAAGAACTTACATCTAAGAGCCTCTTTATCCGAAAATATTCTTGTTTCCGAAACATTTTTAAGGGATCTTAGTTTAAGGCGTTCTTTACAAGACACTGTTCGAGTAAGCACGCCAATACTTAAAAATTTAGATAAGCTATACAGATCCATAAAGAACGAGACTTATTATGTAAGAGACAATACTGTTAGAGATTTGTACTCATTTATTTCTAATTATTTTATATCCTCAACAGATAGAGTTCGCGCAAGAGATACGGTAAGTAAACTTTTATCTGTAGGAATATCTCTTTCGGATTCTATTAATACTTCAGATAGTGTTTATAAAGGATTTAAAACACTTACAAAAGCTTTATCCGATACTATTAATGTTAGTGATAATAAAACCACTTATTTAAGATTATTTAAGTCTCTAGTTGATAATATTCCTATATCTGAATTAAAGACGATAGAATTAAATTTAGGAAGATCGGCGTTTAGTAGGATTAAGGTTTCAGATCGTTCTTATAGAAGTGCTCCTCTTTTACAGAATTTATCGGATAATTTGTTAGTGGCCGATAGCCAAAACATTAATGATACTATTATTACTTGGTTAAATTTATCGGACAATATAATTATTACCGACGCTGTAGAAAAGAGACAAGATTTAGGACTCGATCTAGATGATCACGAACATTTGGTTCTTGAGTTCATTGCCTCAATGGATCCATATTATGGAGAAGGAGAATCTTCACTATTCGCTCTTAATGGCAATCCTGATAAGTTCGGATATGGTATAACACTTTCTTGGCTGAATCGTACTAGCTTTTTGATTCGTTATTGCTTAGACGGCGACGAAACTACCAACTATAGATTAGATAATATTCCTTCTATAGCGGACGGTTTACCACATAAAATTAGAGTGGCTTTTGATAGAAGATCTATTACAGGCGCTTGTTATATATATTTAGACCAAAACTTGTTGTATAGTTTTTCTATCGCGGATTCTGTAGCTAGTCATTTGTTTGTCAAAGGTATTAGAATAGGTGGACATTATTCTGGAGAAGCTGATAAAGGTTGGCAAGGTACTATATATGAAGTTAGAATAAGTAAATCTAAGAATCCTGGGATACTTTATAATGATTCGTTTGCTGCAAATACTCCGTATCAGTGGCATACGACGACCATAGCTACGGCTAAGGCACCAATCGTTGTATCTTCTGGTTGGTCGCACCCGGCCACAGAATTTACGGCCCAAGAATTTGATGTTAATGATGATGATAGAGAGATCATAGAATCAAAGAGCGCCTCATTATCCGACATTGTCGTTTCTACTGATAGTGTTACGCTTGACTTGCCGGATGCTCCGGTTTCTGTAACAAACGTAGTAGCAACAGTTATTTCCGCTGCACAGATAGATGTTTCATGGACGAACGCAGAAATAAGACCTTATCAAATTGAAATTTGGAGAACAGAAGCAGATTAATGGCGCACTTAATTGCTACACTAAATCCAGGAGAAACTACTTACACGGATACAGATATTTTACCGAGTTCGGGATATTTCTATGAGATTTTTGTAATAGACTCGTTTGGGAATAAATCTTTGGGAACACTTAGTAATTTTGTTTCCACGCCGCCTTTATATCTCACTAAAAGCATAAGTGGAGATATAATACAAATAACTGATTCTGCAAATATTGACAAACTAAATCTGCTACCAAAGGATAACGTTTTTGTTTCTGAGTCTATAAGTAGTCAGTTAATTACTTATGCTGCTCTTTGGGATATGAATGAGTTATCGGGAAATATTGTTGATAGTAAAAATGGGATAATTTTAGAACCCTACGCTAATAACTATTATAACATTAGTGCGGGTACTCCGCAAGACCCTGGAGTCATATTAGGAGCCGCCGGAGCCGGTTTTTATAAACGTTCAGCTACTACTGCTTTAGAACCTGGAATGCAAGACTTTGAATTTGAGATAGATGAATGGGTATATACTCCCAATAATGAGTCGTTCCAAATTTCTTATTTAACTGCAGTAGCTAATGCTGGCGTACCTGGGTTTGAATTTTCGTGGACAAATGTGGCGGCGAGTAAGGCAAGAAAGTTCTTTATAAGGGATTCTGCTGGGAATCAGGATACAGTAACTTGGACACATGCTAATATAACAACGGCATATAATAGCGGAGCGTATCACACGCACAGAGTCTATGTTGATAGAAGCGCGAAGACAGCAGAGTATTTTTTAGACGATACTTCATATGGTACGCAGTCCCTACCAAATACGGTCGGTAGTATTACTTCTAGCGGAGTAGGTATTGGGCAAGATTATAGGGCAGGTATAAACAGAGACAATAAAACAATAATATTTAGAGTTTGGCAGAAGCATTATTCTTAAGGGTAGTGTTAAAGGGAGGAATAAATGAAAAGGTACAAAAACGTGTCAGGGTCACCTCTACCCATTGATTGTATCGGCTATACCAAATATATGACGGTTGGAGAAATCGCGTCACTTCCACAGAGTCGTGATGTAAGACATTACTCCATGACTAGAAAATTGGTAGTAGTTAATGAGCGGCGTAATATTGGAGTGAAGCCGCCTGAGAAAAAGAAACCATCGGTTTTTAAAAAACCTACAAAGGTGGTTGAAAAAGAGGCGAAGGTTTTAAATATAAAAAAAGACGGAGATAAATAATGGCGGACTTATTGAATACAAACACAGGTCCAGAACGAGTAGAAGTTATACCCCAGCCTACGGGAGTTATTCAAATTCCTGGTGCGGCTACAGCCATTACTGCATTTATTCTACGATCCACTAAAGCAGGAGCGCCGGTAGATACACCTACATCGGTGACTAGCCTTGATAGTGCGGTAGAGTATTTTGGTAATGCTACTTATTTGGGTGATGCTTATTATTCGATTCAGGGATTTTATGATAATGCGGGGGTAGGAAACGAGGCTATTTTAGTTAACGTTTCTCCCACTGCTTCTGGCGGTACCGTTTATGAGTATGGTCTCGCTGAAGCAGGAGACGCGGGTTATATTTTAGATGAAGGTGAAATAGTTACTGGGTTAAGTATAGTTTCTTATACTGCTAGTACAGGAGCTTTAGTATTATCTGGTTCACCTTCATTAGTAGGTACTGGAGCAAAAGTTGGAGATTATTTTAAAGATGATGATGGTAGATTATTTGCTATTGCTGGAGTTAGCGGGGAAACATTAACTATCGCAACAGGGTTAGTTTCTCTTGTTGGGAATAACGTATATTGTGCGGATGGTATAAATGTTACTTCCACCGCAGGTAAGATTTTACGATTATTTGCCGCAGATAGATTTAATAGTTATGCGGTGGTTCAAGCTGGAGATAGTAGGGGGCAAATCACTTTAACAAACGCTGACAGTCCAACTACTAGTACTACTGTTCTAGCTAGTGGTGGCGGATTTGCTGATATGGGTGCTTCAGTAGGAGATATCCTAATAGATTCTGCTAGTGCTATATTTTATATTACGGAAGTACCAGAAAATGATAGAATAACAGTAGACAGAGTTGGCGTAACAGCTGGTGCTGCTATAATTTATTCTGGAGTAATTAGTATAATTTCAGAAACGAATAGAGCAGCTAGCAATAATGCTTCTTTGAGTTCTCAAAACACAGAAGCGTTTTCTACTGCGGAAGCTGGCTACGGTATTCTTCCAATTTCGGCAGGAACATTTGCTGTTGGCTCTTTAGATGAGCATTTTGCTATTTTAAATAGCGTAGAGTATGAAATTGATAGTTCTGATATTATTGCTAGTGGTACGCTTGTTTCTGGTTTTGATGCTTCAGCTATAGGAATAACATACACATCTGCTACCGGTGCTGTAACGTTTGCTTCAGCTCCTGGGTTAGGATCTGTATCTGCTGGATGTGTTTGGAGAGATGCTTCAAATAACGATTTTATAATTAACGTAGTAGATTCCGGTGCTGATACTATTTATATCGCGCCGAACCAAGTTGTTAATAATGCGGTAGGTTCTTCTATTCGTAGCGGACAAACGAAAATTTACTTTGTAGATACAACGTTTAATCCAGGTACAGCAAACGTTCCTACCTTTTTTGAACCAGCAAATAAGTTGGTAATACCATCTGATGTTGTTGGCGCTGTTGAAACATATTTCATTGCTGATGCTGTTGTTCAGGATTCAGATTATATTGGAACAGCGGCTAACGGAAAAGGTCTTCATGCATTAGATAATACAGATGATGTAGCACTAGTGTGTGTTCCTAGCGTTACTTCTCGTGTTGTACAAAACGCTCTTATTGATTATTGCGATACTTATCGCGGTGCGGATTGTATGGCTCTTTTGACAATCCCAGAAAATATTCGAACAGCCGAAACAGACCGAGTTATAGTTTCTACCTCTATTAGTACAATATCAAACGGGTTAGTAGAAAGCACGGTATATTTTTCTGGTTCACCGTCATTAAATAACGTATCTATTGGTGACTTATTAGTATTTGGTTTAAACAAGTACATTATCACTCTTATTGACGAAGTAAATTATAACGTAACAGTAGAATCTACTTCTATTACTGGTTCTGGATCGGCCACGATTGTTTCACCAAGTGCAGTAACTTATAAAGAAACAATTGTTAACAATCCTAGTAAGGTAGCGGCTTGGTATTACAATCACGTTAAAGTACTTCGTTCAACAGATAGTGCTATTCTTACGGTAGATCCTATCGGTCACGTAGCGGGCGTAATGGCTCGTATTGATGCAAATATTTCAATCGGTGGTGTAAGTAAAGCTCCTGCTGGTATTTCTGCTGCAGGTCTAGCGGGTACAGTCGGACTAGATTTGTCCATTTCAGAGAAGACAGAGGGTGGTCCTCTACGTCTAGCTTACATCAACCGTATTACTGAGTTTCCTGGTGCAGGTCGGATTATCTTCGGCGCTTATACCGCCGACAGTGGAACATCTCCTGCGTTCACGGCTGAAGAACAACTTATCCAAGTTATTAGAACAAATATGTTCATTAAGAAGTCGCTTGAGAGCGGTCTTCGTTCTTATATTTGGGAGAATTTCTCACCAGCTACCCAGCTTCAAGCTGAGAATGCTATTAAGTCGTTCCTCAGAAATAACTCTTACCTATTCCCTGCTGGAGTGCGGGAAAACGATCAATTTAGGGTTATTAGCGTAACCCCAACAGCTGAAGCTCTTGCGAAGGGACTTATGAAGTTTAGAGTACAAGTTCGTACAAATATCGCATTGAGATTCATTGAAATTGCTCTCGAATTCCCAATTCCACAGGCTGCGGCGTAAGGAGGGGATGTCATGGCAAGAAGTTCAAAAGTAGATGCATTAGAGAAATTTCGGTTTACCGTATCCTGGGAAGGTATTACGAGAGCCGGTTTCCATGATGTTTCTGTACCAAAACAGTCAGTAACAAAAGGTGAATATCGTGAAGGTAATGCTCCGGATAACGTTCAATTGTTTCCTGGACTAGCCAAGATGGAAGACGTAACTATGTCGCGTGGTTTGACTACAAATCAGGACTTTTATACGTGGGCTAAGGAAGTATTTGATCCAACGGCTCTACCTGAAGGTCAGCCTAACGTACAAAAAGGTGACGTAGTTCCACTTGGTCAGAGTACCGAATTTCGTAGAAATATCACTATTACGTTGTGGCGGCGCGATGGAGTTCCATCTAAACAATGGACACTCTATAATGCATGGCCGGTTTCTTTCCAACCTTCTTCGGATCTAAATGCTTCCGAAGATGGTGAGAAAGCAATGGAACAGCTAGTAGTTGGATATGAAACTTTCACTGAGTTAACTGGTTCTGAAATTACTGCGCCCACTGCTGGGGCAGATCAGAATCCTAACGTCTAATAATCAACAATTCGGGGGAGGAGATTTATTTCTCCTCCTCCTATTTTAGGAGAGAAGTATGAAGGGAAATTGGGCGGATAAGCTTAAGGGCGGTAAAGCAGATAAAAGTAAACCTAAAGATTTTAATTCTAAAGCCCTAAAAAAAGGGGCTAAGGTTGAAAGAGAACACACAAAGAATAAGAAAGTTGCTAAAGAAATAGCCATGGATCATTTAAAAGAATTCCCAAACTATTATACTAAATTAGAGAAAATGGAAAAGTCTTTAAAAAAGGGAAAGAAGAAATAAATGGCACGATCCTCTCGCGTAGACGCTGTAGAAAAGTTTAGGTTTGGTGTATCTATACTTAACGTATCGTTTGATCCCATAGCTTTAACACAAAACCTAACTTCATTCTTAAGGGCTGGTTTTTCTGAAGTTTCTTTACCTAGACGTACAGCTACTGTTTTAGAATACAGAGAAAATATAGATGCTGCGCACATATTCTATTCTGCCGGAATAACTCGCTTTGAACCTATTGTTATGCGTAGAGGAGTTACCAGCAGTTCCGATTTTTATCGTTGGGTAACAGATGTTCACGATATAACCATACAACCTACTACGGGTATTATGAGGGGTAATTCTGATCCTTCTGAAGGCCCGCCAGAAGATAGTATGAGTTATAGAAGAGACGTATTGATTACTGTTTATGGACGCGGAGGAGCATTGTCGGAAGTGCCGATAGCAGGAAAATATCTCGGACTAAATAGGATAGAAAACGTAGCGGGAGCAGCTGGATTAAGTGCGTTGGGAGTTGGGGATGTTGTTAAAGCGTGGGTATTACACAATGCGTGGGTAGCATCATATTCTCCTGGCGATACCTTATCGGCAAAAGAAGATTCAGCTAAGTTAATAGAAGAAGTAGAAGTAAGATACGACTCATATGAAGAGATTACACCAGAAACCTTACTTAATCGCACTATAGGAAATATATTCTAATGGCACGAAGCGCACACTATGATCCTTTAGATAAGTTCCGATGGAGAGTTTATATCTTATCTCCTGCTGGTACAAATTTTATTAGGGCCGGATTTACTGAGTGTTCCTCTCCTTCCGTTACTTTTATGACTAAAGAGTACATGGAAGGTGGAAGACATATGAATCCGGTGCTATTAAATGATCGAGGTTCTTTTAAACCGATAGTATTAAAAAGAGGTGTGATCTCACAACCAAACGCAAGCGATTTTGCTGCTTGGATGGAGAGAGCATTTGAAGCAATATCTGATAGTACTACTGATAGACACTATAGAAGAGATATCGTAATAGAACATTTAAACAGAAACTCTGACACAGTTAAACGTTACATTATGAGAAACTGTGTTCCTATTACGTATGAAACAGGAAGCGATTTTGGAGCAGGAGACGATTCTGGGTTTAGTATAGAATCGTTATCTTTTCAGTATGAAGGCTTCGAGGAAGAATCTTTCGATACAAAAACAGAGTTTAAATTTACGGATATATTGAAAGCATTTTAGGAGGAAGTATGCTTATCGAATTACCTTGTGGTTTACTAAAAGACGGTATTATATACGACAGAGTTAATGTAGAAGAGATTAAGGGGAAACAACAAAACTACCTACAAAATGTAGATATGGTTTTAAACAATTTTGGTCACGTTCCAAAATTGATCGAGGATTTGGCGGTTGATTATCAAACAAAAGAAGGACTACCTTGTTCCATACCAGCGAAAGATGCTGTATGGTTACTCCCTACGGAAGACATCGAAGTAATTCTTCTTAAAATTCGTGAGTTTACTTATGGTAATGTTTATGCTATGCCCACTGTTTGTAGTGAGTGTGGTAAGCAACAGTTTAAGAAGATTGAATTAAACTCGTTGGAAATTAAACCGATAGCTGACAAGAAAGTAAGAACAAAAATATTACATTTACCAAAAAAGAACGTTGATGTAGAAGTTAAATTACTTTATCTTAAGGATCTTTTTGATATGTTCGCAATGATGAAAGATCAAAAGACTTCCTTATTTACGGCTACAGTGGCGTTATCGGTATTGAAAATTGGGGATAAATCTCCTATAACTAAAACAGATTTAGATGATATTCCCGTAACGGATTTACAACTTATCGAAGAAGTTTATATGGGTTTACGTGGAGACGTAGATTTACAGATCACTCATACTTGCGATGCTTGTAATAAAGATTACCAAGCTCCTCTTCCTGTTATGGACCCACTTTTTTTCGCCCAGTCGGTGACCCCTATAACGTAATACCGACAGACTATATTGATCATAAAACTGACTTGTTTAATGATTATGCTTATTTTGGTCAGGTTTTTAGATGGGGTCCAAGTCAGATAAATGAGATGAATTGGAAAGATCGTAAAGAACTTTTAGAAGCACATAAAAGTGCAGTTCGAGAGTTAGAGAATGGCCGCAAATAGTAACATCACAATTACGCTAGTTCTACAGGATAAAGCTACTGCTGGAATGAAAAAAGCTACTCAGCAGGTGCAAAACTTTAGAAACGAGATTAAGCAGTTCAATAGAAACTTGTTTACAGCTGCGGCTTTAATAGCAACGTTTGGAATAGCTTTTAAAAAGTTAACCGACGTAGCCAAATCCGGAGCATCGTTTGAGTACATTCGTAAACAGTTTGCTGAAATGTTTAAACCAGAGTACTTGTTTAAATTACAAGAATTCTCTAGAGGAACAGTTGATGCGTTAACAACGATGCAAGAAGCCATTAAAATGAAAATGGGCGGCGTTAAGGCCGATTACATGGAAAACATTTTCAAGATGGCCCCCGGATTTGCGAAAGTATTAGGAAAGAATCCGGCAGACGTTGTTAAAGAACTAGGCGATGCTTTTCGTACAGCCAATCAGAGGCTTCTTCAAACCTATCTTACCACATTAAAAGTAAACAACCAGTTTCAGATTGGTATCAAGTTAAACAACCAAACGACCAAGAGTTATGGTTCTGCAGCTATGAACTGGAATACGTTTAGTCGTATAGCTATGAATGAACTAATGCAGAAGCAGATTCAGTTGAACAAAGGAACTGAAGATTCATTAGAAATATTCATGCAATATAGCGCGCAGGCGAAGAGTTTAAAGGATCAGTTCGGTGAATTAGTTGCGCGGGGTGTTAATCCATTAGTTAAGGCTATGTCTAGAGTCACGGGTACGATGTTTCAAAAATTGTACATGATGATGACTGACACTAAACAAAAAGTTATTAGAAACGGTCTTATTGATTTAACCAGGCATGTTATAATGTTCTCTGGAGCATTAATAGGTCTTGTAGCTGGTTTTTCTGCGTTTAGTATTTTACTTGCTCCATTAGGATTTACTTTAACTGGTATAGCTGGGGTATTAACTATAGCTTTATCCGGACTAAAAGCTTTTAGAAACGAAGGTGAAAGTTGGGGAAAGACTTTCGCTAACATGGGTACTACGCTTCAAATGTTCTGGGAAGCTTTTAATTCGTTTGATTCTAAAACGGGTAAGGCTACCTTTAGCGGGGATGTTTATGAACGTTTCAAGGCTTTTCCAAAACAATCCAGAGATAATATTTGGGGATTAATAAAGGCTCTTATTACACTTAAAGAAACCTTAATAGGTGTTGGTAAGGGATTTATGTATGTTGTTGATTCTGCCGGGGCTCTGATAGCAAAGGTGGGGGGATTGTTTGGGTGGAGTAAGGGGAAACAAACCACTAAGGGATGGCTTAGTGGAGCAGAAAATATAGGCAAGATTCTTGGTGGAGCAGCGGCTGTTGGATTAATACTCAAGGGAATATCTACTATAGGCGGCGGTGCGTTTGGATTAGGTAAACGTGGTATGAGTCCTTTGTTACCTTTATTCGTTTCTGATGTAGGAGCAGCGGCTGGTGGTATTCTTGGTAAATTGGGATTTATGGGAAAAGCTGGTTTAGTCGGTTTGGCTGGGGCGGCAGGTTATGGCGTAGGTACTCTTCTTGATAATATGCCTAAATGGTTGGGAATGGATAGATCTTATTCGGATGCTATATCTGATTGGATGGTTAGTGAGGATAGAAAGAGACACGGAGATTTTAGCGAAGACGGGATTGCCCGTACAAGAGGATCATATAAAAGTGCTATGGAAAATACTGCTGCACAAACAGATTTTGCTTCTTCTGCTGATATGAGTTCTATGGACCCAGCTATAGCGGAAGAAATAGCAAGATCAAATGGGTATTTAAAACAACTTGTTACAAACAGTCAACGAACAATAACTAATCCAAAAGATTCTGTGTTTTTACCACAATAGGTGAAGAATGAAAGCTAATTTCTATACACGATTAGGACTTGTAAAAGCACAAATTATTCCGGATTTATCTGAAGAGACGCAGGAAAACAAGGATTATATTTCAGACATAAAATCTTTTGCTATTATGTATCTTAACCCAGATTCATGGACAGATACCAAATCAGCAAATTGGATTAAACATCAAGTTCCTGGCAGAAGTGATCCTATACAACAATGGTTGGCTAGTGGTGTTCGTTCCGTTAGTTTTGACGCTTTAGTTACCGCTGATTTAGCGGATGACGCTGGTTTAGATCCCAACGGAGGTAAGAAACTAAATCCTCTATCTTCAAAATTATCCAGAGGTGCTATAACTACCAGACTCGGTAATATCGGTAGACAGATGTTTAATATTCCCGATATTTCTATACCGGATATGAGTAGTTCGCTTGCTCCTTCTTCTTTTTATGAGGGATATTCTAGTAGTGATTTTCTACCACTATCCATAGCGGATCAATTAGATTATTATAGAAGTTTAGTTTATCCTGTTGTGGAAGGGGCTATTACCAAGTCACCGTCTCCTGTTAGATTGCTTGTAGGAACAACTTTGGGACAGCGAACATTAGAAAATTCTAGTTTCGTTGTAGACAAAATAGAAATAAAAATCACTAAACAATATCCAGACTTAACCCCAATAGAGGCTATTGTATCCTTTAACTTATCCGAAATTGTAGATGCTGTTATTTCTTCTGACGACGTCTTTTAGGAAAAACTATGGCACGATTTAGATCGGGTACAAGATATACAAATGGGATCTTTACATTAGATCGTAGTAATAAACCTTTTATGGTTTTGAGAGAACCTCTTATTATTGACGAATCAGAGGACGATACTTATATAACTGTTGAGGGAGGTTTTGAAAATAGACCTGACTTAATATCTTATAAGGTTTATAAAAGAGCCGATTTAGGATGGGCTATTATGGACATTAATAGCATTCAAAATCCGTTTCTAGAACTTACGTTGGGGGTGGTACTTAGAATACCCTCACTAAGTAAAATACTAAGTGCTATTTCAAAACTTAACTCTGATATAATATAATGTATATAGATACCTCTTTAATGAGAACACCCTTTCTGAAAATCAGAATGGGGCCTCCTATGAACAATAAGGGAGTTACGAAACTAGTGGACTTACCCCCACACGTAGCCTCCCTTTTGTCTATGTTCGAATATAACCAAGTAATTGACGGTGGACAAAGTTCTATAGGACAGGTTACGTTAAATTTTGTTGAGGGTAGTTTTAACGACTCCGGTACAGGGATGGGTAAAGTAGGTACAGATAATCCCGGATCTTTGTTAGACTTAATGTTGGATGTAAATAGTTCCGAAGCAATAAGATATATAAAACCAGAAGAAATAGATAAGAGTATTAAACAGGTAGAAGAAACAAGAGCTGTAGAAGAAAAGACTTTATTAAACTCTAAAGTATACGGAACGTCTTTATTAGATTCTTTACAAAAAAGCGCAGACGCTGCTCTACAACAAGAACAACAAAATAGTAGTGAGGCTGTTTTTCTATTCCAAGAGCGTAACGTAGTAGAAGTAACTTGGGGTTATAGAGAAGCTGATGGTGGAACAGAACCTCTTTTACATTCAAACACAGTCGTTGGACAAATCGCTAGAATTATTCATCGTGCCCATGAAAGCGATATCCCAACATTAGAAATATTTGCCATAGACTACGGTAGTGGTGAGTTTTCTAAGTTAAAACCAGAGGTTGGTCTTAATTTTAGTAGAGGTGTTTGCGCTAAAAGATTGAAACTAACTAATCAACAAATGATGGATAAACGTTCTTATTCCGGTGTTGCGGCAAATGAGCCGGGGATGGTAGATGATGTTGTTCGGGCTGTTGCTACTTTTATCCCCAACTGCGAAACTAACATTAAGTTAACAGACGAAGAACGTAAATTAGATTTGCAACAAAAATCAAGTAATCGTACTTGGGCTAGTGGGATGACTCTTAATGAGTTTTTGAAAGATCTAGCTGAAAAATTATACGCTCATTATTGGGTATCTTCTAGAATCGATAAAGAAACAGGAAAGTTAATTCATGTAATTAATGTTGTTTCCCGTATTCAAAAAGAATCAAAAGTCACGTATTGTTTTTCTTGGAAGGGTGGAGAGAAAGAACAGAAATATCCAAGTACCGTATTTAACACGGTTAAAAGTTTTACTTTATCTTTATTTCCAGAAGGTGGTCAGGGCGGTAGTTCCTCTGGGGTAGATACAGAAAATAAGTTGATGATAGGAGATTCATCCCCGGTAACGGTACAAATGGTGGCAAAAGATAAATCAGAAGCAAAGCTTATTGAGTCTACTGCTACCGAAATAAAGTTTGATAATACCGTACTAAATGGTGCTGGCAAGTATCATGAATCTGCCGGGGTAAGTGACCATCAAGCCACTTCCAAACTATACGCCGGAAGAATGTCGAGAGCTTTGCGGTTAGACTTTATTACGTTAGGTATTCCTTTATTTGGCCCCTCTACTATAAACATGTTTAATATTGGTCGTAGATATAGCGGTGAATACTATGTTTTATCCGTTGCTCATCGTATTTCCGCAAGTGATGGATATATTTGTACAGTTATGGCCAATACAAATGCTATTGCAAAGGGTGGGGTAACAAATAGAGATTCTATGGTCCAAGAACCAGTATTACCAGAAGTTGAAGTAACACTTATGGGTTCATCGGATACTGATATAGAATCCACGGAACGGGCTAAGAAAGGCGATAAATAATGGCCATACCTATTCGTGGTAGAGACAAAGATTTATATTACTTTGGTTGTTCTAAAGCCATTGTTATAGATAACAAAGACCCCTTACATAAAGGTCGTATTCGAGTTCATAGCCCCGTATTTGGTGAAACATCGTTCATTAATTATCTTACACCTGGGGACGGCTTTTATAGTCCCCCAGATATAGGATCAGTGGTATACGTCGAAGCTGGGGGTGGAGATAAAGATTATCCAGTTGCTACCCATACTGTAAATGACGGTTTAGAGTCAAATCCTGATACGCCGGAGGTGTTTAGGAGAGATGTTCCTACTAATAGGGGTTGGGTGTCACCTGGACCCCTTAATGCATCTGGAACTCCAATAACTCATGCGGGCGGTCATTCCATTGAATTTGACGACGGTTTAGCAACGGTAGACGAACGAGGTAATGTAACTCACACAACAAGTGGTCGTGGAATACGAATAAAAACCTCTACGGGTCATACTATAGAATTAATAGAAGATGACGTTAATTCTAGCAATAGAATACGTATTAAAAATAAAGATAATACTATATTTATTGATGTAGATTTGTCCAGTGATGTAATAGAGATAGATGCTAATAACGTTAAGTTGGGGACTAATGCCGCCCAATCAATAATAAGAGGGGATGCTTTTAAAACATTCTTTGAGGCGCATACTCACCCAACTCCTGCGGGACCAAGTGGACCTCCATTTCAAACGATGACTGTGGGTACCGAACTTTCAGACAAACATAAGGTGGAGTAATTATGGGCCTAAAATCAGACATAGAAACTCTAATAGGAGCAGCTTATGATGCTGGTGGAAATCCGGATAATAGAGATGCTGTTATAAGCACTTATTCAGATGAATTAGCTACAGCCATAAAAAATTATATAGAATCATGTTCGGTTAGCGGAGCTACTATTACAGGACCAGCGGTATAAATATGATAAAAGATTTTTTAGGTAAGGCATTAAAATGCCCTATAGTTAATAAATTTATACCTCAATCTGGAGAAGATTTGATTTTCCAAGATATCCAATTATTAATAATGACAAATTTTGGAGAGCGGGTAATGAGGCCAGATTTTGGTTGCAATTTATCGGCTAGATTGTGGGATAATTTAGACGTAGCTGCGTCTGAAGGCACAAGAGATATTATTAAAGCTATAAATAAATTTGAACCTAGAGTAACGTTGCTTGATGTGACCCCTTCAAAAAATAGAACAAAAGGGCTGGTATTTTTTAATATACGAGTATTAATCAAAACAACTAACACAGTAGCTAACTTAGTATTTCCATTTAAGCCAGTAACAGAAATGAGTCAGAGGTAAACGATGGCCACGAAAGATATTGACTATATTGCAAAAGATTTTGATTCGATAGTAGATGCATTAATTACTTATGCTACTGTAAACTATGGAACTGGTACAGCTGGAAACAGACAATGGACCAGTTTCAACGTGGATGATTTTAGCCGAACATGGCTAGAATTAGTAGCCTATGTTGGAGATTTAATATTCTTTTATTTAGACGTACAAGCTACGCAGAGTACGTTAGAAACAGCGACTCTTAGACAGGCGGTATTAAATATAGCTAAACAATTCGGCTATTATGTTTCTACTTCTACGTCTGCCTCTGGCACAGCCACTTTTACTTTATCGGCCACAGGCAATTATAGTCCTACCGGTGCTATTCCTGTAGGCACTAGGTTAGTGGCCCAAAATGGGGCAGAATTTTTTACGACCCAACTATCTAATCCTGAAACATTGGTTGTTTCTATACCAGTATTACAAGGAACACGAAGAACAGAAAGTTTTAAAGCTAGAGGGGTACAAAACGAAGAAGTTATTTTAGGTTATTCTTCGATGGTCGTTGATCAACTTATCTCTACAGTTGAGTTTATATCTCCGATAGTTAAAGTAAATGGTGATCAATATACTTTGGTCGATACTTTTATCAGAAGTTTGCCCGCAGATACCCATTACAAAGTTTCGTTGGATTCTTCTGGTAAAGGTACATTAGTGTTTGGAGATGGTGTATTTGGACGTCAATTATCCCCGAATGATTCTATACAAGTGGAATATAGAACTGGTGGTGGAACTATAGGAAATATACCAGTTAATACTCTAACGACTTTATCAGATCCTTTGAACTTCGTTATTTCAGTTACTAACCTAACGGAATTTAGTGGTGGTACAGATGAACCTTCTATCGCTCAATTAAAAGCAACAATCCCATATGCTTTAAATACAATAGAAAGAGCGGTAACTTTAGAGGATTATGCTAATGTAGTATTAGCAAATATCAGTGGCGTAGCTAAAGCTTCCGCAGATTCTAATTTGGTCGATCCCGGTACAGATATTGACGTTTATATTGTTCCTGCTGGTACTAGTATTACTAACATAACTGATAATACTGTTTTAAAAGCGGAAATAGAAGATTTTCTAGATAAGCGTAAATTAGTCACGACCACCTTTACTTTAAAAGACGCTTATGGTGTTAATGTTTTATTTAAATTACTAGCTTATCTGTCTTCTGGTGCTTCTAGAACGATTGTTCAGACAAATATATCAGATGCTCTATCTGAATTTTTTGATTTTAATACCGGAGATACGGATGATAAAGGTACTAAATTTGCTCAAAAAATAAAACTTAAAGATTTACAAGCGTTAATTTCTACTCTAGAAGGTATTGATAGATTTGAATTTATAAGATGTACTTATCGGCCAAATCCAATAGCTACAGCTAATGCGAATTATTTGGTTGCTCCTATAGAAATTTTTTCCTCTTGTGATGAATATGAGTGGCTTTTAGGTGCGGATTATAATGCGGCATCTCCAGTAAATAATACTTATTCCGTATTTAAAAAAATTAATGGTAAAGTTACATCATTAGACGCAAATAGTTTAACTGATACAATGTTGAATTTTTCTGTTTTAGAGAGCACCTCTACCGGAGTAAATACGTCTGGTACCAGTATTTTATACGATTCTACTAAAACATTTTTAGTAAATGAGTATGTTACAAATTATCTATTAGTGGACGTAGCGAACAACATTTGGTCTATTAGTGCTAATGATGCACACTCTATAACTCTTTCTGCTACAGCATTAAATGACGCTGGCGTATCTGCGGTAACTAGTGGAGATTATAAAATAGTTAAAAGTTTTATAGGTAAAAATATTTTATTCAATGACTATCTTTATTCGGGCGCATCTGCTATACAATATAATAATCATAACACTGTTTTTTATGTTGGAGGGTCTTTTCATACTATAGGTACTATTGGTGATATTTTTCAAATATCAATGCCGCAAACAGCGACAGGAAGTTTTGGTATTCCGGCCACAGCCACTTCATTTACGGTGGATACCCCATCAGCAGGGTTTGCACAAGTTCAATGTGCGGGGGATCCTGATTTAAGCGATGTTTCTGACAATCCTACAGATTATTCGTTAGTTACCTCTGATTTAAATGTATACAATGTTAGTGGCGCTGATGACATACTAAAAACAGTAAACGTATTGTTTGATTCTTCGGTAACTTCTGTTCCTACTATTTCATCTTTGGGAACACCAATAACTATAACAAAACCGTATTATCCAGATAATTCAGAAATATGTGTTGTAGCTGGCCTAGCAGATTCTGAATCTGGCACTGGTATAAAAGCTTTAGGTACAATTGTTTTAGATTCGGCACTCACAAAAGCAAATATTCCAGATCATACTACATTTACTATTAGTGACGTACAAAAAAACATAGCAGCAAATGGTGCTGTTCGGGTTTATTCCCCAGTAACTTTTACTTCAGAAGTAACAATAACTACGACTTCCGCACATAATATTGCTGTGGACGATTATGTATTGATCGACGGTGTTACTAATGATACTTTCAATTGTTCTACTCCTTTTAAAGTTACAGCAGTTACAACTTATACCATAACTTACGAACAGCCATTATTAAGTGACGCTACTTCCGGCAGTGGGACAGTAACAAGAATAACTACGTTTGCTTTTAAATCTAATTCTTCTTCGGTTACCGTTGGAACGCGAACAGCTAATGTTATTGATAAAGTATCTGTAGCGGATTATATGAATAGCGGGAATGATAATGCTGTAATTCCCGTAATTATAGACATTGGATCAACTACTAATGCCGCTAGTATTAAAACTGTAATTATAAATGCTATAAATACACAGGCTAGTTCTTATACGCATTTGCGTATAGAAGCTTCAAACGGAAATACTCAAATGGTTAATGTAACGGATGAGGTAGTAAAGTTGCTAAATCATACACCTGGTAGTGAGGGAAATCTTCCTATAGTATTAATATCACCGGCTGTTTCTGGACTTACTTTTAATGGTTTTACAGGTGGATTAAATTCCGGGCATAGCACTCCAGCTTCGTTGGTCATCATTCCTGGTAATACCGATTCTGTAAATGATTTTGGTCGAAAAGTTTCCGATGATAGCATCGTTGATAATATTATATTTAGAACCTCTAAGTATCTTGGAGATATAGCCAATTTAAGAGCATATGAAATACCAGAACTTTTAGAAAGCGATATTGATTTTGATCTTAGGGGCGGCGTAGAATAATAATTAAAGGAGATATTATGATTAAGTTAATTATAGAAATAGCATTGGTAGTGGTAATTGTTTGGGCGGTTAAGAAATATATGCCACAATCTTGGAAAGATAAGATTAAATCTATTTTTAAAAAGATAGTATAATTAGGAGTCTTTAATGGCGGTATTAACTGGACCTGGATTAGTAAAAGATCTAAAGGCAATAAGTTCCAAACCAAATGAGATAACTCTATCATTCGAAAAACCATTAGATTTTTCTTCTGAAGACGAGATAATTATTTGTCGAAGAAAAGATTCTTTTCCTTTAGAGCTGTATAATAATGATCCTACATTTTCGAGTAAAGTTAAAACATCAGGATTTACGGACTTATCTCAGATAGAAATATATAGAGCGAGTGAAATTTTAGGAACGGTTGGTATTGGATATAATGGAAAATTACAAGATTTATCTGCCACATTTCCTGTTGATCCGCCATTAACCGGAAGAATTCTTAGAGACTCATTAAGTCATCATTTTCGAATATTAAGTAATACTGCTACGGAATTGATTGTTAGCGGTTCTCCCGCATCGGGACAATATGTTGTGCTGGTAGATTTTCCAAATACTAATAAACCAGCTATCACGGGCACTATAAGTGCTTTGGGAAATACACTTTAATAAGGAGTAATATCCTGTGGCAAGTACTGGCGTAACATATGCTCATGATGATGCATTTGCTGATTTTACAGAAGGTGTTTGGGGAGCATGGACCAATCCTAAAAATGCTTATAGTTTAGATTCGACCTATGCTTCTCAAAGCTCTGTTGGTTCAGGAGGTTGGGGAGAGTGGTATCATTTTTGGGATGGTTCGACCAATTTAAGTGATAAAATTCCCACTGACGCCACTATTGATGGTGTCGAAATTAAGCTTACTGGTAGTAGACTTGGGGGCACAGGTACAGATTATGCTAGATTAGCCGGGTTTATGACTTGGAATACCGGAAGCAATTATACCGCAGCTGGTGCTTCTTATCGTAAGGATTTTACTTCAAATACCGACGCTGAAATCACGTTCGGAGGTCCAACAACACTGTGGGGAAGAACTTGGACCAAATCTGATTTTGAAACAAATAATTTTGCCGTAGCTTTTTATTTATATGCTATAAGCGGAACGGCAACTGGGGCGCAAGTAGATTATATAACAGTTAACGTATATTATACTGAAAGCGGTGGAACTCATTCAGATACGGATAATATTGCTGTTAGTGAATCAATAACGGTAGAAATACCCGGATATGGTGTTTCTGATGTTACAAAGAGTTTATCTGACACAACTAATGTTTCGGATTCCACCTCTACTGGAATTATTGCTGCTTTTCTAACAAGTACTAAAACAGATAATATTAATGTTACTGATACTGTTACAAAGAATCTTTATCTTGGTATATCTGGGGCGTCTTTAACAGATACGATTAGTATTTCTGAGAGTACGTCTACTAGCGGATTGAACCAAAGTACTAGTATTTTAAGTAACGCAGTAGTATCTGAAAGTCTTACTTATAATCTTACGCCAATAATTAGTCTATCAGACACTATTACAGTATCCGAAGTAGTTAGTCCGTCTTTGCCGTTAAATAGACTAACTGATACAATTTCAGTAGTAGATTCTACTTCTACGTACATGGAATTGAATAAGAGTATTAGCTCAAGTGTATCTGTTAGCGATTCTGTTTTGCCATATAAGAGAGTTTTTGATGTAAATTATATTGAAGATTACTCTCAAACATTTATTCCAAATGAATTACGTTATAGAATGATTTCTTTTACAGCTCTTGATTTGAGTGTAGAACCAAATATATCATACGAAGCTACTTCAGCGATTATTTCGAATACAGAACATAGAATTTATTTTAATCCACCTGTAAAAATAGATCAAAATCGTCCTCTAGTTTATACTATTTTACAAGAATTTTCGGACTATACTGCACCATCACAAAGTTTAGTCGGCCAATTTGGTTATATTGATAATATCTTAAATACTTATGAAGCAAAGAATAGGGTTGGTACTGGATTAGAAGATGATCAATACTATTACTATACAATTTTTGTCCACAAGAAAAATAAGAATGTAGCACAAACATCTTATGCAGTTTACGATGATCCTAATTCTACACAACAAATAGCGTTGTCCATAAAAAACGAAAACTTTGATACTCGTTTAATGAATTATTGGCCAAACGTATTTAAACAACTAGATACAACAGACGATTTAGAAGATTTGATGAAAGTCTTTGGATTTGGCTTTAATGAGTTATATGGCTCGGTAAAAACTTTTAATTTAACAGATCCTGATAAAATGTTATATTCTATTTTACCTAATAAAAGTTTACAAACAGGTTTGAGTAATGTTTCTTCTAGTATGGGTGTAGATCATATGAGAAGAATCGTTACAGATTTATTACCTACTTGGCAACTAAAAGGAACTAAGCAGGGTATCGTAGATTTTATACGAATATTAACAACTTGGGATGTTACAAATGGTACTAAAGACGCTTCTGTAATTGTGGATGAAACTTCTATTTCTACTGAAGATCTTAGAGCATTAGGTTTTTGGTCGGCCGCACCAGAATATACTTTTACAGTAACCGCCGCCGATGCCACAGCGGGGGCTACTTATACTAACAACGGAAATACTTATACTGTTACAGGAACAATAACTGGCGGGACAACACTAGAAACTACTGGACCCGCTATACCAGAAGATAGTGGTATATTAACAAAAATGAGCGGTACTGGAGATAGCACTATTGTGTTTTCCACCTTTGCTTCTACTCACGGTAATATGCGTTTATTCGGTAATATTAGATCTTATCCTCCCATGTCTGATGGTATAGATGCTACGCCTGTAACATATACTTATGATAATATTACCGGGTACGTACAATATTCTACCTGTGATTTATCAGAAGTTCAAGTGGGCGATAGATTCTTAGACGGAGAAGGTAATTTCTTTATAGTTAGAGAAGTATTTGTTTCTTCTAATAGAATAAGATTAGATACGGATTTACCTCTTGATGATACTGGTGGAGGATTTATTTATCAAACCACAGCATTAAGAGATGCCGGTAGATTCTATTCTCCGACTTCTAGTTCAGGTATTAGAATTCCTGGGTATTTTACTTTTAGAGAATATGATGTTATTATAAATAATATTGCATTATATGTTGGAGCAATGACTAGTACGCTCACTATAAATTCTGATGGAACAACAACATTAACAGATTCTTTGGCGGATTTTGGGAATGTGGATAGTCTTGTGGGTAATTATATATTACCGAGACAAGATAAAGTTAATGAAATATTTGTTATTTCGGGCAACGATTCTACTAGCATTACAATGCTTGGTGTTGTACAGAATACAGTGATGGAAGGAGAATACGCGGTTCTATCTCCTTTAAATGCTTTACGATTTACTAAACTATTAACTTATATGAAAGAATTCGAGCCATCATTTGCAAGAGTGGCTTTTCAGTTTACATAACAGGAGAATTTAATGTCTAAGCTTTATAATTCTTTTAGACCTAATAAATATTATCGGAGTAAGTTCCAAGAAGCTAAATATTTATTGGCATCAGAAGCCACTGATTTACAGCTCGAATCTTTTGAGCAGCTCCGAAATCACATTAAACAAACTTACGGAGATGTGTGTGTTAGTGATGCCTTTCTCGTAGAGAATAAAAGTGGTACTTTAGTTGTTAGACCAGGAGAAGGATGGTGTGATGGATTACCATTCCTGTTAAAATCTGGAACAGACGCACTAGTAAATGGTGGTACGTTACCTCTCAATACTACTGTAACCGACCTATCAGCAACGTCTACGGATGTTGGTGGTAAAGCTATTACTTTTAATTCTGGGGGAACTACACCAGCACTGGCTTATTCTGTTGTTATTGAAGCCCTAGAAGAACTCGTTAAAGCCTCTGGTTCACCAGAAACGGGAGTCGCTATCGATCCTTTCTTGATTGGAGAAAATCTTTCTGAGACTACTGAATTTAAGGGTAGATTAATCTACAAAATTCACGTAGTTCCTTCTGCTGATTTGACTAACACTCCAACGTATCCTTTATCTGGAAGTACATATCATTACGTTAATGAAATTTCTGTTACACCGACAGCTTCGGATCTTAAAATAAGCAGTGTTTCTTTAACTGCTTTATCAACCGAGGGAGCTAACTGCTCCGTTACTTTTCTAAACACGGCTAAGAAAATACCTTATTCTTCCCCAGATGTAGATGAATATATTTATGGACAATTAATAGATTCGGACGGAAATAATTTTACAATTATAGACTCTTCTTTTACCGGATCTGGGGAAACAGTAACATTTCTTATTAGCAGAGAACCTGCGGTAGGAGACGATGCTGCCAAAACAACAGTTCCAGTAACTGTGCAAAATGTTCCTTTTAGGTTGGTAAAAAGAGACCACTATGTTGTTGATTCAGCTACGGGAATATCGACAGGAAAGAGATATTTAAAAGTCGCTACTTTTTCATATTCTACTCCGACCATTTCGAATCTAGAAGATACTCGGGCAGTTACTGAATTCCGAGACCACAATCATGATGGTACTCAAGGTGAAGCCTCTGTTATACGCCCAACTCAAATAATAAGTACTGGTTCAATTGCTGGTACCGCTATTTCTGGAACTACTATAGCTAGTTCCGGCGCAATTACTGGAGGTAGCGTAGCAACAACGGGGAATATTACTACGTCTGTAGGGAATATTGTTGCAACGAGTGGGTATATTTCTTCTGGTTCAACTATTTCTGCTAGTGGGAGTATTTCTTCTAATACAGGAAATTTTAATGCTACAGGTGGGAATGTTAATGCTCTTGCTGTGAGTCCTAATGGAGTTATCGCTGGAAGAAGTATTACCGCCACTGAAAATATAGCTGCTACCGGAGCTATTACTGGGAGTAGTGTAACAACAACCGGGGATATTACTTGTGGGGCGCACCTTAGTACTAGTTCCTTTCAGGCAAATTCAACGGGTTATTTTGCTGATACATTAACAGCACATGATGGTCTTTATGTAAATCCGGCCACGGGAGATTCGTCTGGTTTATCATTTAAATTTTATGGGGATTCTTTTCCTGCAGCTTGGGGAACAATTAATTCTAATGGTACGTCTGGACGTACTTGGAATTATTCTGGCGGTTCTCATACGTCGGGTAGTGGAATTTATAGAATCAATTTAAGTAATACTATGGCTAATACATCATATCCGGTTATAGTTACTGTATTTTCATCTGCCGCGATAATCGCTACAGTTCAGTCGGTAGATTCTGATTCGTTTGATGTTTATATTGCATTTGCTGCTAGTGGAACACGTACAGATGCTGCTTTTTCATATGTTGTTTTTAGAGGATAATCCGTGAACTTTAAACCTAAATCTTGGATATGGTGGCTAACCTATCCAATAGCTCATCCAACGAGTAAATTTTGTACGTTAATTGGGCATACTCTTTATTGTCCCGTTGGCTATACACCAAGTACTAGATTAGTGGCCCATGAAAACATTCATATAGAACAAATGTCTAAAGTTGGGATGTTTAAATATTACTTTCTTTATTTGTTTTGTTTACCTTTATTTTATAATCCGTGGCGTAAGAAATGGGAATTAGAAGCTTATATAGAAGGATCAGGATTATCTAAAGAACAAGTCCTTAAAAAATTGAAAACAATCAATTATGGTTGGGTATAGGGAGTTATAATGTCTGCAGATACATTCTTAAGAATACAAGAAGCAGGAGAAAATTTGTAGAAAAACTCTACGCCTTACAAGATATTAAATGGGAATTAGAAAGTATGATTGATACTATTCCTGCTTTTATATGTCTTAAGGATAAGAAGAACAATTATATTAGAGTCAATAAATATATGGCCGATTTTTGTGGGACCACCGCCGATAAAATGATTAATACGAACATGGAACAGTGGTATACAAAAGAACAGTCAGATAAATTTTATAGAGATGATTTAGTTGTTTTGGATAGAGGAATAAAACATTCGTATCTAGAAAATATAACTAATAGAAAAGGTAAAACACTAACAGTAAGAACTATAAAAGTCCCTTATAAAAATAAAGAGGGAGAAGTAATTGGAATTTTAGTTATTGCTGTTGAGGTTAGCGGCGTTGAACAGAAGTTGGAGTAATTATGACTCATGGAGAAAACGGTTGGTCAGAATATCAGAAATTAGTTTTATCTGAATTGAAAAGATTAGATGAAGATATCAGTGATTTGAGTAATAAGGTAGATCGAGTACGTATGGACGTAGCGATGATAAAAGTAAAAGTCGGATTATGGGGAATGATAGGTGGGGCTTTTCCGGCAGGAATAGCTTTGTTATATACGTTTCTTCAAATAAAGGGGAACTAGTATGTTAGGTTTATTGCAAACTTTGTTCAGCTTTCTTACTTCTATATTTGCAAAAAGAGAGCAAAAAAGAACGGTACCTATTATAATAAAACATAATATTCCTATGTCAGATACAAAAAACAATGAACAAAGAATAATTACTTGGCATCCTACTTCAATGTATACTATTAAACCGAATAGGCAAATAACGTTAATAGTACTTCATCACACAGGAAGCAATAGCATAGAAGGCGCTTTAAGTTGGTTATGTAATATTGAAGCTAAAGCTAGTACACATTATATTATAGGGCGACAGGGTGAAATATATCAATTGGTTAAAGACGAAGATGTGGCTTGGCACGCTGGTGTATCAGAATATAATGGTGTGAGAGGGGTTAATTCGTTTTCTATTGGGATCGAGTTAACGGGGGATACAACCAAAGACCCGTTAACTGAAGAAGAATATAAATCACTACTTTGGCTAGTGAGAAGGTTAATGTCAAAGTACAACATAGGCAAAGATAGTATTACAGATCATAAAGCTGTTGCTATTCCACCCGGTCGAAAGGTAGATTTGGGGGATAAGTTTGATTTGTATAAATTTAAACAGGATCTTTAATACTTTCTAAAAACTCATAGAACTTTACTACATTTTCAAATACTCCTGGGGATAAATCCCAATTATCTTCTTTGTAAGATACGGTGGTTGGAGTTATGTATAACTTATTAAGTATAAAGTTACCTTCCTTGTCTCTCAACAGGTTATGACTTGGATAGTCCCAACTCCAACCGATCTCGTTTAAGAGTTCTTTAAAAGAGTTTATTTTGTTTACTTTATTCACGAACATCTCTTTTCTCCTCTTTGTTGCTCATCCAAGATATAGCAATAAGTAAGTCACTAGCAAATCTCATAGCTTCTTTAATACTTAATTCTCTTCCGGCTACGATAATACGATAACCCTCTTTAGTCTTCTTTACTCCCGGTGGAGTCTTATTTGATTCTTTAGCGATTGTCGCCATTTCCTTTTATAACTCCTCTTTCTCGTCTGGATATAAGTTTTTCAATGTTTGTTTGTGCCGCTGTTTCAAATGTTATGTCTAACTCTTTAAGAATTTGAGAGGCGTACCACACGCAATCCATCGCTTCATTGGCTAATTCTATTTTTTGTTCCGATGTTAATATTCCATCAAAATCTCTGTAAATCTTTTTTAGTTTGCCTGCTACTTCTCCTGCCTCAGAAGCCAACCCTAATACCGTATATACTAGCCCCACATCTTTGGGGTAAATCGCGGTTGTTGCGGCCTTAACTTGATATTCGTTTAATGTCATACTATCCCTCATATCTGTTTGATTTAGATCTATTTGTATGTATTGGTAATGGTTGTAAGTTACTAATCGCCCAAATTTTCTTTATGTTGGAATCTGTTGCTGATTTAGTAAACCACGATATTGGCTTAATGTGATCTATCTCCCAAAATGTTCCATAATTATCCCATGTCATTTCTTTACTAAAATTTGAAGATAAGTGCTTTTTAAGATCCTCGAAAGAATAACCTAGGATTGTTTCCCAATGCCTCTTGGCTTTCTTTGTCTTCATAAAATTCCATATTTGTTTTGAGATAGCCTTATTAGTTCTATACAATGGATCTTTTCTCTTTTCTTTTTCTCTGTTTCTTTCGGACTCAAGATATTTGTCTCTGTGTCTTATTTTATAATTTTTCTTTATCTCGTTTGATTTTTGCCTATTGTTTTCAGACCATAATTGAGATCCCTTTAAACATCTTTCTCTGTTATTTAAATAAGATCGATGACATATAACTAATGCTCGTTTTGTATGCTTGTTGTAATCTCTTTTGTTACGTTCCCTTTTACAAGCATAACAAATACCGGTATTAAGATATCTTTTATCTATGTGGCCGTTTTTACATGGTTTACCTGTAAAATAGTACTTAATAGACAATGCTTACCCCCTAAGCACTACGCCGTTATCCACCCAAACAAGATCTTTAAAATAAGACTCTTCGTAATTGAGATGTTTCTTACGTTCTTTTGCTTCCCATATTTTCTTGTCGGCTAAAGCTTTCTTACGATCAAGATAACAACCCTTAGCGATACAATCAACGATTAAGGTATATACTTTCTTTTGTTTCATTTTTATTCCTCTAAAGTATTAGAACAGTACCATTGTGTTTTTCCGTTGTTCCCTTTATAACTACAAACCTGATGAGGAGGTTTACAATGCATTAATAACATATGCCACAAACAGTGGCAGTATGTACACAACATCCCTATAAAGCCGTTATGATGTTTCATTTCTTTTTTGTTTTTGCGGCTAGGTTTTCAATGACGTGTACTACTTCTACGGGCTTAAATAACCTAACACCACTTAACTCTGTTTGATCTCTTACAGGAAACGAACATCGTTCTGCTGTTTCCTTAAAAGTCCACGCTGCTGGTGGTCCTTCATAATCTGCTGGAGGTAATGCTATCCAATATTCTCTAGGTAGTTTCTTTTTCATTTCTTCCTCAATAGTAATTTGTGAATGATTTCTTTGTTGTCTGCTTCCCTTACTCCGTACACTACAGAAGACTTATCATCAATTTGTACTGTACGAAAACTATCTTTCTTAAATATTTTTGGATCGTTAAAAATTTCATGCGTAAAGTTATCTGTCTCTTTTCTGTTCATAGTGAGCCCTATTCTCCGCTTGAGTTGCAGGAGTTATTTGAATAAACTCCGCTTTCTTTTGGAACTCTTCTAATGTTTCCGCCCCTACGTAAGTGAAAGCACTTCGTAACCCGCCTTCGATATCTTTAAGGATTAGTTTTGCTGGTCCTTTAGGTAGTATCTTAAATCCTACACCCTCCGACGTCTTCCAACCGTTACCATATCCGTCTGCTGCTGATCCTTTATAGTATCTATAGAAAGAGCCATTTTCTTCTATTTCACCAGGAGCTTCGTCGGTCCCCGCTAACATCCCACCAATCATTACTGCGCTTGCTCCTGCTGCTAATGCTTTAGCTATATCCCCTGGAGTTCTCATTCCCCCGTCAGCTATAATCATAAATCCTGTAGTAGCACACTGAGCTATTGCGGATAATTGCGGTACTCCACAGCCTGTTTTAATTCTTGTCGTACAAACTGAACCGGGGCCTATACCTACTTTAAAAATTGGAGACTTATACTTCTTTAGGTTTAAACAATCTGCAAAGTCTCTGATACATCTACGAGTAGCAAAATTACCAACAATAATATCTAGTTCTGGGTATTTCTCTCTTAGCCAAATATATTGTTGTACCACTCCTATTTGTGCGCCGTGAGCTACGTCGATACAAACTATTTTAGCCCCAGCCTTAACTAGAGCGTCTGCTCTTTCTTTTTCCCCGTCAGTAATACCAATTGAGACACCTAATCGTCTAGCATTTATTGAAGAATTTATCACGTATAAATATTCCTTTACATTATCCTCAATAGGTAGGAATCTATGTAAAATTCCTAATCCTCCGTTATCGGACATCGTACAAGCCATTGCCTTCTCAGTAACAGTACTCATATTGGCAGAAATAACAGGTAAGTCTAATCGCAAGCACTTTGTTGAAAGATCCACACTCTTACGGCTGTCGATAAGAGAGAAACGGGGTTCAATTAATACGTCATCAAAAGTAACAAAATTATCCATATCAATTAGTTTCATTGGCTTCCTTTGTTTTTTGACGAATGTACTGTCTAAGTAGTTGAATTTGATGCTCCTGTAAATTCAGTCTATGATACCTTTCAAAATTTACAGTACCTAACTTGTGAATAGATTCATCTTTTATTGTATGATGGTTGTCGCACAAATTAATACAACTATAATCAGAACCCTTAATTCCTATTCCATTTACCTCAATATGATGTGCCCGGCTAGGTTTACCACATATAAGACAGGGAAGACTGCGTACAAACTCTTTATAAGCTTCATCCCTGTCGGCTATCTGTTTTTCTAACTTAACTCCTGGTTTAAACTGACACATTGTCTTTCCGCCTCTTTCCACCCCTATAATTCCATAATGGGCAACTAAATACAGTACATTCCGGCACTCTTTCCCTTACGTCCTCGAAACCACAACACTCATAACATTTCATCTTTATAGCTTTAGAATAGGACGCTTTCCCTATTAAAGCCAGTCTATACTGATTTTGGTAGAGCTTAGGTACCCTATTGACTAGTTCCTCTACTGGATTAAGCGTATTTGAGGGTTTTTCGACCTTAGAATCGATTTTAGGAGTAGCTTTACGAACAGGTTTATGACCCTTCTGAAACATTTATTAAACTCCTATTTAATGTAAAATTGTTCACTTTTCTTATCCAAAGAAGAAAGTCTGAATAATTTAAATCCTGTTTACCAAAATTACATGTTCTGCAGCAACTAACACAATTATTTATTGTATATCCTATGGAAGAATTTAATCTATCTATTCCATTATAGGAATATTGTGTATAGATTGTGCCACTTTCTGAATATCCTGAACTTTTTGGCGGTACGAAAAGATTAGAATTTTTATCTCCACAATAATAACAATCCCCCTGAAACAAAGTTTTTGCCTCTTCGTTAGATAAGTTCCATTCTAAATTTCTTAGTCTAGCATTTCTTTTATAAAGAGATAATGCATATCTAAAACCGACCTCTCCTTTTGGGAGTCGCTTTTTTGCCAGTGTCTCTTTTCTCTGGCAGCCACAAGAACGAGCATCGCCGCAAGTAATAGTTCCCGTCATAGGAAAGCAAGTTTTTCCGCACTCACATTTACATTCCCAGTGATTATATTTCCCCATTCTTATCTTTTTAATGATTGTTAATTTACCCAGTTTTAATCCGGTTAAGTTGTACTCTCTTCCATTTTTTGTTGGATATGGAAGTTTTAAGAGCGGGGTTTTCATTGTAATTCTTTTTTTAATTGTTCTATTAAATTATTTTCTGCGACATACTTTATTGCCTGTTCTGATCCTTGTCCTATTTTAATATCTTTATAAGAATACCACGAACCTGATTTTGCAATTATACTTTGTTCTAATGCAAGGTTAAAAACATCTTCTGCTAAATTTATTCCAACTCCATAATAAAGAGGCAACTCTGTAGTAGAAAAAGGTGAGGCACATTTATTCTTTACAAATTTAATCTTCATCATATGGCCGATAATTTTGTCGCCTTCTTTTAATGATTCTCCTCTACGTACCTCTACCCGCATGGAACTATAAAAGCGTAAAGCAAGACCACCACTAGTTGTTTCCGGGTTACCGAACATTATTCCTATTTTATGCCGAATTTGATTAATGAATATAACTAACGTATTTGTTTTGCTCAATACGGAAGTTAATTTTCGGCATGCTTGACTTAAAAGCCGGGCTTGAAGGCCAATATTACTTTGGCCCATCTCTCCTTCGATCTCCGCTTTTGGTGTTAGGGCGCTAACGGAATCTATTACAACGACCCCCACTTCTCCTGTTCTAGCCAAAAACTCTGTTATTTCCAACGCCTCTTCTCCAGAAGTAGGTTGGCTAACTAGTAGTTCTTCTACATTTATGCCCAATGTTTTGGCTAAATTCAAATCAAGAGAATGTTCGGAATCAATATATGCTACATTTAACCCTCCTCTTTGGGCTGCAGCAGCAATATACATAGCTGTTGTGCTTTTTCCCCCCGACTCTGGACCTAATATTTCAATAATCCTACCTCTAGGAAATCCTCCTATTCCAGTCGCTTTGTCCAAAGATACTATTCCTGTAGGAACCACTTCTAGTTGTGGTATTTCATCATCGCCCAATAAAAAGATACTACCTTTTCCAAACTGAGCTTCAGCTAGTTTCTTTAGTTCTTTTAGCTGTTCTTTCATTTAGTTTTCCTTGTCTTCGTCCGAATAACTTTAGTTGTAAATTGACTGAAATCGTATCCGTATCCGTCAGGATATTCTGGTATGTTTAATAATTTTGCCAAATCTTCTTCGTGTTTAGCGTGATCGTCTCCTTGACAACAATCACATCCTTCCGAACTAATGTAATTTGCTATTGCTTCCCTGACTTTATTTTTAAAATCTTTAGCCACTTTATTTCTCCAAGTCGTAATAATTTGTGCAGCGAAGAAACCACTCAAATATATTATAAACATCATAATCTTTAGTCAAATGTTTTTCTAGGTAAGTTCGCATTTGAGATAATGAATCAAACGTAATAGTACAATTCTCTAAATCAAGAGTCATGGGGAATTTATTATTCATAAAATTATACCTCTGAATTTTCGTAAGACTCAGTCATGAAACTTTGTATTCTTCTTTTTCGAGTTGTTCTTTAGCTGCATAATAATTATCTGTTCTAAATTCCGGTAACGCATCAGAATGAACAGCATCGCTATTAAATATTCGCGTCATTTCTTGTTCCCTCTTATAAGAGACAAAAGCGTATATTCCATCTACGCCGTATTTTGAGTATAGCTCATATACTTTACTGAGATCTACCATTTCTATTTCTTCGGCTTCTGAATTAAAAGCCTCATTTATATTAAAATTTATTGAAAAAGCATGTTTACAAACCATTTTCCACATATTACTTTTCCTCTGTAGGGGGTTTTAAAAGAGTTCTCATACAAAGCATGGCTCCGTCCGCTGCGTCGGAAATTAATTTTGCTTCCATTATTTCTTTGCTGTTTAACATAAACATGTCAATAGATATATTTCTTTCGTTGGTAGCTATGCGACCCTCTTCTGTTTCTATAGTTATTTTAAAGTTCATCACATCACCTTATGTAAAAGTCTATCCGTAGCCATCTTTGAACGAGCAGCTTCCAACTTATTCACCCAAGCATCATAATTATTTCTAGCTTTAAGCATCATCTTATAAGCTTCATTCCACTCGTTTAGGTACTTTTCCCAATCAGCGTGAGAGTAGGCTGCATCGTCTATCTCTTGTTGTGTCCATGCTTTCTTACCCGCCGGAAGAGGATTAGACTTTACAGCATTTCTAATCTTGGAGAAAGCGTTCTTTTCCCCCTCTTTATAACGCTGATGGATAGATGCTGCATCACACCACAGCTCACCAGCCTGAAAAGCACTATCAACAATATCGTAAATGTCTTCTACCTTCTTTAGTTCTTGCGGTTGATTTGCGCTTTGCCACTTACCCGGAATTCCTGCCATTTTATCTTCCCTTCTTTGACTAGTCGTTTAATGTTCTTTTGATTATGACTTAAATGACTATTCCCAGATTTAATCTCTATAAAAGTGATACCTTCTTTATCAAAAGCTATATAGTCTATTGGACTACCTAAGAACCGTAAGTAACGAGGATCATGGTTAAATCCTTCTAGGAATGGGGCTAATTGTTCAGCCGCATTACCTAATCGTATTTCAGAACTCTTCTTTAGACTTAATACCCTTTGATTGCTTTCTTCTTGTTTACCAATCTTATCTTCTGCCTCTTGTAATTTGCGATTAGCTTCCTCTAAGTCTTTAGTTTTACTGGTTAACAATAATTGTAAACTACCTATATCTTCCCGCAATGAATTAATTTCGTACTTAAAAGCAGATTCTTGATTAATGTTATATGATTCGTCTTCTGGTAATCCTACAGATCTTTTTGGTTTAATTTCTTGTCTATAAAACCAATAGCCAATTATAATAAGAAGGGCGGTTACTATCCAAACCATTATTTAATAGCTTTAGCGGCGTAACCAATAGCTAGGCCAGAGGCCACAACCAAAGCTCCTCCTAAAACAATGTACCAGAACTTACTTCTATTCTCTTGCTTCAAATACTTAGTTAATTCATCTTCTGTTTCTAACCAAGTCTTTCTATATTTTTCTGAGATTTGTTCCTGTAACTTTACGTTCTCTTGTAACTTAGAGTTACTGTCCTGAGTCAACGTTAGTTGCTTTTGAATAGCGTCTCTTTCTACTAACCTTTGTCGTAAGAATACTTCAGCCTCTTTAGTAAAGTACCAGCCTTCAGTTTTGAATGTGTATTGTTGGTTCGCCTCTACTTTAACAGGAACTAACGAAGTTGAATCAGCAAAAGTGGGCGGGCTAATAATTAATAGTCCTAAAAACAAAGCTATTATTTTTTTCATACGTCCTCGGAAATTTTCTTAGTTCCATAAATGCCGGTTACTAATGCCCCACACATAAAACATTGATCTCCCGGAAATCCTTCTCCTAAATCTCCCTCTACACAGAAAGGACATTCCATATCAGGTTTATATTCTAATTCTTTAGTTTCGTCGTTTAACTTAACTCTTATCTTACTCATATTTACCTCACAACTTTAAACCATTCCTCAAATTTGGGAGATACTTCTTTCTTTTTATAGGTTATAAATATTTCTTCCATCGGAGAAGTGTTAATAGTAATAGATGTTGGAGAATGTCTTTCTTCTGTTTTATTTATTCTAGATACGATGCAATCTTGTAGAGAGTATAGATACCTTTTCTTCTCCCCCTGACGTGTATAATCAAACACATGAATAAATTCAAACTTTTCCCCCACTTTATAGGACTCTGACAATTTTTTATCTACAGTATAAGTAGAAAGAATCATACATGTTTCTACTTTATCGTCTCTTAAAACGTCGGAAAATATTACTTTGTTAATTTCTATGTCTTCTTTACCAGGAATTTTAATAGAGAAACTATATATATTTGTATCTGTCCACCACTGATAATTAGTATTTGTAGACGTTATAGTATTACCCCAAGCACCGACCGTACCATAAACATTTCCAGAACTTGTTGTAGAAGCGGATGTTGAAGCTGGAGTATAAGTATAATAAGGGAGATTAGAAGTTATTGTAGTACTATATGAAGGATTTTGTACAGTTAGCCCACTTCCTGCTGGCAGAGAAACCCAACCAGTACCGCCTAAAGTACTAATAGTTATATTATCTGTTATCGAATCATTTACCGAATTACTTGTTTTTGAAATATTTTTCATAAAAGTCTTTAATTTCTTCATCATTTGCATTTTTGACCTCTACCTTTTGTGCCTTAAGGTGTAATGCTAAATCTGCTAACTGATCATCGTTTGCTTTAATATCCGCATTATTTACTGCTAAGGACTCTTTAATTTTATTAACATCTTCTTCTACTCGTTTACGCTTAAAGAAAGAAGCCAACATCGCTGCCCTATCTGCGTCCCTAAGAAAAACTAAAACAGCAGCAACAACAATACCTCCTACAATGTAGTACCAATAGTTCTTTATAAATGATATCATACTCCGTCCTTTCCTTCTTCTTCCGGCGAAACTGGCGGAAGATCTAATGGAACACCAACAATAGGAGTGGGTTGTTCTTCTCTTTCTACTGAATGTCCGTTTCCGTATTTAACATCTGTCCATTTACGAGCCGTATAAGCTCCTATTGTGGAAGTCATAATTGTTCCTACTAATATAGACACATTGCTTAGTCCTTCTAAACTTTGACCCGTTGTTACTAAATAAAATAGAGAACAAGCAGTAATTCCTATACAAAACATAAATCCCCACACCGCTAATGAGAGCATTGTATCACTACAGTTGGTGCTTGGATTCTTTATCCACTTCATTCAATTACTCCGTTAAATACTACCTTTGTGGCTCCTTTTTTGGTTAGCCAAGCAGAAGCGATACACAAACAATCAAAAAAATCATAAGGAGTTGGTCTGTCTTTACCTGTAATATTTGATTTAATTTTATCAGGAATAGTTACTGATAAGTTCTTTTTTACCCACTCTTTAGCAGGCAACTTCCAACCCTTTGAACCATCAAAATTCTTATCCCTCTTAATCTTTAATACCGATCTCCACGTTTGTGGATATATCTGTTCAAATCCCAACGGCGGATTAGCTTCGTAACAAGCACACTTAATTGCTCCTGTTGCTTCGGGGATGATGAGTGTACCGCACATCTTCTTAGTATTAACCATGTAAGCTTCGGCCACTACATCAAAGATATTATCTTCAATGTAAGATTTATTTAATACAAAGTTATATAGATAATTGTATTTCTGTCCGTGGGTCCAATTATCATCGAACCAGATAACTCCCGCTTTAGTAATGTTACCTATTCTTTTAGCCATATCTAAGTTACCAATAGCGTAACCCGTACAGCTAGAACTAATGTCGAGAAATAAAACATTCCCTCCATCAGTATTGATTTCTTCTTCTTTCTTAGTTGTCATTTACGCATTTCCTTAATTCATTTAAGAACTTAGAATTTTCTCTAATTATTTTTAAACTATCTGTTATATATTTTAAGTTTTGTTTAGAAGTTTTATCTAATTTTACTTTAAATTCTATTTGAATTTTTTTGTTATTGGTCATTCTTATCTTTCTTGGGAAGAACCCCTCCCCAATTATCAAAAGTTCCTTCTCTGATTATTTCTATACCTTTAACGTTGGACATTGGAATAAGATTAAAGTCTCTATTTGGGTCTCTGTCTTCGTCCAATTCGGAACTAATAAGAATCTTATCTCTATCTATCCCAGCTATATATCCAACGGTGTATCTTGTATCCCCACCATTCTTGAATTGTTCCATTTCAAGATCGTCAATGTCGAGAAACCACACTATATCTAACCACTTAACTTCAGCTAGATCTCCAACTTTAGGTTGTTTCTTTTTCATTTTTGACCTCTGTTACTACGATACCGCATGATTTTGCACAAGAGATGCTGCATCCCTGACAAATATCCATAGCGTCATACCATTGTTCTATTTTGCCGTGATTTATCATTTTAGGAAAAACGTATTTTACATACGAATCTCCACTTATTTTTTGTTTACAGAGGTCACATACTAACATATATTTCTCCTACAACAAGGTTAGGGCTCTTGTTTGTAATTCATCTATATTTCCGTTATTTAGAATAATAATATCGTATTCTGAATCTGCCCCCAACGAACTTTCAGATACATGCACTACTGATCCTTCTACTTGGGGTCTATTGTTCATTTCACTGTCTAGCGTATATCCGGGTCTCTTAATTCTAATTAATGTAGCTCCAAATTCGTTCTTTAACATTTCTCGTTCATTTGGAAACCGAGAATCAGTAATAACAGCATTACGAACGTCTCTATCAAGTTCTTTTTTGAGCATATCAAGAAAATATTCTGGAAATACTTCTCGGCAAATATCTGTGCCGACAAACTGTAAGAGCTTTCTTGGTGAACTAAATTCTAAATATTTACCAGTGTTTTTAAAAGGTTTGTCCACACATTCTTGTCTTACTTTAGATATTATATCTTGCATATCCTCTAAATGGTAAGATTTCTCCATATATCCGATAATTTGAGCATAAATCTTTGGGGTAAGTATTCTGGGTCTAACGAACATAGATTTTTTGCCCGTAGGATCATTGACAAAATAATCAGCTATTCCAAACAGCTGTTTACACATCTCCTTCAAAGGCTCCGCAAAAGAAGCGTATTTCCAACCTCGTTTAATTAGGGGAGCGGCGAAAGTATCTTTTCCAGTTTCAGACTCACCGGATAGACTAACTATCTTTGTAGACATCTAGTTCTCCTTATTTTTCTTACTATTTTACCAAGTAATAACATTTCAGAATAAGTAAAAACATTGTTTTTAATCATATTACACACAGTGCAACAAGGGACAACGTTTTTATGTGTGTATCCGATATTACTATTTATTCTATCTAGGCCACTTCCGGTGAGAGGTAAGGAATGACCGCAATACACACATTGTTTACTTACTACTTTTAGATAGTCTTTAAATGTTATTCTCCAACTTATTTGATTGTATCTTGAAGATCTCTTTGCCGCGTTGTATCTTGTTTTAGGTTGCGAATATCTAGACATTTTAGTTCTAGCATATTTTTCTTTATAAAAACTTGGATTTTTTAAGAAAAATAGTTTTGACTTTATTTTATCGCAAGCTTTGCAATGATAAGAAAAACCATCAGATCTAGATTTGTCTCTAAAAAAGTTATCTTTTGTCTTTTTCTTTTTACAACAGCAACAGATTTTCATTTAGAGCTTGTTTACACTCGTAGCCTGTGGACCCTTTTGACCGTCCATAAGCTCAAACTCTACTGATTCACCCTCTTCGAGATTTTTAAATCCTTCTCCATTAATTCCTGTGTGATGTACGAACACGTCTGTCCCATCATCTTTTGTGATAAACCCAAATCCCTTTTTTGAATTGAACCACTTAACTTTCCCTTGAATCATTTTTATTCCTTTTGTTTATTTGTTATTCTTTTACCATTCTAATTAATAATTTAGCTATATTGTCTAATATATCATTTATTCTATACTCTTTATCACTTAGAGACATGTAATCGTCTTCTGAGTATTCTTCTAATAATTTATTTACTATCAGATCTTGTAGATTATTTATTTCCATCTGTTTTTTCATTTTAGTTCTCGTATATCTTACCGTTTACGTAACACTTATAACCGACAATAGGATGTACTTGGTGAAAGAAATTACCATTCGGAAGTATCACTGCTGTAGCAAAACCTAACATCCAGTCTGTAAAGTCTTTGATATAATCTGTTTTCTTTATATCGCCCAACCAACCCATTGTAAATCCGACATGACATTCATTTAAAGCGTTTACTTTAATTGCCTGTTCTATCTTGTGAACGTGACCGAAACAAACTGATTTACCATACTTTTCGATCATTACCCTGGCGATACCCTTTCGGGTTAACGTGCCATGAGTTGCAATAAGTTTTCCTAACTTATGATGTTTGCCATAAGGATAAAACTTATACTTTCTTTCTTTTAGTTTCAACAACCCCTGAGTATCTACTAATCCAAACAATTCAGGAGCTTCTTTCTTAATATATGTATCTAATCTCTCTTCGTGATTTCCAGCAATAAATATCTTTGTTGCTTCTGGATTAATCCTATCTATTTCGTTTAGTCTTTTGTTTGCTTCCACTACCTCCCATTTTAAATGTTTTTCCCTTTCTGGACTCTTATCATATCTGCTTATGGAGTAATTGTCTATAAAATCTCCCATAATAACAATTGTATCTGGTTTAAATTCCGTACCCGCTTTAAGCATTAAGTTAAACGCTTTCTTATCATGGTACGGAACATGCACATCGGGAATTAATAGCACTTTGTTCATTTTGTCTCCGCTAGATTTATTTTCTTGGATTTGATCAAATTATCTTTCCACCACAAAGGTTGCAAATTAGTATAATGACATGCTTCTAAAAACTCTTTTCTGTTTTCTAGATTAAAACTACTTAAAGGTTTAATATGATCAATGTGCCATCCATAGAAGGACCAATTATTCCAAGTCATTCCGGGTTTAAATTTTGATTCTAAGTATTTTCTAAGTTCTTCGATAGAACATCCAAGATCTTTTACAAAAGACCCTTGTTTATAGTTGTTTTTTATTGCTTTATTACATCTATTTCTGAGAGAAATTCTTAGTTTGTGGTTCGGATTATTGATATAATTATTACTGTCCCATATTTTTCTTATCTCTTTTCCTTCTTTCGTTGCTCTACGTTCTTTCTTTTTTCTAGAAAGAATTTCTCTATTAAGTTTATTATATTTTTTGGCATATTCCTTTATTTTTTCTGGATGAAGTTTGCACCAAAGTTTATAATACTCTTTATGATAATTTGGATTATCTTTTCTCCAGTTCTTTTGTCTTTTTGCTCTACATTCTTTACAATCCGGTTTTACACCCATTTTTCCATCTATTTGTCGACTGAATTTGGATATTGATTTTCGTTTTTTGCAAACAGAGCATGTTTTATACTTCTCCGACATTTTTTCCTATCTGTGGAATTGCGCTGAGTGCTACATTAAGTTTATATGTGTTTTCCATACAATCTTGTATAATTTTGTGACACTTTAGCGCCATTCCCTCTTCACACTCCACGACGACCGAGTCGTGTACCATCATTATTACGTTAGCATCTATGCCTTCTGTTATAAACTTTAGCGACATAGCTATGATTGCTCTATTGATAATAGATGCCGCTAGAGACTGTATTGGAAAATTCACAGATAAATTTAACATCCCATTAAATTGTCTTTTTGATACACGATCTTTTTTATTTTTAAGTTTTTTTATGTCTGGAAAATGTCTTATTCTTCCTGTTTCGTTAGCTATCCATCCTTTTAAAAGGACGTGCCCTTGACATTGTCTTATATATTTTGCTAAACTTGTATATTTTTTAAAATAATTTTCTCTAAATTTTTCTGCTTCGGATACAGTTGTATTTAGAAGAGAACTCAATCTATATTTTCCAGCTCCGTATGTGGTTGCTAAACCTACTACTTTTGATTTAAATCTTATGTCTGGATATTTTTCTTTTACTTCGTTGGCTTTACAATCAAGTCCAAATAAATCTATTGCTAATGTTCCATAGAAGTCATTATTATCTTTAAATGCATCAATAAGTTTCTTTTCATTACTACAATGAGCAAAACATCTTGCTTCTAATTGCGCGTAATCTGCACCTATCAGTACCATACCTTCTCTTGCTATAATGCCTTTCTTGATCCTCTTATCTTCCCTTGGGAGGTTTTGGTAGTTAGGATTCACGCACGAGAACCTACCAGACTCGGTACCAAACTGAAGCCAATTCGGATGAATTACTCCGTTTACGTTCTTATTTACCGCCGCCTCAACATAGGTTGAAAGAAGCTTCCTAACCTTCTTAAGTTGTAGTAAATACTCAATAAATTTGTACTTACCTACAAACTTCTCTAGAATTTCGTCGTCTACTTGAGGCTTACCGCCGTCTGTTTTCTTCTCTGCTACCTCACCCAAATGCTTAAATAAAAGCTCTCCTAATTGATCGTTGGAACCAAGATTAACAATATATGGAGACTCATTATCTTTTAAATACAAGGTCTTACGCGCTTTAGCTACCTTGTCACTCTCTGTTTTTAGAAACTCTGCTTCTGTTATCTTTCCTAATCTCCACTGAAGTAACTTACTATCCGGGGTATCTTTTAAGGCGTCTTCTACTACCGTTTGTGTAAAAGTGGGATTTCCCGTCTTTTTGTTATAAACAAGTGGGATACCTTCATCCATGAACATTTGTTCAAACAATGCGCCCTTAGCTTTTATAGGAACTTTCTTCTCAAGTAAGTGTGACTCTAATGTTGTGTATATATCGTTATGTGACTGAACCAAATCTTCATGCACTTTACTTTCTAACTCACTAACTTCCTTCTCTAGTTCCTTCTTCAGATTAGTATAATAATCTACATCTACTTTAATACCCCTCTCAACCATATTGATTACAACATAGTTTAAAGGCATCACCTCCGCTTTGTAGAAGAAGTCGTGTAAGTTCTGGTCTATTAGTTTCTGTTCAAATAAGTTATACAGCCTAAACGTCATATCCGCGTCGGCACAAGCATACTTACCCAATATATCTAAGTCTGCTTTATCAAAGTTCTTTTCTGCCTTAGACCACTTACCACCATTGGCGAGAACAGAAGCCTTAAGATCTTCTCTATCATCGCCCCACTCAGCACCAAGATATTTCATTGCTGTTTCTTTTAAACCGTGTGGTCTGCTCTCATCTACCGTATGTTTCATTAAGATTGTATCTGCGTGGAGTCTTTCTCTACAATCTATTCTTAACGTGTTCTTAAATACTAGAATATCAAATACACTATTATGCATTACTAATAAATTTCTAGAATCTCTTAAAATTTCATCTAGCAAAAACCAATGATTTTCGTCAAAATGGGGACGTGAGGAAAGAATACCATTATCAACCGGGATATAAAATGCTTCTCCTTCTTTGCACGAAAACGAAATACCCAACAAATCACAACTAAAGGGATCAGCACTTGTTGTTTCTGTATCTACCGCTATTACACCATGTACTCCCATCAAATATTCTAAGACCGCTGATTTTTGTTCTTGTGTATTAGCTATATAATAGTTTTTAGTCATGATCCATTGTTTCTTTCAACGCCGCCCATTCAATTTGTTCGCCTTCTTCTAAATCTCTTACAACGCCTGAGCTACCGTGCCAGTACAAATCTACCCTGTCAGAAGGCCCTAGTCTGTTTTTGGACATCTGTAAGGTCATTATCCAATCATGGTCAGAATTGATCTTGTGGAATGGCCTCCAACAATTTAATTGCGTTGACGCGCCTTCTTCCCATGCCCGGCTACCTTTAGCCATAATATTAGCATCATTATAGCTTCCTGTTGCTTGAGATAACCCTAAGAAACAGAGATTCATATCTTTTGCTAACGTTTTAATTTCATCTGCATTGAATGTAGCATTAGCGTATCCTTCTTTATCAGAAGTCAGTAGCTGAACATAATCTACGATAAGTAGCTTAACTTTCTTACCCCACCTTGCTTCTTGCGCTTCGACTTCTTTTTTAATATCGGAAACCGTAAGTTTGGATTTGGAACTAATCAATACATTAGAAGACAGCTTTGCGAACTCTTCTTCAGCTTCTCGCATTAGTTTTAAATCACCTTTTGCGTGGGCCTGCATGAATTCTTTACCACTAAACTTAGGTGTACCGTTCGGATTTCTAATAATGATTGGGGCACATCTCTGAATTAACATCTCCTCACTCATATCCATACTAAAGAAGATAGCTGGAATATCAGCCATACTCGCATTACGCATAAAATTAAGCATCAAAGATGTCTTACCTGTACCCGGTTTACCAACCAATAGATTATAAGTACCTAAGAACAAAGGCATATTATTATCAATGCTACTAATACCCGTGGGTACAATATTCTTATAATACTCTCTGTAGAACTTACTAGAGTTCCTATATGCTTCCAAGAAAGTAGTTACAGAAGTAACGTCATTCTTAAATACCTTTGGTGCAAGATAACAACGTTTACTGCAGACCTTTGCTAAGATTGGATTGTGACAACCGAAATCATAATTATTACTAAACGTCTGTCTAACGATTCTATCGATGTCGGTTTCACTAACCGGATCTAACTTTGCTTTATTCGGATTGCTGGCATCCATTAACTCAAGAACGCCCATAAGTTTACCTTTAACTACCGTAGGAGGAAGCCCCATCTTCTTATCGTTGTCGGCAATAGCCAATAGAGCATTATCTCTATAGTCTGTAATATTCCCCTGCGTTAAACGCCAAATGCAAACCTTCTGACCAAACGGCGCACTAGAATCATCAGGTAAACCTGTGACTTGTGCAAATACTGGTAGAGTCTTAGCTAGATTATCTACGTTCTTTTTAATTTCCTCCATTAACCAAGAGAGCTTTTCCGGCTTTGCGATACTTTCGACTTCTAGCGGAAGGTGAAGTTCGATACAATACTCTTTAATATCCTCGACCTTAAGATTCTTAAGTTGGTCATAAGACAAACTAGTCTTAAATAAACGAACCTCATTACCTTTAACAACAGAAGTTTTCTGATGAAGAGTTCCATTAATGCGGTAAAGGCGATTAATATTATAAATAACTCTATCGAAACTTTCTAAATCTTCAGCTAATTTGGTGCAAAACTTTTTTGTAAAAATGGGGATATTTTCGTGTAAAACTCCATCTAAACCGACAATACCGTTAACATTTATCTCTATAGCAAATCCTTTCCTCCCGGAAAAGAAAATACCGATCTCTTCTTTTCTTAAGTCATACTCAGTTATCAAGCGTTCTATTAATGATAGAGCATCTTTTTGAGAGACATTTAAATCTTCATTATCAAAATCCCAGATAATTTTATCTATGCCGGTCTTTCCGTGAAATCCAGAAACAGATCCAGCCGAAATAAGATGAGTTAAAATATCTGAATTATAATAAAATAAACTTCTATAACAATCCTCGTAAGGAGTAACATTAGTCGTTAATTTATCTAACTCAATAACTGTTGCTCGTTTTTCACGGTTAATAAGTCCTTTTCTAAATTCGATAAATTTTTCTGGCATTCTCTCCTCAGTCTCGATTTAATTAGTATTGGTCTAATCTGTAACATTTCTTCGTGTGTAAGTAAATGATTTTTTATCAAATTACATCCACGGCAACACGGCACGACATTATTGATTACATATCCTATGGAATTATCCTTTCTATCTAAACCACAACCTACTTCGGGTAATGATCCCTCACAATAGAAACATTGTTTGTTTTCTTGTAATTTTTCAAATTCTTCAAATGAAATTGACCATTCTAATTTTCTTCCTATAGCCACTCTTTTTGCTTTTAAAAATCTATTACGTAAAATTCTACCATCGGATAAATAACATTTGATACATTTTCCATATTTGTTATTGTATGTTTTTAGCATACCACTAGCAAGTGTGCGCGTTACTGAATGATCGTAGAATTCTTTTTCTGATTTATTTAAGTTACATATTTTACATTTCACTTTCTTTCCTTTCGGAGGTGGTACTTAACTTCCCACCTCCGGACAAGCTACTAATTATGAAAGGAATACGCGAATAATCCTATCAGGCTTCTTTGGATTATCTCCGTCCTTCTTAGTAGAATTAAACATCACACATTTAGAATCATATAATGACAACTCGCTACCGTCTGACTTACGACGAAGAATCACTTCATACTCATCCGTATCCTTCTTTCCCAAGAACGCAATGCTTTGATAAGTTAGACCCGGCTTGTTCTTTGATTCCTTATCCCAAGCTACGCCAATTACCAGGGAGGTAGGTTCGCCATTAGCATCTACACTAGGGTTGTTTGATAGTATCTTCTGATCCGTCATTTTCTATCTCCTTATTATCACTTGTTGTTTGTTCTACTGGTTTTTGTTCTTGTTCTTTTACTTTATCTTCCTGAATACGAGACTGCATATGACTTAATATCAATGTAGTCCTTGCGTTTAATACTCTTTGTCCTACTCCGTAAATAGCTCTCTCTAATTCGCTTTGAAAATTTATTTTTGATCCTTCTTCTGGTGTTTTTAATAATGCTACAGAAACTCTTGTTATTGCTTTCTTACTTAATTCTTTCATATGAGTACTGATATACTGCATTCCAGAAATATGATCTCTTGCTGCCTGCACAATATAATCATGTGCTGTCATTTTTTTTGCTTGTTCAGGAGTCTTTGTCTCCTCTGTTTTTAGGTCTGTTACTTCTGTAACCGGCCCCGTTAGAGTAAGTTTTTCTGCTTCTTCCTTCTTTTCAAGAGCATTTACTTCTTCTACTACCTGTTCTGGTGTTAGTTTATTTTCCTCCATTACTTACTCTCCGTTGGCTTAAATGCGCTGCTGAGTCCACTCTCTTTGAATGACACGCTTGCGCCAGTCTTAGGAAGCATGTCACTAAACTTGCTCGTAGTGTTACTACTAGTAGTTGCAACTTCCGTGCCAACAATCTTAGGCTTAAATCCTACAGGTTGTACCGGACCCGTTTGATTCTGTCCTGTAGTAAATGTAGACACTCTACTATCCGTTTTTGCTGGTGCTGTATTTTTGAATGACGTCTTTGCGGGGATCTCAAAAGGGATCTCTTCTTCTGCTGCTTCCGGATCATCGGAACTATAACTAAATGTCTGCAACAAGAAATATTTAAATCCTCCTGTCATTCCTTTGAAAGTCGCTTTATCTGTAGTATCATAACCCTGTGTAGGAATACTAACTGTTAGTTTAGCATCAGACTCCAGATCATAGATATTGTAATCCATAATAAATGTAGTTACAAATCCAGTATCCTTCTTAGGAGTAATGACTAACGAATTTGGTTGTACCGCAGGAATAACCTTAATCTTGTGCTTCACTTCGAGAACTCTAAATTGCTTCATTGAATCTTCGCCCTTAACGTACTTGTACTTAAAGGCAGGATTCTCTCCTGACTTGGTTAGTGAGCCAAACTCATCTGTGATATTAGCTAACTTTTCTAACAATGTCATTGTTTCTTCTCCTCGTTTATTACAGGCAATTTTCTATCTTCTGGAAACTTATACTTCGACTTATCGCCGTAGTGGCAAAGTGCGAAATAATCGCACATACCATAATCGTGACAGCGTTCGTAATTTGGATATGGTTTATCTAATTTGATTACCTCCGCTAAGTTAGATAGTCCAGTAAGAAAAGCGTCTGTTTTTGCTTTGGGTATTGATTCGATTTGTATCTGTGTCTCTCCTACGGGTACATCTTTCCAATCTCCATTACATCTTACACCATTTTTTTCTACCGGACAAGTTTGATGTTTACTGTTTTTTTCTATTCCGCATTTACTACAGTAATGCTTTCTGGTCATATTCTTTAACATGACGAGGAAACCTACATAACTTGTTTTTAACTCTTCCCTAGTCGCCCCAAGATACAGTAACAATTGTTCAGAAAACAATGCTTTATAAGAATCATAAGGCTGGGCTGAAGTCTTTATATCAAAAACTATCGGAACTGGGTACCCCTCAAACTCACAAATTAAATCAATGATTCCGATTACTTCTGTGTTTTCATCTATGTTGCCGTTTACTTCGTGCTGTACGGCTATTACCCTTTTAATTTTAGGCATTATATCCCTGACAAAAGCGTCAAGCATTAAATGTCCTTTGCGTAACATAGACAACCAGCATAGCCTATTGAACATCTTTAACAGGTTCCCGTCGAATCTCTTGTATTTACTAGTCTTTTCGGCGGCTAAAGCATCAAACGAAGATACCCCTAACTCTTCTCCCCAGGTATTAATACTAGCTTGGTCATTGTCGCCAGATACAACTAAAGAATCGTAATCAGCTCTTCTATAATGAATTGTAGAATCGTCAAAAGCTAGGTTCCAACCCCGTTCACTATCGTTCTCAAATACGTCTTTATACCCCAATAACCCATCGTATAGAGCATTGGGGAGCTTTGATTTCAACAGATAGGCCAAAGCTACGTCTATACTCGAACCAAAGTCTAAACTAGCTCCCTGCTCCTTTGGATATATCTTGAGCTTATATTTAAGATAGTCCTTTTGGGAACAAGACTTAAATGTAGAGGCTCTTGTATGACTAAGTCTTAGCTTCATTCTTTATCGCCTTTAGGGTTTCTATTGTTGAGAATTTAAAATTGTGTATGTGTCCTACACTAAGAATATCTCCATTTTTGGCGTATAAATCCGTACTTTTTATTGGAAATTTTGTTCTATAAGTAAGACTACAGACAAAACCACAAATTGTACATTTATACCTCTTCATTTTTTAGTTCTTCTAAATCGTCTATGATAGCTCTGTAGTTTTGTACTCTTTCTTTAAGTTCCGGTAGTTGTATGGTTTTGACAAGTATGTTCGTTTTTTTGTCCCCCGTATCCTTCTTCTTTAGAGCCTGAAGAACAACGACAGTTTGGGCAAGAAGGTTTTTGTACTTGTCTATTTTTTGTTCTATTCTTTCCATTAAGTTCATAATACTCCCGAGGAGAAGTCCATACTCTCCAACCCTGATTACTTTCAAACAACTCAAAGAATGTACCCACTGGCTTACTCTTTAAATGTCCATTCTGACTTGTGGCAGAGACCCCAACAATACGACCTTTTAGTTTTTGTGGAAGATCTCTGATATATTCTTTATGCGTTAGAGCGACCTCTCCTTTAACAGGATAACTTTTTTTAAACCAAACAACATCTCTACCAGGATTTAATAACACGCTTCTTTGGTTGTCCGGGCTAATCCAAAATACGTCATGCCCCTCAAACCAATCATCCGATACTAATTTATTTGTCTTATCTCGTTCTTTCATATTATCCTTTAACTACACCCCGATGTTCTTCCACATTGTGAACAAAGATAACAACTACCTGATCTTTGCATTATAGCCCCGCAGTCAGGGCAAGTTGGAGCATCTTCTTGATTTTGAAACAATGCTTTTGGTGCATGATTTATAGAATCATTCATTTCTTTTATAAGTTTTTTTGTTTCTTCGCCAAGTGTTTCTGTTACAACTTGTTCTTCGTCGTCTGCTGCTGCCGCAGGACTAGCTAAATATTCTTGTACTGTTGGTATCTTTTTTTGTTCTATAATACCGATAGACCGCATCTCTTCTTTACTTAGGAACTGAGTAGCTAGCCAACGAAAAACATAATCAATAATAGATTTAGCTATAGGGATTTCAGGATTACCTGTCATTCCTGACGGTTCAAACCTAACGTGGCAAAACTTATCTACATATTCTGATAGAGTTACGCCGCGCTGCAAACCGATAGAAATAGAAATGGCGAAACAATCTAATAGACCCGATAATGTAGAACCTTCTTTAGACATTAGTATAAATATCTCACCTAATGCCCCGTCTTCAAATTTACCCGCTGTTACATAACCGTCATGCCCGGCTATAGAGAACCTATGAGTAATAGATTCCCGTACTGTTGGCATATGTTTTCTATTCATACTTAACTCTTAATTACAATTTCTGCTCTTGCTTCTTTTGTTTCTACAAGACGATAAACTCCGATTGTTACCGGCTCACTACTTAATGGCACGATTCTTTCTAGTTCTGGGGCGCAACAGAAATAAACACTATCACAAGTTAATCCACCAGGACTTACAGGTTGGTCTGAACCTTCTTTACGAACATAAATCGTTTCTGGGTATTTCATTTTAATTCTCCGATAGGTTATTGTCGAAGCCCGTAGGCTAATGAACAATTATATTAGTTGAATTTAATAGGAATCTTCCTCTTCGTCTTCTTCGGTTTCTTCAGATAGATTACTAACGGCGAGTTCTTCTTCTGTTTGTGCCTCTTCGATCTTAGCTTGTAGTAATTCTTCTATTTCTTCTATTGAATTAGAGCTTTCTACTTCTTCGAGTAGGCTCTCTAGGAATTCTAATTTAGTCATTTCCCCTTCTATTCAGGATCGTTAACTGTTCCACAGATTTGATTAGTATTCTTACAGGCTTCTACCATTGCTTCTGGGTAGACTCTAGGAAAACATTGAGTAAAATCATAAAACTGATTGCATTTTTCGGCTGATGCATAGTGTAAGTATTCATGAAATGCTTGCTGGCATAAATATTCACCACTTATACCCCCAAGAAATGCTCCGATAATAGAGGCACATGCCATGTATTTTATTTGTTCTTCATTATCTGCTTTTTGGCCACAAACATATTGTTGATCCATAGGATTTATAGATCTATAAGCGGGAATGTTTAACTCGATTCCAGCAATACGTTCAACTGCTTTCTTACCAAGTTGAACTTCACACATATTTGTTATGTTTACTTTTAAGTCATGCCCGCCGCATGAAGCAAGTAAACACAATGCGATTATATATTTTTTCATAGTTTTGGTAGCGGGGGAAGGAATTGCACCTTCGACCTAAAGCTTATGAGGCTTCCGCGCTACTACTGCGCCACCCCGCATCACCCTCTATAATACACATCGATTATTATAGTATTTATAACGAAACGGCAAATTTCTTCAGCTTTTTTCTTGCGAAGGCCAGACGTTTGTAAACCGTGATAGTTAACGTATTGGTTTCTTTAGCTATTTCCTTTACTGTTTTGTAGTCAAAGTAATAAGCTTTTATAACTTGTCGTTGCGTTGGAAACAAATTATGACCATATCTTGTATACAAGTCTCTATAAGTAATATATTCTCGAAGTGTTTTTAAGGCCCCCCAGGTTGGTAATATTTTCTTCTTGTTTGACTTGCTAGAACCCTTTGAGCCGAACAAAAGCTGAGAAATCCGGCCTTGAGTCAAGCTATGCTCTTTAGATAGCTCTGCGAGGGTTTTACGATTCAAGAAGTAGTCTATAATTAAGGTCTTCTCTCTGGAAGAGATAGACCCCCAAGGCACTTCATTAATGGTGTATCTTTTTGTTCGTTCAATTATATTTTCATTATTTAAATTATAGTTCTGGAAAGAATAAAAATCATCCATAGAACCAATATTTTTGGTAAGAATTTCGCCTGTTCTACCTTGATTACCTCTGCTAAGATATGCTTTTACTTGACTACATTCTCCAGTACATGTATCTTTTATTTCGCATACTGGACAAAGTGTTACAAGTCCACAAATACTATCCATTGTGCCACAAGGCGTTCTTTTGGGGCAACCAGAACAAACATCTTTACGATTTTGTTTTTTAAAATCTTTTTCATTCATATTATTTTGTTGAAGCTTGAATTCTCCAAAAGAATAAGTCTGCTAGTATGGCAGCAGCTACACCAGATTTAAAACCGATAGGATAATTAATAAATATTATATTCCAAAGAGTTTTGATTATAAAACCTTCTATCAAAAATATTCCGATTAAACCCAGAAGGACTAAACCTATACCCGCTATAAGTAATGCTATATCTTTCATGCATCCTCCATTCCCATATAAACAATTATACATCCTCTGTTGGGTCCATCGAAATGCCAACTAATTGAATAGTCCCCTAACAGTCTTACTATTTCTTTTTGGATTTCTCCATTTCCAGTAACCAATGATAATTTCTTTATTCCCTGTCCCTTTTCAACCATCCAAAAGAACAATTGTCTCGATTGTTTTATTGTAAGACCGTGGAAATCTATGATATAAGGTTTTGTCAAATATCAAAAACTATTGGATCATATACTTTATGGTAGTAATCGTCCAACAGACTCCCGTTAATAAATGTTGTTTTACCAACAGTTAATATACCATGTCCTTCATGAATATGACCGCATATATGAAGTTTTGGTTGTACTTTATCGTGAATAGTTCTTAATAATTGGATACAACCACAATGTTCTTCTTTGGCCCCGTTATTTACGGTATCCAGAATACCATAAGCTGGACCATGAGTAATTAATATGTCAGTGTTTGTCGGAATCATATCCCAATGTCTTTGGATAGATTGCCCAACGTGTTTATTAAATGCCCAACTTCCAAACCACGGAGTGATTGGTGAAGCGTATATTTCTAATCCTTCAATCGTAGTTTCTGAATCGTTTAAATAAACACAGTTCTTTGGTACAAGATCTTCTGCTACTTCGGGCTGTCTTTCAAATAACCAATCGTGATTACCTGCGGTAAATACAACGTGGCCGTAGTCATTGGCTATTTCCTTTAGCTGGCCCATTGCTGCGCGAACTTCATTTAACGTACCCATCATCGTGAAATCACCAGAATGAATAAGAATATCTCCTTCTGGTAATTTTAACTTTGTTAGGTCGTTATTATGAGTGTCGCTTATGCAAACTAGTTTTAAACCCATAACTTCCATTCTGTCCTTAAAATAGAATACTATATAATTTGGTTAATCCTAAATGTTCTAACACATGAATAATCTCTAATGTAGAAAGAAATGCACCAACAAAAGTTAAATACGTCACCATGGCGTATTGTGCCCAAGTATACTCACACTTACATACATGTTTCTTTTTGCTTGACATATAATCTCCTTTAATCCCACCATTTAAAAATATTGTTTTTGATAATATCTATCGCTTCTGTCCACTCTTGCTCTCTTAACTCCCAAGCTTTTTGATATGCTTCTCTTTCCGCTGCGCGAATCTCTTCTTCGTTTTCAGGAGTTTGTTTCTCTCTCCAATGTTTTAGTTCTACTGATCTATCTTCCGGTTTCGCGTCCATCCACTTATGTCTGAGTTCCCCATACTTCTCAATAATAGGTTTTTCAAAGATATCAAAATAATCGTCATTGAGTACTCTGGTAATAAGCTCTTCTACTCTTTTAATTTTAGCGCATTCTTCTTCGACGCCTTCGAAAAAATTGTTTCTAGTCAGACACTTTCTTACTCTGCCCAACTTCCAAACAAATTCTTCAAGAGCGCAGGAGCTATCAAAATCAAAAGATTTATAACCTATCTTGAAATAGTCATATCCACTTTTTAGCTTGTGTCTGAAATGAAACAAACTAACCTTTTCCCAAACACGCCAAGCTCGATATTTTAACTCCGTTTTCCAGTCAAGAGGTTTGTCTCTAAAAATAGATTCTAACTTAATTTGTTGAATGTTACTCATTTAATTTCCTCACAAATTTGGCTCCCGGTCTACGATTCGAACGTCTCCTCAACAGTAACAGTGTCGTGTGCTACCAATTACACCAGACCGGGAACGATTATATCTTCCATCCAACTTTTTCTAACTCTTCTAACGCTATAGGACAAATATTACTTTCTTTAACTTCTTGCATCATCAACTTAGCTACTTGTTGAATCTCTGGTTGGGCGTGGCTATCTGAACGTAGTCTATAAAAATTAGCAAAACTCCGCAAATTCATAATAGTAACACGTTCTGTCATAGCCGATTGAGGCATTACTCCTCTAGCGATTTCTCGAATACGTTTGTATTCATCGTTTGTAATTGTTCCAACATCTTTGCTTTTCTTAGCAAAATACATCATGTCTGAATACGCGCTTATTGATGCATCGGACATAAATTCTAAATTGGAAACTAGTTGTTTCCCTTGAGAACAATCATTGGCTACCTTATTCATTAACTCAAGAACGTCTTCAGGAATAATGTAATGATCGTTAGGCATTGTGCGGTATCTTCCAGACATTCCTGAATGAGATGCGACTCGGTGTGTCATTAATTGTCGGTCACAAAACAGGGGCATCCTAATCCAGAATCTAAGTACAACAGATTCAAATGGTACGCCGTGTCCACCTTCTGCTAACATCTTAATAACTTTAGTTATATCGTTTTCTGGTCTTTCCTCTGCACGGGACTTATCAATACTAGAAGTCCACGCAGCCATCGCTATACTGCGGTCGTTCCCCATCTTTTCTTGCAACTCAACCTTTATTTGCTCTAAACCCATAAATTCTCCTAATGTGTTTGATAAACTCTTTTTTAGAAAGATGGAGCTTCATCCAATTACATATCTTACAACAAGGAACTATGTTTGTGGCTATATATCCTTTGGCGTTATTTATTCGATCTATACCATTGTATGTATAATAACCATTTCCTCTATAATTTTTATGTTTATTTTTGGCTGTCTGATTACAATAATAGCAATTTTCGGAAGTAATCTTTTTTACTTTTTCTTTTGAAATATCCCATTCTAGTTTTCTATTTTTTGCATTTCTTTTATAATTATTGTAAACGCTGTTAAATGCTGCCTCTCCTATTGGCAATTTGTTTGGTTTGTAACATCCGCAACTTTTTGTGTCACCGCGAGAGAGATGTGTTCCTTTTATAGATTTTATATTTCCGCAATCGCACTTACATAAAAATTTTGCCACTTTATTAGAACCTTGAGTAACAAATTTGTCAAATTCTAGCACCTTTAATCTAAAAAATCTTTTACCAGACAAATCTTTTCTGAGTTTGCCCATTAACTCTTCTCGGCCATAGCTAAAATATCGTGATATCCTTTACCCATCCATGTAGCTTCTGGTGCTGCAAACTGTGCGCCCATAAATCCAGCTTCTACTAATACCTTAAACAAACTTTCTTGGGTAAATCCACAACCATGCCCATGACCTTCTCTTGTTTGTGAACCGTACAGATACATCAAATTTAGTTCTTTGTTCTCATACGTTTCGATGGTCTTTCTACAAACGTCTATAATATTAGACGTATAGATTACTAATCTACCACCACGCTTTAATACTCTGTACCATTCTGTCAATATAGGAACAACTCTAGGCATAGGAAAATGCTCAATGGTCATCGAGTTAAATATTACGTCTACTGAATTATCTTTAAATGGTAATTTACCTGCGTCCCAATCTGCTTGAGCGTGTTCGGAGAAAGGATCAATGTTAATGAACCCTGGGCGGATATCTAACCCGCATCCAATATGGAGACGGATACCATCTTTAAATTCATCCATATACTGATTAATGTCGATTATATTTTCTTTTCCATCTAATTTGTTTTCCATCATCTTCCTCCAGACTGGATGTAATTTAACATCATCATAATAATTAAAAACGTATTCACAAATACGGCTGCGCCTATACCTAATGCAAAGCCTATAGAAACAGCACGAAATAAATCGTGTTTAAATTCTTTCATAATATCACGCTATACTATATCGGCGCAAGATACATGATATCCACACCCTCTTGTTTTGCAGATTAGTTTACAGTTTCTCTCCTCTAGAATTTTTCCACAGTTCGGACAAAAATGAGGTTCACTCTTTTTCATTTTAATGAAACCAAAAAGGAGGATCAATAAATTCTGCATTACTATTAGCTCTGTACGTTCTACCCTCAACTTTTTCTGGTGACGTTTCTAATACTTCTACATTATTCATACAACGATAATCCATTTTTGTAGTGCAGTTGTAGAAATTCATACCACAAGATTGCTGTTCGAACTTCTCACATTGAATCCATTTAGGATCACCGGCGATACCAGATCCGACCATTCTCCAAACAATAAATGCTGATATAAGTAAACCTGTTTTCATGTATTCTCCTGTTTAATATCTACTAATTCTTGAACAGTGCTCTTTTTCTCTAGTATAATCATAAAACTATGGTCTATGTGTAATGATCCATTACTATTTATTGCGTCTGATTTTGACATATTTACATGTATGCTTTTAGTAACAGGAACAATAAAAGCTATTCGATACAAAGGCCAATGAATTGAAATACTATTAATCTCGTCTTCTAAATTATAAGCCGGTGTTGGGCCTATTGTTTGATATTCGTATCGCATTTTATTTAAGATATCCTAATTTTTGGATTAAAACTAAGGTTAGACAAAAGGAAAAATTAAATGACGCAAACAAAATGGCAGATGTCATTAACATGTCATTAAATTTACACGCTAAACATCCAGGTTTACAAAAAGGATCATACAAAGGAATTCTTATCCATTGTCTAAAACTCATTTTATTACGCCTTTTTTCCAGAGAATTGATCCTTTACGCTTGCTGGTTTCTGCTTTGTACGCTTGAACGGAGTATAATAAGCACCAGACTTCTTCATATAAGACTTAACTTTAATGTCTTTCTTTTTAGCCTCTCCGCCAGCCTTTGACTTCTTACTTGTCGTTGTACTTGTTGCTGCTGTTGCTTTCGATTTCGGTGTCGATTTTGATTCCATTCTTTTCCTTCTTTCTGTTATATACGTTTTTAGGTACAATCAATTTATTAGGAGGTAACAATATCCTAATAGGTGATCTTAAATGTTTCTTCTTATTCATAAATTCTTATTTAATTTTTGAGTTCTTATTCTGTGACAATTAGCACAAATAACAATACATTTTGCTATCTCTTTTAAAATAGTTTCCTTAGAAGATCTACTACCGCGTATTAATTTAGATACTTCGTACTTTTTGTTCTTTATGTGATGATAATCCATCACGCATCCGGGGAAATAACCTCCGCAATCTACGCATGGGGTCTTTTCCTTTTCGGAATTAAAGAATGCTATACATTCATCTCTTCGTTTTTTATCGTCTAAGTGCTTACATCTAATACAAGCTGACTGAACACTTTTTCTACCTCTATAATTAGAGGAGTAAAATTTAGACTTAGATAGAAATTTATTACATATTCTACATTTATATTTCATATAAGTTTGGTCCTCCTGGTAGGTACTGCCCCTACAACCGGCACCAATCTAGTGCGCTCAGTTTATAAGACTGACGTTCCGCTTCGGATCAGGAGGATTCCTTTTAACAACCAGTATAAAATTCTCTATAATCTTCTCTTATCTCAATAATCTTACCTGTAACTGGATCTAAATGAAAATGTTTATTATCTCCAGCTCCACAAATAGGACATTCATATTTGTTCATATCACCTCGTCCGTGTAAGAGATTAACTCTTCTCTAAGCTTAATGTTATAAGGATCTAATGCTACGTAATTCTTTGGTTCATATTTAACGAACGACCAATTCTTACGAGAAAGGTTAGCGTACTGAGTTAACATGTTAAAAGCTAAATTGTAGTCGTTTTCTTTTTCTACTTTCTTTATAGCCGAAGTCTGAGAACAAATATACTCGTTTGTATGAGCCGTAGTTCTAAATACACAAGTAAAACAATAGTCTTTAATGTAAGATTTAAGTTTCTTAGCAACCGTGTCGTTTAACGCTCTAGGTGTTTCTACAGTAAGAAAGACGTTTGTCGGAAGAAAAACTCCGATTCTATCAAACATTATTGTATCGCCGCTATCGCTAAAATAATGACCGGCATTTTTTATAATTTCTACTTTGAAGTCCTTAATTGGAATAAACAATTTCGAAATCACCCAACTATTACATTCGATCTTTTTGTCCCTGTAATATCTGTGGCGAACTTCTTTTCCAGATTCATCAAAGGTAACAGAAGGTATACCTTTTTCGAATTGAATCGTAGTCGTTTGTTCTGACCTATACTTTTTGAAATTAATCAACTGAAAGTATTTAGCGTCAGGATTAGCTCCTTGCTCTTTCAACACTTGTAATTGAAGAATTGTAGGATTAATAGGTTTAAACTTATACGGTTCTTTTTGTTTCTGTTCCATTATGCCTCTTGCAATAAGATTTCTTCAAACACGTTTTAGATTCGATACCAAATAATTCTAAGAGTTCTTCTGGGTCCGTAATATCTACAACGTCCGTCTTTCCGTTGTGGCCGTGTAAATCAATGACGTTTGTTAAACTATCGTAAATCGCTACTGATGTTACTTGTGTGTTCCACCAAAGTACTGCTTTACCTGATGGTAGAACGATTCCATTTGCTACCTCTCCTGTTCCGCTAATTCCTGTTTCGTCCTCTTTGCGAATAAGTTTTATAAAACGATACCTCATAAATTTATCATTCCCACATTTCCGATTATTCTAGGATCTGTATAATAACATCTTTTAATCCCGACTACTCTAAGATACTCTTGACAGTTGGGACAAGGTTTAGATATTGCTATTCGTCCTTCTCTGTCCTCTCGGTAAACGTACATTGTTCCTCCCTCTAGCGTACTTCTATCTCTTCCTACGCAACAACTAATTTCTGCGTGAAGCCTTCTATAACTATTTGTAGAACAAAGAGGATGTGTTTTATTTGATTTATTAAAACCACTAAATACGTTTTTACCGTTTACCAATACGGCTCCTATTCTTACTCGTCCTATTCCAAGATAAGACATTCGTTTTGCTAACTGCATTGGTTTTTCGTTAATCATTTGTGTTTCTTTTTAGGAGGATATTCAAGGCTATATATCTTATTCATAAAAAAATCATAAATAGCCTGTTCTCTTTCTGTTAATTCTTCAAACGTTATCTCAATCTTAGTGTCTTTCTTGAAGAAGGCACCAGTTTTTACTGTTTTCTTAAATAAACCGTAATGTTCTTTATCTATTTCATATGTAACGTTTTTACTCATTTTACCTCCAACGCCTACTAGCTGGCGGTTCGTATCCATCTCCAGAACCTTCACCTAATGTTTCTATAAACTTTCTAAAACCACTCTTGTACGCTGGAATACCTTTATAAACTCCGTCTGCTCTTACTACATGTGGTTCTGTTAAATAGGCCCAATATTCTAACTCTCCCTTTTCGTTTACGTGAACCATAAACGTAAGGTCTACGTTTGAATTCATACCAAACTGAGTAATTTCGTCTGTTGGTATACGGGGACATTGAGTCCAACTTTGAGCCTTAGCCAACGGAGCTAACAGTAAACATCCAGCAATAACTAAAGCAGTAAACAACTTATTCATTATACTCTTTCCTTTGTATGATTATTAAAGAATCATCAACATGTTGTTCTAGTGTTTTTCCTTTAGACTTAGCTTGTTCTTCGGTTAGATAACTATGACGGATATCACCCATGTAATTTTTATATTCAATAGTTACTTGAGTTTCGTCAATGTTAACGATTGTACCGAGATAGTAATTAGGAACTACAGTATCACCAATGTTGATTTTCATTTGTCTCCTAGTATATGTAACTTAAATAATAGCTACGTAAACGGTATATCTATATACATTCCATTTATGTAGAACGTATTAGTTTCATTTTCTTTATTTCTTAGTTATATATAAGAATAAGAAGTATACGGTATACTTAAGTAGAAGGATGAACAGTTGTGTCAGTAACTAAGTCTAACTTGATAATTTCGTCTCCTTCAGCTAACATAACAAGTTGAGTCATAGCATGAGTTCCGACATGAATCTCATCAAAATTAAACGGATATTTATTGCCTAACTTTGTATAAACAATAACGTTTTGATCAGGATACATAATACCACAACCGGCAATTTCAGTCTTTCGGAGTTTGTGCCTTCCAATTTGGCCGTTTTTGGTTACGAAAAAAGTTTTTGTTTTCATGCTTCCTCTCTTTTTTTGGTCCATAAATTAATTCTAAAGACGGTTTAATATTGTTTTCTTTAACAAAATTATAATGAGATAAACACACAAATCTGTGCCCATCATTACGAATATTAATCGCTTTTACTTCGTTGTTTTTAACGTCCATTATGTTCTGACAACCGAAAAAACTACACTTTATTTTGTCCATTATTTTCCTTACTCTTAAGTATTTTTAACGTATCTCCAACGTTTGTAGTGATCCTATAAGTCGTATAACTAAAACGATATCCATATGAATTTACTTCTATTGTTTCTGGGACAAGATTAAAAACCTTATTTTGAATAAATAACTTAATTCTATTCGTTGTAATATCTTTAGTAAAATAATACTCCAAATTAGGATAATTATTTTTTAGAAGATTTTTAATAGCGTTTACACATTCTTCTAAATAGTCGTAAGAAATGTCTAAGAAATCTTCCTTCATATAAATACCATGGATTATTATAGTATTTATAACGAAAGGTAACTTTTATTCATCAAATATTTTACGTATTTACGATTCTTCAATGATTTCGCTAACTTAAGTGTTTTGATAGTATCTGGCTTATCTTCTTGTGTAATATCAACACAACGATGAAGCGCTAAAATGATTCCGGTACTATCCATAAGGGCACAATCATAACGACCACACATAGCACTACCATCGTATCCGTAGCTTTCAAACTTTCTAACAATAGCATATTTAGCAATTTTGTAGGATTGTGCTAAAGAAATTACTTTTTCCTTGACAAACTCATAGTCGTCATATTTACGCCAAAATTGATCCTCCCTTTCTAACATACCTTTTTTAACTTTATCCATACCTTTCCAAAACTTGGAGAGAGTAGTAGAAACTTCTACCCTAATGCCAGTTACAAGTTTTACTACTGTGTTCTTTTGAAGCTTAACATAAGTCTCTTTACCGGGCTTAATGAAAGCCCCACCAGAAACAGGATTTAATACCATATTAAGACTAGTGTAAGTCTTCCCCGCTCTCTGTCCCCGATATTTTATTTGTTGCTGTGTGTTTAACGGTAGCATCTTCCAACCCGGTAGCATCTTCCACGACATTCTTATTCTCCTTAAACTTAATAGGTTTAATATTCTTAGCTACCAAGTCTAAAAACTCCTGTTGTTTAGGAGTAACCATTTTAGCTAAACCATAAGTAGCCATTAGAGCTTTCTCTACTTCAGCTACTATAAGTTTAACTTGTTTTGCAGTCATTCAATAGCTCCTCTACTTCCGGGTTATTCTTAGCTGCTTTTAAAGTTTCAATAGGGCAGACTTCGATAATATCGCTTGTTTTTGTCCATGCTTCATGTGCTTCATACCAAGTAACTAAGTAACTATCCGGGTTATCTATTCTAGTAGCTACAACCATGCCAGTAACGTTTTGATCTGGATAGTATTGTTTCTTTACTTTAACGATTTGCCCAACTTTGTAAGTTACTCTTTCGTCTTTCTTTGTAGTCACTTTGCTAGTCCCAGCTCTCGGATAGTTGTAAGGAGGATATCCGACCTCTTATCATAGTATTCCCAAACAGTCTTTAGAAGAATAGCTGTATTTTTAGCATCACATCGGGCAGAATGTGGGGAACCAACAAACTTAAGATCCCAACACTCTAGCATATTCCCTAGTCCCTCACCATGTACATCTCTATCCATAAGGTAGGACATCCACAATACAACACTCTTAACGTCTAGTGTCTTGCCTCTGAAAGGATACTCTATATTGCACTGTTCACACTCCTTACGAAGCGTAGCAGTATCCCAATTGCTCCATGAGGCAATTAGAAAGTTCTTTGTACCTAGCTCTTTCTGTATCCATTTAACAAAGCCTTCAAGTGCAGCTACAAAGGGCAAGCCTCCTACGCTTAGATTCTCCTCTGTAATACCAGTTAGCTCTGTAATTTCAGGCTTAAGAGCCTCACTAATCTTCACAAACTGTTGATACTCTCCAAGTATAATACCTTTACGAGTTAGTACTGTAGCTCCAATTTCAATAATAGGCCCACTTGGACCATTACTTTCTAGGTCAATTACACAAAGGTCGTATGGTAGCTTCAATTTATTCTCCTTTAACTAAAATAATGGTTAAGAAAATCCCACCCGTCAATCTTTTTATCTCCATCTATAAAATGTTCTGGCAAATGTTCAAGATTTTTTGGGTCTTTTTGTTTTTCTTCAAAAAAGTTAACAAATTTATCATAATCGATTTGCCTATCATATTCGTCGTATATCTTTTGATCCTTCAACCATTCTTTCATTTCTTCCCAATTTTTATAGTATTTATATTGGTTGGCGTGAAGTAATGGTTTCCATCCTATCGAAGATTTACCAATGTGTATTTCATCGAATCGGCTACAAAAAGGACAATTATGCGCTTTTACGTAATAGTTAGTCCCCATTGTCTACCTCCTCTGGTTCATCTTCTTTTGTCATCGAATACATTTCAAAATCTTTGGTTTTCTTAACTGTTTTAAGACCTAAATATACAGGTCTTTGTAATGTTCCTATTTTAGTTTTAATAGGTTCTTTAATATCCCGACGAACAGTTATATACGCTATTCCATCATTTGTCAATACGTCTTTAATACCCTTAAATACTTCCGGAGCTTTATCCTTATCCAGAACATTAAGAACGTAATTACAAACAACGGTCTTATATTCTTTCTGTGGTTTCTGCGGATAGTAATGGGGATCATACTTATCAAGATTATAGACATCAGCATCTTTTCCATGCCCACTCCCATAATCTAAAGCCGGATAATTAATCAATCCACTATTCGCTAAATACTTTGTAGGGTTACTAGGTTTAGCTCTATAGATAGCAGTTTTATGTGACTTATCTTCCATTCTTTAATCTCTTTAAATATTCAATTACAGTTATTTGTTCGTATCCAGTTCCCCCACAAGATTCGCATTCATCTTTAGTATTTATGCATCTAGCACATTCTTCGCTATCATCGTTGGAATATCCCTCTATAGTAGCCAATGGGCAATAATAGCAAGAACATTCTTGACAGTATTTTCCAGATCTAATTTTATTTGGCATTCTTTTCTTTTAAGAACTTAAGTGTTTTAATATAGTTTATTTTGTAGTTATATATTTGCCAATCATCTGGTGATTGGTATAAATGAGACATTGCTGTTTTCTCTGTACGAACGAAATCTATAATAAGTCTGTTATTAACAATAAGTTCTACATCTTCTGTATCCTCACATTTAGCAATTTTGTAGGGTAAATTTGGGTGACGTTCTTTGATTAAGGCTCTAACTTGATTAAGACTAATCGGAGTCTGAATCCGTTTCATTCTGTCTATTCCTAGTTAGTTCTAATTCTTTATCGGATATTTGTTGAAGTACTTCAATTAAGTCTTCTCCGTTATACCCCTCGGAACCAAACTTGAGGTACAGCAAATCCTTAAAATCTTTCTCTGCTAACAGTTTAGCAATAGCAGTCGCTCTAGCGTGAGTCATTTCTCCCCACTTTCTTGTAGTATTTTAAGATACTGATAGGTTCTAATTTTAGGGTTTTCTGTTCTATCATACTAATATATTCTTTCTTTGTCTCAGAATTATCGTATCCATCTACCGCGTAACAGTCACTATCTCTTAGTTTTGGTTGAAGAGGTACATACTTAACTCTATCTTTTGTTATTCTTGTCACTCTTTCTCTGCATCCTTTTTCGCAAGAGAAACATTTATATATTTGTCCTATTTCAATTGGAATCATTTCTTTTTATATTCCTTCAAAGTTTCAATAGTATTTAATATAAAGTAACCGTTATGGAGATGTTCGCAAAAATCATAAATATCATCAAATGCTCTACAACACTTTTCTCTCTTCACATAACTTAGATATTTGTAAAACAGTTTATTGTTTCTTATTCTTATTATGCTAAACGCACATTTGTTATTGCACATATTACAATTATAAACTTGTCCTACTTTAGGAATCATTTGTCGTCTCTAAATCTAATGTATACCGGATGCCTAATTGATTTATCAGCCGTGATTTCCATTCCCCGGACCTCGATAAATCGCCCCTGTAACGCGTTCTTTTGGCTCCAGAGCGACGATCTTTCCTCGTCCGTAAACCCGGTGCCTACCCCGACTGAGACGCCCTTATAATCGACTATCAATTTGCCCAACTTACCAACATACTTTCCTTCACCCTCTTCGCAACCGACAATCTTTAGGTCTTCTGTAACATAGGGCTTAACTTTAAGCAATACTTCAGATTTTAGTGTGACTCTTTTCCATGTATATATGGAATCAGGGTCTTTTAACATAGCCCCTTCATATCCGCCCTTAATATACAATGAATATTTGTTCATTGCTTCTTGTTTGGAACTAACCTTTTCAGCCCCCAACACGTTAACATTCTTAAGCGGGGCAACCTTATCTAATTCCTGAAATGTAGAGAGTCTATCCTCGTATTTGGTCGAACACTTCTTTTTTGCCCATTCCGAGGTCGTCATACCATCAAAAACATGGTATTTTAAGCCAAATGGGATAACGCCCGCTGCACTATTTAACACTGAAGCTACTTTATTGAACCCAACGCCGTGGCAATATAGCTCACCGTCAAATACATGCGTATTTGTCATGTATAAGCTTAAGAAATGTTCATGTAAGTTTGTATTCCTAATCTTCTTTCCGTTCCGGCCAACTAAACCTTGCCCCGGAATATAAATAGCCCTAAAACCATCAATCTTAGGTTGAATGATCTTAGGATATTTAATATTGTCCAAATCCGGCTGGGTATTCGGGGCGAGCATTACAACAAATTTGTTTACTAACTTGGGGAAAGCCTTATTTACAATTTCACGACCAATATTAATAGCCTCTTTAAGCAAAGCCTTGCGATACCATTCTTGCTCTTTTGGTGTAAATGAACCAAAACAATCAAAGATTGTATTTTGAGCCAAGTGACCGCTGATTTCATTTGTCTCCAATAGTTTAATTAAGTTTTTAAATTTAATAAACCCTTTACCGGAAACGGACGAAAACACTTTATCCCCAACTAACCCTGTCGGAAACTTTTTTACGTGATATACCCTGTCTTTATCGAGCGCAATAGAAAGATATTCACGCAGCTCTACCGAGTCGTTTGTTTTTAGAATGCGTTCTTTCTCTTTTCCAGAGGTTTCGAGCTTTATCAGGTCCAACACTTTTAAGTAGTTCGTCATATTTCATAGCTCCTTCAAGACAAAATTCGTCACAAACAACCTCAAACTTGGAATCTTTTGTTTTTAGTTTTTTTCCGCAATTGACGCAGTACACTTATTCTCCTTCATATATTTTAGGGTTTTAATTGGTTCAAGTTTCATTTCGCCCGATTTTATATAGCTTTCTGCTGTCGTAGTTGTTGATTTTCTACAACCTGCTTTATCATCGAACGTCGCATATTCTATTCTATTGTGTATGTCAATATTTTCTATTCTCAGAAGACATCCCCCATTCATGCAAACTTTGCATGTATATACTTGTCCAACTTTAATCATTTGTTACTCTTAGCGGCTTTAAGTATACCTATGGGGTAAAACGTACAATCTCTTTCATCAATTAAAATACAATGTACGCCTTCGCATACGTTGAGTTTAACGAACGTTAGAGTTATTAAATATTTCTCTCCGGGCCGAGTACCACCATAATTCATTGATTTCTGTTCAATAACTTCAGCTATAATCTTTTTCTCTTCATGATCGGTACAACATATTTTATGTTTTGTAGCTAATGCACCCATAGCCGCAGCTAAATTCCAAGCATTAACTTCTTCAAAAGGTACATTAAGCTTTATGTAATCCCCTACTTTAATAGGGCACATTTTCTCTTCTTAAGGTTCTTAAGAGTTTTAATTGTATCAATCTTAACGTCTTTTGGCTCAACTACAATAGGATGCAATTCTCCGCAAGTATTTAGCAATAATAATACGCTATACATTCCATCCCCGCAATAAACACATTCCATAACTTCGCCCATAAGATTCTTACCGGAATGATTTACCTTACAGGTAATGTAATCTTCTATATTTTCATTATTGCAAACTTTATAGAAGTTCGGTTTAATCTTTACAATCTGTCCCCTCTTTAACACATATCCTCAATTCTTCGCAGTAAATGGGTTATTCTTTCTGTTTTCGTATTGTTCGATTTGTTTTCTCGCTCTGGATTCAGCAATAGCTCTACCAATCTTACGATTAAATTTATCTCCCTTTCCTAGCAGAGAGAAACCAACAAACACCTTACCCTCTTTTTGAATAACAGCAATAGAATGCCCCATTCTTTGCCCGTCTTTATTTCGCGGATAATAATAATTAACAGACTCGTTCATTTTTTCTCCTTTTTGTAGCATTTTTTGATGTACTTTAGTTTACTGATAACATCTAAACTTAGGATATTTCTATAACTAGTTTGCTCTGCACTAAGCCCATCTAATTGCATTATTGTATACGTACCATTTGACATACGAATTATCATTCCCGTTCTCACCGTTTTCGGTGAAAATCTCGGACGAAATTTTACTATGTCACCAACTTTATACATTATTTCTTAGCAGCTCTCCAAGTATCTAATATATGTATCTTACCCAAACGCCAATAATCACATATCCACACCTTATATTTCTTATTTCCCATAGCATCAATTGTTTCATGTTGTATAAAGTAATCTAAGTGTGGTTTAGGAAGGAATATTGGTCCTTTTCCCCTTCTATACTTTATCTTTATTATTTTACCTTTTCCCTTAACTCCCGGTGTTTTATCAAACACTTTTGCCCAATCTTCAGTATATCCAACAGCAAAATCAACTACTTGTCCAACTTTATAGGCTCTTTTGAGATCTTTTTTCATTTCTTTTTAGCTGAGAAAATAGTCTTATTGTGTTTTGCTATGTTTTCTTTTGCCCACAACGGCTGTAAATTTTTGTAATTACAAGCTTGTAAAAACTGTTTTCTATTTGTTAAATCGAACTCACTTAACGGTAAAATATGATCGATATGCCATTTACCATAATTTTTCCAACTCATTTTTGGCTTAAATTTTGATTCCAAATATTTTTTAAGAAATTCAATGGAACAGCCTAAATCTCTAACAGACGATCCTTGTTTTACCTTACCAACAATAACTTTGTATAACCTGCTTCTTAATATTTCGGATAACTTAAAAGGAATATCATTAGCCCTTCTTTTTTTAAGTTTTTTATTACGTGTTTCTTTATATTCTTCTGCGTACTTTCTTGTCAGAAACAGAAAACACTTGATACACTTACTTCTTTTATTATACTTTCCTCTTTTCTCAAAGTAAAACTTTGTTATGGGTTTTATTTTGTTACACTCTGTACATTTTTTACTTAGCATACTATCTCTTCTTACTGCTAAAGATCTTTTTTCTATCCACTCCTGGCCGAAGAATACGATTATTAATCCTAAATCTAGACTCTTCCGTCCCCAAAATATACTGACAATCCATGTCTCGGCCCAGAATCATCCATATGTCGAAAAATCTATTTGCCTTCTTACTCAGGAATAATTCAGCCTTTGGACCCCATTTACGAACAGTATTATAAATATCTAATGCAATCTTACGTAAGTTCTTACCAGAGCATACAGTACCAGCTTCAGTTACAATTAACGGCGAACTACAATAAGGGCACGTTGACATAAGCTGAGATTGACTGAATCTTTGGCCTATAATCTGTTTGTACGGGGGTAACAATACTTTGAACCCTGTACTAGCAAATCGTTGTTTTCGTCGCTCTACGAGCCGTTTTAACGCTTTCCGGGCCTTAGGAATCGTCCTTTTACTTAAGTCTATGTTCCTATGTCGTTTTATCATCGTATTTCCTTAAGTAATTAGAGGCTTTATCTAAGAGTTTTGGGTCATCATTAAAAGATCCTAATCCCCAATTGCATTTATCGCATAAAATTTCTCTCACCTTTCCTGTTTTGTGGCAATGATCTACGTTAAACTGTTTTTTTCCACCCGTATATTCAGTTTCGCAAATAGCGCATTTATAGTTTTGTTTTCGAAGTAGGTCATTGTATTCTGCTAATGTTAAACCATATTTTTCTTTTAGGTGACAGTTTCTTTTTGTTTCCTTATAATATTTAGTATTACATCTTTTTACAGAAGCTTTTCCTTGTTCTGTTTGTCTATAAAATTTTCTATATATTCTTTCTCGCTCTTTATTTTCTGGTCTGCTGTGATATTCTTTCAGATATTCTTTTCTGTCTACCATTCTTTTTGCCCTCCTTTCTTAATGCTTTAAGTGTTTCTATGACAGAATAATTCCAATGATGTACTGATCCAGAGGTTCTTATTTGTCTATTTTTAGGACAATCCTCTGTAAATTCTCTAAGTGGATTAACATTTATGGTAAATACCTTACCACAAAGCCCACATTTAAAAGAACCTCTTCTCATTTAAATGAAATAGTAAAAACAGGAGTAAATCCTTTATTAACTCCCTCTTTAATTTCTGCAAATTCGTGTAAATCCATATCCATGGTTCCGGTAAACATAGCCCCAGGATGAAAATTACCTATCGATAAATCTTGTCCTTCTTCTGTTTCTAAAATACTAACTCCATTTTTTTGCCAATCAGCAAAATGAAATTTAACTCGTACCATTTTATTCTCCCTTCTTGCACATTTCTTCGAAAGTCATACAGATACACTGTTGATTTTTAGTATCATAACTTTTCATAAAACCATTACAAGAACTACCACAAGCTCTTATATTATCTGAGTTGCATCCGGCTATAAATAAGAAACTAATTAATAAATATTTCATATATTCCTTTACCAGTTAGGATGATTACCGTCTTTGTTCTTTAAAGCTGTATCAGACAAACTAATAACAACAACAGGTCTTTTACCTTCAAAAGGCGGACCAAAATCTTTCTCTGTCCAAACTCTACAAGCTTTTTCAAAACAGGGTTGATGAAATACCGCTACTTCTTCTCTCGGCGTATTAAAATCAGACAAATGCATATCTATTTCTTCGTTACATACTGGACATTTATGCATGTAAATATCACACATATTACCCCCACGAGCGGTGCTTTTCTTCCACCGACTCTAATCCATCATATTCTGATATGACCCATTCAATATCTGAGGGAATTTCTACAATTCTTAGATTGGCACAATTACCACTAGCAGCGCTACCTAATTTTTCAACAACCTTAATCAGAGTAGGATCATCTCTTTTTATATCTCTATCGCACCAATCTTTAGCTTCTTTGATCACATAATGTGGATAAAGCATCATACGTCTTTCGCCTTTATCTAAGCACATTGCTTCGAGTTTATCAAACTCTTCTTTGGTAATATTTGCTTTCCCATAAGAATCTTTAATATTCTCATCCTTAAATCGAGGATCATCTTGAAGACATAAATAAATTTTAGCTGTCGAATTGTCGAACCAGCATTTAACTTGCCATCCTTTCATTTTACAGTATTCTAACACACCAGCGTGGGACAAACCAAACCCTCCATAACAACTGTTAATAACAACCTTTCTGGTTTTCTTTTTAGTCATCTAATCCCCAATCAATAACGCTTCCATTTTTAATAATTGGTGTAAGTTCTGATTCTACCTCTAAAGTAACTTTAGCAGCCCTA